ATATAATAAAAAGAATAATATATATAAATATTAATATAATTGGCTATACGTTAGTATAGACAATTATACACGACAATTTTTAAGAACATTTTTTCACCGGATTTTTGCACTTTGATTCCAGATCATTGATCTTGGAGTGAAGTTATTTTAAATGAGTTCGGTATATTACCCAGGTTGAAAGCTGTAAAACGCCGATAAATAAAGGATTTCTTTTTCTTTTGCTGGTTGGTAATGGTATTGTGAAGTCTTGGAAAATGCCAGAAAATCTATAATTTTTTGAAAACTCGGTAAAACGCCGATAAATAAAGGATTATAAAGGATTTTAACCCAGATTATGTGGGATTTTATTATATATTTAAAATGCTGTAAATACGATGGTTGTCGTGTTGCTTCGAGGTGTTGTTCGAGGTTGGTTTTGAGGTGTGAGAGTGATAGTGACCTCGATAGCTAGGGCAAGACGGTAGAGCGTTGTATATTATGTAAACTATCCCCCGGTATCAATGGATCATCTGGAATCGTTGGAAAATACGATGGTTGTCGGAAAATTCTGAATGTTACTTTTTGAACAAAAGTAATATTCGGCAGCCTGGGGCAGAAAATCCCCCGGATTATTACTCAGTTTCGGAATCGGGGGAGGGTGACTGGCAGATAGAATCCCCGGCAGCATGGCGATGGAGGTGTTCGACAGAATTTTGAAAAATAGAGATTTACGGGAAAATGTTTCCCCTTTTCCTTTTCCCTTTTTCCTTCTTTCTTTTTCCTCTTATTATCACTCTTTTTCCTTTTTCAGTCCGTCAAGATCCTGAGATCATCAATTTTCTGGAGGGTGGCGGAAATCGTAGAAAATAAATTTCTGTATAAAAACATAAAAAACAAGGGCAAGAAAATACTCATAAAAAGTAGGGGCAAGATATCCGCACAAATTTATTTTCCTATTATATGTCTGCATATGCACACGTTATTATGTGGCAAGAAAACACCGGATTACAAGCGAAGCAGTCAAAATGATAAAAGACTGCATGAAATACGGATTTTAAAAAGAATAAAAAATCTGTTGACAAGTTAAACGAAATAATGTATACTAAAAATAGTTAAAGAAAGGACGTGCAAAAGCACGGTGTCGATTGGCACGGATTAAGAAAATGAAAAAATATCAGATGAGAGAAATGAGAGACTTTACAACTGCAAATTACCAGGGCTTTACATTAAAGCCGGGTTACTGGTACGGAAAAAACCTGAGAGGTCAGGCAATTGCAACATCTACATGGGTTTCATGTGGAAATGTTGCAATATATGTCAAAACTGAAAAGGGTTGGGAAATGCAGTGGCATGATCTCGAAGCGGAGTATTTGCCAGATGATTTTGTCGAAGCTTTGCAGATAGATTAATAAGGGCGTAAGCCCTTATTTTTTGTCAAAAAATAAATAAAAAAATATCAAAAATATCTTGACAGATACACAAAATAATGATAATATAAATTCAACAAAGAAAGAGACACAACTTATATGGAGGGCGTAAACATGAAAAAATTTGAGATTGGAAAAAGATACTATGAAAGTGGTGTCACATATGAGATCATAAAAAAGACTGCGAAAACAGTCACATATAAAGCAATTCAGCACGCCGGAAAAAGCAATGAGAGAGTGCTGGAACAGAAAACAGCAAAGCTGCAGACCTGGGGGCGAAAAGAGGTCTTTTGTGTACGTAGTCGCACAATAGAAGCAGCATAAGCACCAAAAAATCCAAAAAAGTGCTTGACAGTTAAAATAAATAAAGATATAATATAGACATACAAAAGAGAGACACAACTTAAAAGTAAGAAAGAGAGGATATAAAGCCATGACAAATAGTAGATTAAAAGCAATGTTTTCACTTAGATCAAAGATCACTGTTTACATTCCAGCAACAGTGAACATTAACGAAGTAATCGACAATAGCAAATATGTAGATGCAGCAGCTACATTATTATCTGATTGTTTCGGTGGTGCAACATCAACTGAAGCTCTGGGTTACTGGGTATCAGATACCGCCGGACTTGTAAAAGAAAATACTACAATGGTTTTCGCTTATGCCGGAGAGGATGACCTGAAGAAAAACCTGGATAAAGTCATTGACTTTTGTGAAAACTTAAAAAATGAGATGTCACAGGATGCAGTGGCACTTGAGTTAAATGGAGAAATGTTTTTCATTTAACGAAAGATAAACAAAATAAACAGTGGCGGTAATCATACAATATGAGCCGCCACATTCACAGGAGGGGGACAAAATGAGCGAATTAATTGAGAAAATGCTTCAGGAGTTTGACAGCGGGAACATGGATGCAGTTAATCAGATCTTAGATCAGCTTGATGAAATGGAGGGCTACAAGAAATGAATATGGAAACCAAAATTCATGCAACAGTTAGGATGTATCTTCAGGCATACGAACAGCGTTTTGATAATCCGGAATTACTGCAGAAGTGGGCGAAACGTGCAGATGCTCTATATGAGGAAATGCACAAAACGAAATATAATATGACATACGTTCGTGAACACTTGTTTTTCTGCATGGCGAACGCCGAAACAGACTATTACTTGATTGAAGATTTACGGCGTTATTTCAAAGTAATTTCCAGGTTATAAAAGCCCTGGATTTTTCAAAAGAAAAACGAAATAAAAAAAGATGAAAAACAGTATTGACAGATGAAAGAAATAATGGTAATATATAAACATAGACAGAGGACACAACTTAAACAAATACTGAACAGGATAAGTAATATAATACAGAATCCCTCTGAAGAGTCTTGGAAGATTAAGACGAAACCCCGTAAAGGGGTCAGGGAGCGCACCCAGCAACAAATTTTTCCCACGTTGCGAAATCTGGGAACGGAAAGGAGAAAAACAGCATGAAAGTTAAAATTGATGCACGTTCGCCGCCGAAATAGGCACGAATAGTAAAGAAGATTAAACGCCTGAGTAGTTACCGAAGATAACGAAAAGAAACAAGGAAAGAGGGTGAAAAGAATATGAAATGGTATGTAAACTTTTACAGAAATGGTGTAAAAATTTCCCATTGTTTTGAAGATGATGAAAAACAGGCAAAACACTTTGCTAGTTTAGTAAATGGGACAGCTTACAAAGAATAGCCGAAACGGGTAGAGATACCCGTCACGCCGGAAATGGTTTCCCGGTGTCTGATGATGGCAGACCGTTATCAGTGTCCAAACGATAAATAAATGTTCAAGCGAGAAATAAACAGTGTGAGAGAGGATGATGACATACGACAGTAAATATCAATGGATTAGGCAAGATTACAGCAAGTAAAAAGGTCTTGAATGAATTAGTGATAGCATTTGCAAATTCTGCCACATATTACATGAAAGGCGGAAAATATACACTTTCCGAAAAAGAAGATGACAGAAGCAACGCAATCTGGGAACAGCTCACAGAAGTTGGATATTACAATAAATAAACAGGAGGAAAAACATCATGTTAAAAAGAGTATTAGCAACAGTATTATCTGCAGTAATGGCAATTACACCAGCAACAGCAATTCAGGCAAAAGCACATAAGAGTCATTTATATCCTGCTGCCGGAATTGTAAGAGCAACATACAAGAAAAGCAGTGTTGTATCTGTAAAGCTCAAAAATGGCGTTATATTTGAGTTTTACGCCGAAGATGTGAAAGACTGGCGCAAAGGTGATTTATGCGCTATGATTATCGACAATAATGGCACAAAAGCCATTTACGATGACATGGTTATTGATGCGGTAAATATGGATCAGGAATAGAGGGAGGGAAAGAGCATGGCAAAAATTACAAAAGATCAGGTAAACAAGATAAATGCAAAGTGTAAAAATGGTTTTACGCTGAGTCTTTACGCTGCAGTAATACACGGCGAAAAGTGGCTTGAAAAAGATATTCAGCTTGATGATTCAGGTATATTATACCGGATCACATTAAGATTTAAAGAAAAATATGATAGATTTCGCACAATCGGAGTTTATCCGGTTCTTGATATCGAAAAATATGTTCCTTGCAAAACAGAAGATATGTACCAGGTTTTAGATGTGAGATCTGAAAAGCTGGGTGAAATTGTAAACCGACGCAGTATGAAAGTTTTACAGGATCTTACTGCAGATTATCCGGACGAAAAACTCATTTCATTAATTCGTGAGGTGATCGCCGCATGATGACGTTATTTCTTTTGTGTTTGACTCTATTAATCGCATTTTTGGAAAATGCAGACATCACCAGGAAAAAGAAGGAAAACGACAAAACAGCCGACGAGAGTATGAGATCATTTCGTGAAACTATGAATAAGCTGCATGAGATCCGCGAAAAAGACCACAGAAAGCTTTAAATGGCGTTTTAAGCAATAATAAAGATAAAAGCAATAAAATGTATAAGTAATGATATAAAACCCGTTAAAATCGAAAATACGGCGTTACAAGGATATTTAGGAGGGATTATCTATGAATAAAACAGTTATCAGGATTATGGCAGCATTGGCAATTGTTACAACATTGTTTTCTGGCATTCCGGTGCAAGCGGCAAATTACCAGAGAGCCGCAGCAGTAGAAAGGAAAATCAAGCGTGAATATAAGCATATCCGCATTTTAGAGGGCGATAATTCACCGGAGTTCTGGCGCAAGATTGAGAATAGAAAAGGGAACGCTTTTTACTACGTCGAAAAGGTCACGGGAACGGTCAAAAACGCCGGATCTGGGGACGGTGAAGCAACATGCGGCTATGTTAATTATAAGCGCGTAAAAGGCGCAAAAATAGGTAGTAAAGTTATGACCTGGTTTGTATATAGCCGGGATAACAACGATTTTGATGATATCATAGACAGGTATGATATCATTATTGAGAAGTAGAAAATAAAAACGAAATCCCGGAGCTGATGACTCTGGGATTTTTATTGATAAAATAAATTAAATAAAAATAAGAAATATATATTGACAGATAAACATAATAATGATAATATATAAATATAAAAGAAAGACACAACTTCAAAGAAAAATAGAAAGGGATGATTAAATCATGAAAGTAAAGGATTTAATTTCAAAAGTAGTAGACAATTACCAGAAAATCAAAATATCAGAAATTCATGGATCAGAGCTGACAGGGGAAGGATGGATAATCTATCCCCATTCTATGAATTATGAGAATATACCAGAACATATCTGGAATAAGGAAATACATGCAATTGCATTATATTATGATGGTTTATATATTACAGTACAGGATAAATGAAATGTGAATTTTAACAGGAGGTAAACTGGTATGAATAAGTTTGTAGAATTAAAGATTTGTAACTATATTAATAATACTTTAGAAGTAGAACGAGAAGTGAAATTTAAAATTACAGAAGAATGTTTGAATGATTATTTAACAGAAACAGAAGATAATAGAACAGTTAATGAATTTTTAGAAACATGTGATAGTGATGAATCAAGTGTAATTTATGAATATGCTAATGATGATGGAAGAATTTTATCAGAGGAAATTACATATTGTGATAAATTTATTGAAAAATATGAAGATTTTGTTAGAAGAATACAAATGTTTGACCCTGATATGACCGCAGAAGAAATAGCAACAAAAGAAGATTATTATTGGCAGTGCTGGTGTCTTTCAGATGGCTATTACGAAGAGATCAACAGCTTATATGTTGAAGCCGAAATGATTCCTGAAGAGGAATTAAAAGACGAAGTAAGTAGCATGATTTCTAAAATTTTGAAAGCATATGACAATAAACAGATTACAGAGAGCGAAAAAGATAAATTAATAAATATGCTGCAATAGGAGGGAAAAGGATGACAATTTCAGAAACAGCAAAACAGATTTACAATCTTTCACTTGCCGGATATATTAACGGCGAAAAATTCACACTTAAAAGATTTGAAGCATATGCGAGAAATATGCTCAAAACTGCAGACAGCTTTATATTTGAAATCTGCTTACCAGATGGGCGATGGATGGCGAAATTTAGCCGATTCGGAAAAAGATCTGATGAATATGATTACTATATTCCAGATACCAGGAAACAAGAAAAGAAATTAAAAAATGAGCTATTAGAAAGATCCTGAAATATGGATCTTTTTAATTATGCAAAGTTAATGTTGACAGGTAAAAGAAATAATGGTATAATATTTATATAGCAAAAGAACACAACTTCAAAGAAAAAATGGAAAGGGTTGATCTCATGATATTATATAAGAACGTAGATATTTGTGATTTAGAGTCAATTTGTAAAAATGGAATTTTAAGCATTGATGAATGCGGGAATAGTAATTGGGACGACGGGAAACGTGATTGTAATAGCACATCTGTTGTATATCTATTTTCACCAATTAAAAACCAAAATTCATTTCCTAACTACGGCGCAGCCTTATTGGAAGTGGATTGCACAGAAGCAATAAAACATGAAATGTCAGATATGGATATACATAAAGATGATTATATAGAGTATGTTACAAATAAAGTGCATCCTTCTCAAATTAAAAGAATCTTAATTCCGGAAGTATTCAAACCTTATATAAACATTCCAAAATCTACAACAGTTTGCTGGTGTGGAATTGAAACAGACTGTTGGACAGAAAGCGGACACGATAAAGCATCAAAGGAAATTTTAGAAAAGTTTGCTAGAACAGCGAAATTAATGACAAGTAATGCATTTAATTATTTTAGAGGTACTAATGATGATAATACCATGATTGATCTGGATAATATCAGATATATATTTGATTGACAATGTGATATTACTTGTATATACTCAATATAAAATATACGGGAGTGATGTTTGAGAATGATGTGTATGGTATTAGCTCCTATGATGTAATAAGCCCTTGAATAGAAATATTTGAGGGTTTTTATAATATGAGTTTTATATGTTAGATAAAATAAATAAAAAACATTAAACAAAAGTATTGACAGATAAAAGAAATAATGGTAATATATAAACATGAACATAGGACACAACTTAAAAAGTGGGAGGTACGACATGAATAACTATAAAGGGTTTTACAAAGTAAAAGAAAGCAACGGCGGCGTAGAAGTTGCAACATTTTTCAACCCGGAAACAAAAGAATCATTTTCCAAAATTGTCTGGGATATTGATAATGATAGACTCCTGGAAGATGACGAGATCCAGATTTTACGTTATCTCACAATTGATAACGATGCAATTATTGCATGGAAACATTTCAATAATGTTTTCGTCGTAGGTGATAATGTAGAGGTTATCAAGGGGCGAAAAGTTCCCAAAGGAACGATTTTAAAAGTGTTCTGGATCGGTGAAAGAGACACATATAAAACGAGAACACTTAAAAGTCAGGGTTGCAGATGGGCGAATGAAACAGAGACAGTCGCCGGATGCTACAATGAAAATGGCGAAAAGGTCTGGATCAAAACAGACTATTGTAAATATGTAGCTTAAAATAAATCCTTTTCGGTTGGTGGTTAAACCGAAAATATTTGATAATGAAAAAAGAAATAAATATTGACCAGAATCAATATTAATGATATTATAGGAGGACAAAATAATGAATAAAAACTGGTTAGAGCTTATCGAAAAGAAATACGACGAAATCATCAATGTAGGCGAAAAAGCTTACAAGGACGCACTTGAAAATCAGCATTTACGCTTTATCGTGGAAATGGACGAAAACGGCAATGTTTACAGTTGGTATGATGTTGCTGGTGGCAATTCATTTCATGCATCTACATATAATGGGGAATCAATAGAGCTTTTTGAGTTTTGTATGCAATACTGGGAGAATAACCCAGCGGACGAAACAGTTGAGGAAAAGTTAAGAGAGAAAGGATTGTATGATTTATACCTGAAAGAAAGAGAGCTTCAGGATGCTGAAGATTATGACACTGCAGAGCTTATTCTTTCAAATTCGTCAAACGAGCAGCTTCAGGAATGTCTTGAAGAGTGCCGGAAAGACGAGCTTGAATTTATGTCGGATGAATACGCTAGATCTGAAAGCATAGATAAATTAGATGCTTTAAAAGAGCGTTTAAGTTATTGTGAATAATCGAGAGGATAAAATTATGAAACCTTATATTATACCTGGTGACGATAGAGATTACACTGACACAATTAAGTTCCAGAAGAAAAAACAGAAGTGGATAGAAGAAGGCTTGAAAAAAGATACTATTGAAGAATTGACAGAGCTTTATCATAGCTTTGATGTGTGGGGAAATGATAAAGGAACTAATTATTTCAATACAGATATTGCCTATGATGTCAGTGAATTAGGATATGAACATTGTGTCAGATAGGAAAGGGTGCAAATTATGACAAAAGGGTTTAACAAAAAAGAATTTATGAGCTGGTTGAAGAGTGAATTTCCGGGGTCTGTTGACAATCACTGGAATTATGATCTTGTGGAAAATATTATTGATTATGCACTTGCACATGAAAGCATTTCTAAGGATCAGTTTTGTTATTTTGTTTCTGATATGCTTCCGGAAGTAGAGTTCTTGGAAGTCGCAAGGTTTTGTGAAAATGGTAAACTGACAAATCGCACGCTTGAAGCGTTGGGAAGGTGATTTAAAATGAAAAATATTAAATATCATCAAAACGGTGTAGGTTATGAATATGGTGCAGATCATACATTAACAGATAATTGGAATCCGGATGCGGACTATGGAAATGAATATGTTAGTGTGTATTTTCGCATTGATACGCCGTCATATGATTATAACTGTGGTTTTTCTTCAGATGATGACCGTCAGAAATGGCATGAGGAAGTCAGTGAGCTTATAAAATCTTTTGGAATCTTTGAAGGTATTGGCTATGATATTGAGAAGAGAAAAGACAAACAGGCACATTTATACGCACATCCACAGGATATAAGTGGCGTTATTTTAAAGAATGACGTGAAAAAAGTTGCAGAAGCGATTAGTAAAATGAAATTATCATCTATTCGCTGGGTGGATCTTTACGAAACAGTATATGTTATATCAGATGAAGAATACGAAAAGTATTTATCCGATAGAGATGAGAAAATCAAAAAAGCGTTGTTTGACAGTTGCCATACAACCAGGACAACAAAATATTATAGTGCTTTTGATGTATGCCGGGATCTTGCCGGAAGGTTCAGATTAAATCGTTTGGGCTTAAATGACGGGCGAAATTACGGCAGTGGTCAAACAATAGATCATATTATGAGAATCATTGATGAGATGGCAAATACGGGCTTGCTGGTGATTACAAAAGGTAAGGATGACTTGAAACTTGTTAGAAGCATTAACAAAACAGAACAGAAACGCCTAAAATTGGCATTGTAGAAATGGTGATTAAAAGAACAGAATCAGGTATTAACTATTAAGAGAGGTGTGAAATTATGAAATCAAAAAGAACAGATGTAGCCCACGTTAGAGAGTATTCAATTCCGGTAGATGGCAAGTATTACTATAATGTACAGGTGTGCCAGGCTCTAAACAGTGGTAACGACGTAACTTATGTTACATGTGGCAAATTATGCAAGACAAAAGAAGAGGTCAGAGACTTCCTTAAATCTGCAACGAAGTATTATACAGATATTATACATATTAACGCTTAAATAGTGCAAAAGATAAACAAAATAAACTTAATATAGAAATAAGCTGCGGTTGTGGATCAGTAATGGTCTATCAATCGTGGCTTTCTTAAGTGTGTGCATTTAAGGACATGGACACAGTAACCATGTAAAAACAATCTGTGGTCTAGCACTGACCGATATACAAAAAGAGTGTAAAACTTGTGGCTGGCAAGGTTAAATAATTAAGTGGCGGTTATCCGGTGTGGGATAAGGTCATTAGCTCTGGGCGGATATGGAGCTTACAAGCCTTATACTAATGATACGCTGAAACCATCCGAAAGGACATAGGTGTATGTATTATCCCCTTGTCTAGGGGGAAACTATGTCCAACTGAGCCAAACCGAAGAACATATTACACAAATCCAGAAGGTTGTCAACAGTTTAAAGTAATAATTGTTTGAAATAATGTAATAGTATAACTATAATTCTTCCGGATTTGATTTATATATGGTGTTGATTATTATATATAAGTATGTATTAATAGTAATGATGCAGCTATGATCTGGTAGGATTCATTTTTCCCCCAGAGGAAAAGATATATAAGATAAAAGAAATAATAAATAACTGTTGACATATGCGTATATATATCGTATAATAAGACCATAAAGAAAGACACAACTTAAAAGAAATAACATAATCTAACAGAAAGGTGGATGAAACAAAATGAAATCACCATACGATCAAAGGACTGACAAAACAAGAGACAGAATACGTGGAAATAGAAAGAGCTATTATCCGAATAAGCATTATCGGTCAGCAGAAGGTAATTTTTATTATTATATAAATACAAAAGGTTATTATCATGTGCTTAGACCGTGTAAAGTTTCATATGGTGGGGAATTTAGTCATTATGAAATAAATGACTATTTGTTACAAGTCGATAACACATTAAAACTTGCAAAAGATTATGGATGTTATAAGACAAGAGAAGAAGCAATTTCAGAATTAGAAAAGAATTTAGCAGAAGATAATTAAGGAGGATTTAATTATGTCAAGTAGAACAAATTACTATGATTTTAGAGATGCAAAGGTTTTAATTGCAATGGAACTGTCAAAAAGAGGTTGGGAAATCTTCGGATTCAAACCTGACGAATCAGATTCTATGACAGATTACTGGAGTCCTGCAGACTGGGACGGAATCGCAACGAAAAACGGTTATGTTGTTGTGATTGACTGTTCTGATTATATCGTTGGAAGTCGAAGCGGTAAAAAAGATTACCGTAGAAGTAGCAGCACAGAAGAGATCGAGCTTACTATTGAGATTCAGCAGAAGATTAAGAAGCTGAAAGAGATTAGACAGGATCGTGGTGCAAGTCCGGCAGAAGAAGCAACAGCCAAAGAGAAAATAGAAAAGCTGCTTGCCAAAGATAAAGAAAATAAAGATAACAACACATCTATAACAGTATATTATCCTACATTTCAGGCAAATCCGCCGCGTATGAGCTGGCACGTCGAAAAAGACGGTGTTATTATCACAAAAGGAAATGGTGTGGCGAAATTTTCAGATCTTAGATGGTTCGATAAAAAAGAAGCTGAAGAAGAACTGAAAAAACAAGACAAAGATTCTTGGAGATATGAGGATGCAGAAAAGAAACTGAAATTGTACAAACAATTTATGACCTTTATCAACAAGATTGATACTGCTGCCGGATCTATGCTGTCAAAAGATGGAAAAGGCTTTGTATATGAAAATGTTGTTAAAACAGAATACAAGACAGAAAATAAAGCTGTTGAATGTGCCGGAAGTATCAAAGAAGGTCAGTGCTTTATTTTAAAACATGGCTTTACTGGTGGCAGATGTAAAGGATATGTATACAGATTCCACGAATATGATGGCTTTAAGGGTAATAAATACTTTACCGCTTACAGATTAGATAAAAAGCTTAAGAAAGAGCTTACCGGAAGAACTAATTACGCAAACAGTTTTGGGTTCGTGGATAAAGATAGATTTATGAAGTGGATTAAGGATGGATCTATTGCATGGTGCGAAATCCAGGAAGTCAAAACACCGTACCAAGTAACAAAGTGTGTTAAAAAAACAATATAGATAAACTAAATAAAGCATATAACGATAGGAGGAAAGAGTAGGAGTTGTTCCCACTCACATATAAAAATGAAAAGAGAATCTGCAAGTAAATTATTCTATATCTGTTCTGCTGGTTGTGGGATTTTAGCATTTTTGTTTGTTTGGTTTTGTGCCGGATCTTCCGACTATTGGACATTAGTGGAACAAACAGAAGTTCCCGGAAACCTTGATACAAAATATGTAATTATGGCAGCTATCTTCACTTTAGCGTCAATTTCTTTTTATACGATAGGCAATAGAATCAAATACTATTTACCAGTCGTTAAATCACCTACACGAATCTATTATGACGATTCAATCTTAGAAGAAATAAATAACAACAGACGGTTTGAAATGCAGGTATGCGACTTTATAAACATGTTTCAGAAGGGCGTATATGGCGATTTAAGCGCACAGAATGAGAAAGCTAATAAAAAGTATAGGGAAGCCGGGAAAGGGCGTTTAATTGGTAAATATCATTCTACGCAAGGTATTGTTAAGATCATTACTAACACAGATCAGACAAAAATGGAAGTAACATTTTTAAACACTATTTACAAGGTAGCATAGGAGGTAAACATGAGAACAACTAAAAAGGAAAGAAAAGAAAATGCAAACAAGTTTTATAATAGCTTTATTGGTGGAAATTGTAAGAATGCGGCGATTGTTGTAAAAAGATTTGATAGCAGTACTAATCCTAATATCAACAAATGTCAGTTTTTGGCGGTTGCATCTCCATTGGCGTTCATGGAAAAACCATTAGTTATTGCAGAATCGGTCATTGGAATAACCGGATGTTTCATTGAATTGCTTGACAATATCAAGCCAGGAGTGCAGAAAATGTATTATGACGATGGTTTTAATGATTGGTTAGAAAAGACCTATAATTTCAGGATTACATACAAAGATGGTTTAGTCTTTATGTTAGAGAGGAAATAGGATCAATGTATTTGGGGAAATATAAGGGGCTGCCGATTTACTGGAAGAGTGCAAATGGGAAATGTATCATTGTATATGAGCAGTTCGCATTTACAAGAAAGTACAAATTGTACCTAAATGGAAACTATACAGACTCAAGCGATTCCATGAGTGGATTAGTAATAATCGCAAAACAAAGCTATTTTTACAGGAGGTAAAACAAATAATGGAAGAATATGCAGTACATAGAACGACTACGGGAAAGGTATTTGAGCTTACAGATTTAAAAGGAAACCCGCTTAAATACGATGACTACAAAGACAACTTCACTAGGAAGTATCTAAGAATGTTAGAGCCAGGGCAGACATTGAGATCCGCCACACTTGGGATTATGTTAAAACGAGTGCAGTAAACTTGTGCTTGGATCACTCACAAAAATATATTATAATAAGAATACGGAGGTATTTACTATGAAAAAGTCAACTATTCCTTATAGCTTAATGCAGCTCAAAAAAATGTATGAAAAGTCACATGTATTAGATTTTGATTGCCCTATTCAGAGACGCTATGGAATGTGGGATGATTGGAGAAAAAGTCTGCTGCCACATTCTATGTTGGTTGGGTTTGTTATTCCACCATTTTATATGATTAAAGAGAATAAGGGTTCAAAAGATTCCAGGAACAGACCTGTATCTAATTATTCTTGTATTGACGGTCAGCATAGATTGAGAACAATGTTTGATTTTATGAATGATGAATTTGCATTACATGAACAGACTCCGGACGTTGACATAGACGGTGATATCTACCAGATTGCCGGATTAAAATATTCTGAACTCCCAGAAGAACTGCAGGCGGCTATCAGTTCATATAATTTCACAATTTATAATCTGGAAGAATGTACAGATGAAGAAATTGAAGAAATGTTTTACCGACTTAATAACGGATCTGGATTAAGCAAAACGCAGATTGCAAATGTTAAGTTAGGTATGAAGCTGGCTAAATTTGTAAAAGAGATGGTTAATAGAAAGTTCTTTACAGAGGTTTGTCATTTCACTGGCGCACAGTATCGAAGAGCAGCAGACGAAAAGACGTTTATACAGTCAATGATGCTGCTGGACGTAAAAGATGGCGATTATGAACTCACATCTATTTCAGAAGGTTGTGTTATAAGCTATGCAGAATCTTTACATGATAACTATTCAGATGCAAAATGTGAGAGATTAGAGAAGATCATGGACTATCTGGAAGAAGGATTTGACGGTAAAGAGAAGTTTATGAAGGTAATTAATATCCCGATGTTTATTTATATGGCTGATGAGGCTATTAATTCCGGAATTACTCCAAGCGAATATTATAGCTGGTTTGAACAGTTCGCCGGAAAGTACAGCCCGGATTGCAAATATGCAGAGAATTGTGGTACTGGATCAATCAAGAAAGACAAGGTAAACGGCAGAATTGCAGTGTTAAAAGAAGATTTTGAACAGTATTTTGCCGAAGAATTGAAACTTACAAATAATGAAGAGGAATAGAATAGTTTAGATATGTGGCGTATCGTTTTGATGGTGCGCCACTGAATTATAGGTGAGGCAAAAATATGACAAGTGATATGGTATTAAATAATTTAAGACAACTTATCGGAAATGAATTTGACGAAGATGACGTCATCTGTGCATTTGAAGATTACGAAGTCGATGGAGAAAGTTCTGTATATGTTGGAGACAGCGACAATATCGGCTACGATAAAATTGCATATATAGAAGGAGATAGCGTTCAATTTTTATTTGAACTAAATTCAGAAAATATCATTGAAGATGTATGGATGGAGTAGGAATGGATGAATATATTCGCTATAATGGTAGTCGTATCAAAAACATAAAAGGGCAGCACTTTGGACATTTAATTCCGCAGAAAATTGTAGGAGTTAAAAATAAATATGCCATATGGGAATGTTTGTGTGATTTATGTGGTGGTACAAGACAGGTTTCCGTAAAGCTATTAAAGGGTGGCAGCGCAACAATGTGCGAAAAATGTATCAAAGAAAAAAGAAGAGAATTATTGAATAAAAATTGTTATAATGCAGATGCAATTGCGTTTAAAGACCTTACTAGGAAACAGTTTGGATTTTGGACAGTTTTGAAAAAGGGCGAATATAAGAATAACACACAGATGTGGGTATGTAAATGCAAGTGCGGAACAATCAAAGAAGTTTCACCATACCATCTTATATACGGTAAAAGTATAAGTTGTGGATATTCTACATCTTATAATCTAATCGGAAAACGTATAGGTATACTAAAAGTAATTGGCATTACAAAAGAAAATGGATTATCTTGTGTATGCCAATGTGATTGTGGTAACACGATTACATGTACCGCATCTGATCTTGAGTGGAAACGCTCATGCGGATGTGCTGATGAAATAGAAAAAGAAAAACACACTAAAGCATCTATTGTTTTAAATGGTCAAAAGATAAGAAAAGACAATACATCTGGTGTAAATGGAGTACATAGGGCTAACGGAAAGTGGGGAGCTGCAATTACATTCCAGAAGCAGTCCTACTGGCTTGGTACTTATGACACTATAGAAGATGCTGCAAGTGCCAGGAAAGAGGCAGAACGGCATTTATATAGTGACTTTTTGGAATGGTATATGACTTCATATAGAAAGAAAAGCAAATAAAAGAATAGTTTTATGGAGCGAAAATATGAATGAATGGATTGTTGCAAGAATAAATTCTTTGAAAGAAGATTTATCTAAGAAACAGGAATACTTCAAAATAAATATACAAAACATGGATTCTCCCACATATGAGGATAATACAATTAATGATTTGCTGGCAATGAAAAAGCTGAAAACGGAAATTGAGCAGCTTGAATTGTTATTGCAACTGAATGGAATTTTTGCACAAGATAATGCTATGGAAAATTTATTGAGAGAAGTCGGAAATTTGCAAAGCAACTTTCAAAAATTATGTAGAAGTAATAAAGTAAGTAAAAAGGCAATATGTAATTTAGTAATTCCATTTAGAGACAAATACAATCTTACTGATTTACAGGCATTACAAATAGCAAGAAATGAGTTATCCGTAGCGGAAATTGCGGATTTATTATTGTAAAATGACGGTTTTAAAGAGGTGACATAATGGAAATAATCATTGTTACAGGTCAACGAAATGGGAATTTATATCTTGCAGGAAATTATGAACATGTAAAGTATTTTCCAGAACAGAGCACATTACATCCTTATAAACTATCTGAAAAAATTTTGAAATTATGTGATACGTATTTTAAAGCAAATGAAGATTTGATTATAACCACATACTCTGAAATTGTATTAGATTCTGTCAGGTTATGGGGAGCAAGAACTGGACATTGTGATATTTTGAAATGTATTAGCTGCATGGATAATGGAGAAATCCGCACATCTGGATTTAATGAATACGGAGAGATGGATGTTTGGGAGAACGGAATATTTGACATTAAAAAAGTTATCCTAAAAGAATTGCTTGATATTAAAAGAGGAAAAATGAATAGTTAAAAAATTGCTTTCAATGTGAAGAATGGAGATGGCAATATGACATTAAGGGAATTAAAATTTCTTAAAAATGTAAATAAGATCGCTGAATTGATAAATGCGAAAGATTTGTTAAATACCAAAGATAGGACATTACTTTATGGCTATACTTGTACAAGAGAAACATTTCATGTATATTTAAAAAATGATGAAATTCATACAGTCATGTATGGTAACGATTATAGCGGAGATTATACAAAACCAAAAAATATGAGAGAGTTGGTGATAAAATCGAATTATGATTATGTGCCAGATAAAAGACTATATCCTGAAACTTGCGATTATGAATTTTGTAAATTATTGAAGGAAAGAGGTATTAGTTTGCCATTTACAGGATTTAATGAAAAAAGAACTCTTCGGGATTATTATGGGTTTACTTTAGAAGATATGTGATGAAAGATTGTTTTTATAAGAAGAATAAGATCATATGATTATAGATCGAAGTTTCAGAAAAATAGAAAATGGAGAAGGGAGTATGTAGAGGTATACCATGAATAATTTAAAGAATGTATCTATGGAAGAATTATTTGAAGTTCTGGCATGTGGCAAAGAACCACTAAAAGGTATCACTTTGCTGGAATATATGGAAGAATGGAACAGAAGAGTTGAAAAAGATGGTGGTTATGAAGTTATCGTTGAATAAGAATAGTTAAAACGAGAATTTTATAGAATGTAGAAAAAATGGAGAATGAATATGGCTTATTATAATAGCATTCATATTAATGGACTTACAAATCAGGAAAATCAGGCATATAGAGCAATAGAAGCTTGGAGCAGTAGGCTAAATAGATATCAATATAATCTGCAATCAAGAGGCGGGAAAAGAAAACTAAAATCATTCAGTCCATCTTCTACAAGCTTAGAATTGCTTGAAGAAAGGCAGAAAATGTTGGAACATAAAATTACAGCAGAAGAATTGATGTCACTATTACATAGACCAGACATTCGCACGCAGCTTAATATATGTATGGAAGCTGGATTCTGAAGTTATAAGATAAAAGTTATGCAAAATAAAAGTAATAAAAATATTGATATTTCATATACAATGCTGTATAATAAAGTAGAAAATAAAATGGAGATATAAATAATGGATTTAAAAGTTGGACGTAATATATTGGATATAAATGAAAAGGATATAATCTTGGATAACGGTGCTTGTTATCAGATCATTACAAAAGAAGTAGGAAAACTGTTTGAAACGTATTCCCCAATAATGAGCAAGAAGCTTTTTGATAGACTGAATAGATGTGGGGCAGTTTATACTAATGAAATGCTCAAGAAAAAAGCTTTTGAAAGGTATCATACTAACAGTTGCACATTTTGGGGTTTTAATATTGAAAAGCTGGAAGAGTTTTTGAAATAATGTATTTGGTGGTGGTTTATACAAGGCTACCACCAGAAAAGCAAAATAAGATAAAAGAAATAATGAAAATGTGTTGACAAGACACAACTTATAATATATAATAAGAGTATAGAAAACGAAGGGAGATTTAAAAATGAGTATATATCAGTTGGCAAATAACAATTCATTTTTAGGATTTACAGATAACAGAACAGCTTTACAGGCTGGCAAGATTGAAAAATGTCTGTCTAAAGCATTCAGATATAATGGTGTTGTAATGGAACGCCGGGATAAAATGCTTCAGGATTTAAGAAATGGTAAAGAACCGAAGATTGCAGAAGAAACTGTAAATGGGAAGACAAAGAAATCCTATAGAGTATATTCCACAATCAAAGACGGTGAGTTTGCCGGAACAAGAGTTTTCAGTGAGATTACCAAAACAGAATATGATTTCTGTATGTATCTCATTAAAAATGATCTTGTTTCAGAAGAACGTGTAAATGCTTATATCGAAGAAGAGAAACAGAGAAAAGAAGAAAAAGAAGTTGCAGAACGACAGGCAGAAGAAGCAGCCAGAGAAGAAGAGGAAAAACAGGCTGCAGAACTTGCAGAATTTGAAACCTGGGCGAAATCTATGGCAGAAATGTATTCCGGAACTTCTAATGCAAGCACTATGGAAAAGATTTTTATTGATAAATTAGGTGAATTTAAGAACCCTGTTGGGGCGTTTAAACTCCTGGTATATATTGATAATATCGACAGTCATCCATTGTGTAGAGAGAAATTAAAAGAACGTTTGTATACAGGCAATAAAGCAAGCAGAAAGACATTTGAGTGTGTCACTGGATTAAAGCTGCCTAAGAATAACAGAGACACCGTAGAATTTATAGATAATCTGCATAAATCCGATTACTGCAACAAGGTTGATTATAAAGTAAAAGATAAAACAGAAGTTAAATCAAATAATGAAAGCGAACTGAAAGAGTTTTATATTCTGGAAGTAGATAAGGAACATAAGCGAAAAGAATATAAAAAGGTTTTTGGAGAAAAGATTGTTAAAAAAGGATTTGCTTGTTTTATCCACGAACTAAAAGACAAAACCTTTGCAATTTCTTCTATTGAATGTGGTGTGAGATTAGCAACCGGAAAGACAAAAGCTGAAGCAGTTAAAAATCTTAAGCGGGAAATCAGTAGATTTGGTGATGTAGAATTAAGACAAAAGCTGCAGGAGATTGTTAATTTATATGGGGCAAGCCCGTTATACAATTTACAATAGTAAAAATAAATAAAGGTAAGGAGATATTAAGATGAGTTTAGCTGGCAAATTTGGGAATTTTGAAATCAAGAAAACAGACAGAATCAGTAAAGAGGATCAGGAATGGTTATTGCACAGAGAAGAATTGTATAAACGCACACTTGCTATACACAAAAGTGTATATGATATTTACAAATCAGTTGATGGCACATATACAAAAGAAGATAAAAATGATTTTTCTAGTTTCATTGTGGGAGATTTTAACGTTCCAAAAGAAGTCAGCAAAATTCAAAATTCTTATATTAGTGGTATTTTCTCTTACTTCCAAAGAAAATATAATGTAAAGCTGGAAAATAAATTTGAAGAATACGATTATTCACGTGAATTATATCGTTATTCAAAAACAGATCCAGTAAAAGATCTTGTGATTGATGAAATTGATTATCATACTGTGCTTGACAAAATCTTCGATCAGCTTGGAGGATTGAGCTTTAAAGAAAAAGCTATAAAAGAAATAAAAGATAAGCTAAAAGAAGAATGTTATAACAGTTATCGCAATAACTGGAGTATTAAGATAAGTGGGAAAAAGCTCATTTATACTGGCGGTTATTGCAGTCAGTCATATAGCAATTATCATTTTAATAGTACAAATTGGATGTATGCAATGTTGGAGGCGTTCTCATACAACGTATACAAAGAAAAATGCCGTATTATTTCGTTAGATAGATTGTATGATAGCTATTATATAAAATTAGAAGAAGAAGATTTTAAAAATGGATTTTCAGCACCAGGAGTCGGAGTGGAACATATCAAATTTTACAAGAATGGAAGAGTTGATATTACATTCCAGAGTGGCGAATTTTGTCGAGATTTCGCAAGAGAATGGTGCGGTTACACATTAGTTTAGGAGGTTAGCAGATATGAAATATAATTATTCAAATGAGGTTATCCCGCAAGATCAGCGGAGTGACATAAACACAAAAATCGAATATATTGTAAATAATGATCTGCCGGAATCCGAAACAGGAATCTCCAAAGAAGATATTTTTAACGCTTATACAGGTGTTGGAGGACTGCATGGACTGCAGTTCTCTAATTACTCAAATTATTATGACTATCAGAAAGCGAAAGCTGAAATTGAACAGGGGCAATTTTTTACACCGTATAAATTAGTAGAGTGGATTTATAATTGCCTACATATTTCAAATAATGATTTAGTTGCAGATTTAACTTGTGGTCACGGGGCTTTTGCAAGCTGCTGCCCGGTAGAATCAAACTTTTACGGCTGTGAATTGGACGGAAAATCTTACAGAGTAGCGAAATATCTCTATCCGGATGCAAAACTGGAAAATACAGACATCCGTTTTTATGAACCGAAAGTTACATTTGATTATGTGGTTGGAAATCCGCCTTATAATTTAAGATGGTCAAAAGATAATAACAACTATTTAAGTGAGTATTATTATTGCTTAAAAGCTGCAGAACTACTGAAGCCAGCCGGAATTATGGCGATTATCGTACCTTTATCGTTTTGTGCTGATGAATTTTCTGATGGCGGTATGATTGCCGGACTGAATGAGCACTTCAATTTTATCTGTCAGATTGAACTTGATAAGAATACATTTAAACATTTGGGCGTAGAGAACTATAAGACGAAAGTTCTTTTTGTTCAAAAGAAATCGAAATATCTGGAAAACGTTGAATATAACAAAGATCTGTTATCCGGTGTTTCTTCTGGTGAGATTTGGGAAAAGTATTTAAAACCTGTTACAGAGAAACGAGAGAGTATCAAACAGAAAGTATTTCTTGAAATTGTAAGAGGTGGGGAAGAAGATGCTAAATGGCAGTATAAAATTGAAAAGTTACTTTATGATATTAAAAGAAATCCACTTGTTTCAGATTATTACGCAGAATGTTGCGAATATGTAAGCCAGTATCGTACACAGAAAAAGCCGGATCATATCAAGTGGGACGAATGGGAACAATTAAAAATTAAGAAGCCGGATGTCGTGAAATACTTAAAATCTGCCTTAAGAAAGCAGAACCCAGTCAGAAGCAAAGAAAATAGGATAATTAAGAACAATTATTCTTTTGAATTGAATGGGGAAATCTTGGATATTAACCAGGCGGTATTATCGGATGATGTGTTAACAAGACCGTTTAGCACTAAGTCGGTAAAACGTCTGGTTAGCAAAAAAAGACAAGAATATAGTATGCAGAATACAGCTTTTACAGACATGCATCCAGACAAAGAAATTGAAAAATGGTTGAATGGTTTTGAATTATCAGACGATGAAGAAACCATACATTTGAATAACGCGCAAAAAAGAGATCTTAACCTGTTTTTGCAAAAGAGATATAACTTTATCCAGTGGGAACAGGGATCAGGAAAAACACTTGCGGGTATTGCAATCGGGAAATATAGGCTTGAGAAGAAACAGGTGAAAAATGTATTTGTCGTTAGTACAGCAATCGCAATTAAGAACAATTGGAATGATGTACTGACACAATACGGCATTGATTTTTGTATGATTGAGAGCTTGGCAGATATTTATAATATTAAACCAGGGCAATTTGTAATTATTACATTAAATATGATGTGTAAATACCATAAGTTTATAAAGCGATTTGTAAAATCTATCTGTCAGAAAGCCGTTCTGATTTTTGATGAGTCCGACAATATCAGTAATATGTACAGCAAACGCACAAAAGCCGTTTTAAATTCTTTTCGCCGCTTAAAATACAAGACACTTATGACTGGTACAAGTACAAGAAATAACATTGCAGAAATCTTTCCGCAACTTGAATTACTGTATAACAATTCTATCAATATGTTAAGTGAATGTCCGGAAATTCAGGAAAGAAATAAAGAAAATAAAAATGAATTGGAATGGACAGAAAATGAATACTATATGAAACCATATCCGGCATATAGAAAAGGACACCAGCTTTTTACAGCAAGTCATATCCCAGATAAAATCACTGTATTTGGCGTTAGTCAGTTTACACAAGACATATTTAATTCGGATTATCTGAAGCAAATGATTAATAAAACTATTATTACAAGAACATTTGAAGAGATTACCGGAAAGAAATTGTATGAAATTAAACAGGTAGCTTGTAAAATGGGAGAAGAAGAGAAAAGACTTTATTCTATTGCGCTTGATGAATTTTACAAGATGGAATATCTTTTTCATAAAACGGGAAATAGCCGAAAAGACGCAATGTTAAAAATTTTAAATCAGTTGCTTACACTTTTGAAAATTTGTGGCGCACCACAAACATTAAGAGAATACGATCAGTCAATTATGCCGGAAAAATTCAAATCAGTTCTTTCTCTTTTGGTAGACTTCCAGGGAGAAAGGGTTGCTATTGGTGTTAGACATATTGAGGTTGTGAGAGCTTATGAAGCAGCAATCAGAAAAGCATTTCCAGATAGACCAGTATTTGTCATTACTGGAAACGAAACTACTTTGAAACAAAGAAAGAAAATTGTGCAAGATCTTAAGAAAACGAAAAACGGTATTCTGATTAGTACACAGCAGAGCCTTTCTGCAAGCATGAATATTGATTTTGTAGACAAGTGTATTATTCCAGAGCTACATTGGAATAATTCAAGCATGAGTCAGTATTATTTTCGATTTATCCGTTATACTTCTACAAGATTTAAACAGGTATATTTTGTTACATATGAAAACAGCATTGAGAGTAATTTGTTGAAAATGGTTCTTGTAAAAGATAAGCTGAATAGATTTATGAAGAATCAGGATGTTTCTGATGATGAAATATATGATATTTTTGGAATTGAAAGTGATATGCTACAAAATCTGATGTATAAAGAAAAGACAGATGACGGATATGTTATTCGTTGGGGAGATCAGAAAGTATCATAGATTGGAGATATTATGAAGAAAAAGAAGCCGGAGGGCTATTATAAAGGGTTACGTAGAAAAGAAAATCTGACTATTGAAGAAGTATACAATGCTGTAAAAGATGTGTTATTCGAGCCAGAAGATAAGAAAGCTATGGTTGTAATTAATGGCGACAAAATAAAAGGGAACAGTCAGAGATTCCAGACATTTTTTACAAAAGGCTTAAAGTGTGCATGTTGTGGCATTGAGGGAAAATATTTCGGAAAAGAAAAGGACTTTAACGCTGCAAGATATCATCTGAATTTGTATGCCTTAGATGAATCAGGAAATGAAGTTTTAATGACAAAAGATCACATTGTCCCACGTTCAAAAGGTGGGGCAAGTGAACTGTATAATTATCAGACAATGTGTGTAAAATGCAATATAGCAAAAGGGAATAACTAATGGAATATGATAAAGAAAATCAATGGTGGATAGAATATATTAAATTGTCAAGCGGGCAAACTGCAGTTATTATGTTTTCAAAATATCCGAGAGGAAAAACGCTCTACTACTTTGTTACATTCGGAATTGCTGATAAAAAGAAGATGTTACGGAACTGGCTATTGGAAACAGGTAGCGGAGATTTATGTACAAAATGCACTGGAAAATGTGGAGCAGAAGGATTAATCTGGGCGTATCATAAGTTAGAAGAATTTATACAAGATAGGAAATTGTTTAATAAAAGCGATAAAGTTTTAAAATATAAAGTTGCGGTTTGTGGAGCTGATGCAAGACGACACAGAGTTTACCGCCATTTTTTGAAGCGCATTGGATTTAATGAAGAGTATGACCAGGAATTAGGTTGGATCATTGTGAAAAACTTATAAGATAAAACAAATAAATGTTGTAATATATAACAATGCGTGATATACTTTATACAAAGACACAACATAGAATGGAGAGTGAACGTAAATGGGAACACCAGCATATACACCTATATACTCTAAGCGGTTAGCAGGGTATCTTCTTCTAAAAGGATTTATGCTTGAAGATTATCAGAAAAGTCATAAGGACTCAGAAAGAACAATATTCTTCTTCTATGAGTCTGAAGAATTGTTGAGAGCCATGTCAGAATATAACAGATTAAAAAATTACAAAGGAGGCATAGTAAACATATGAGTAAAGTAATCAATCAAAAATATATGTCGTTTGAAGAGGTTGTTATTGAAAGTGAAAATGAAGAGGACTATAAGGAGTCTCTTGATACAATGCGAAAAGCCGGTTTTACAAGAGTAAAAATATACGATAATGAAAGCATGACTATGATCCCGGCAAAGAAAATTCTTAAAAATGGACATATTGTACAGAGATACAAGAGATTTGGCGGATATGAGATTATAGAAAGCAAATTACGTGCAGAATTACCAAAGGGTGTTAAGCCAGCAGATAGAAAGGAAGAAAATAAATAATGAAGGTAATATTACTCCTGTTGATTATTATTGCTGTTTTGCTGGTTGTTATGGACATAGCAGTGATATATGCAGCACGTGAAGTGGAGAAAAAAGAAAGAGAATTATTTGAAAATCGAAGGAGCAGAAGTAATGAAAGGGGTTATCTTAAAAACAGATGACGGAATAAAGTTATTTGGATGTTTACAGTGTAGCAACGGATCTTGGTACAATGCAGAAGGGTGTTTTAAGTATTGTAACGATAATAAAAGCGAAAGAAGAAATATGTTACAGGCTTCAAAATTGTCCGCTAGTGCTACGTATTTGGCATTAAGTCCAAAAGCTACAAAAGACTGGTATAAACATAGAGAGAATTTCATTGAAATTGAAATCCCATATAAAAATGAATAGAAGATAAACAAAATAATGATTGACATATAACAAAAAGTATGATAATATATAAAATGTGAGGTGAAACAAATGGCAACAGGAACAAATTTAGGAAGGATTAAGAATAAAAAAATCCAAAAGAACAATACTTCTGGATGCACAGGTGTTTCGTTCCACACTTGCAAAGGTCAATGGTATGCGAGAATAGCTTTTAAGGGGAAAAATTATAATCTTGGCTATTTTGATAATATTCAGGATGCGATTAATGCCAGAAAGCGAGCAGAACAAATGACTTTTGATGAATTTATTGAGCGACATACCAAAAAGAAGATAATAGAAATATAAGGAGGAAGAAATAATGATTACACAGAAATGCCAGATGGAACTTAGGGAGATGGTTTGTGATTTTGGAAAAGGCGATATACACGTTGGTATGAATCCTAGACCTGATGATCCAAATAAAGTTTCAATTGAATTTGCAAATGGAAAACCGCTTGGAATCGGAACACGTGTGTATGGTGAAAATTCACAAACACCATTAATCATGAATTTCGATAATGTCGAAAGCCTGGAAGCTATAAAAGAGATTGCTGAAGCTGCAATTACTACTCTTAAGGTGAAGAAAGAGTACATGACTGAGCCAAAAGAGCCAGAGTTTATAGTTAAAACTGACAGTATACTTGTAACAGAAGCATTCAGGAGATCAAATCCGTCACCACTTAAAGTAATGGAAGATACAGAAAAATATCTGGAAAACGGTGATATTAAAGAGATCGTTGTTTCTGAAAACCTTATTTTAAAAGATGGGTACATAGGGCTGCTGATTGCAAGAAAATACAATAAAAGCACTGTAAAAGTATCTGCACCGGATGGAATTATAATCCTTGTTGGGAACAAAGCAATTAATTTTAAATCAGATAAAATCGCTCTTTTATATGGAGATACGTATGGAAATCAGAAACAACTGGCAATTATTAATTCAGGAAATAGATACATGATCCCGGCAGAAACACCGGAAAAAGCAGTAGAAATGCTTGAAAAGATAAATAAAGTGTTTACTCCAGATTATGCAATCGTTGGAAGAGGTAGAGGAAGTTCCATGCTTGCAGATTTAATGGAAAAGCGTGGAATGACATTTAAACATATGTAAGATAGCAAAAATAAAAGATATACACAATAAGGCTTATTATATTTAAAGGATGTTGATTGTTGTTTGATAAACAAGAGAGAGTTCGTTGATATGGTAAGCGATCATACTGGACGTACAAAGAAAGACGTAGAAGAATGGACAACCTTAATTTTTGAGGAAGTCAAAAGAGCTGTAAAATTATACGGTGGATTAAAAATTGTGAATTTTGGCACATTTGATACAAGAGACAGAAAAGGTAGGATGGGGAAAAATCCAAATACACAAGAAGATCTCTATATAAAAGGCAGAAAAGTCTTACACTTTACGCCTGGTAAAGAAATAAGAGAAATAGTTAATTATTAGGAGGTTTTGGCAGTGTTTAAAGTAGGTGATATGGTATATGTTGCTTTTGCTGTTGGTTGGAAATTTGAAACACATTTAACAACGGTAAAAGATGTTGTTGAAAAAGACGGAGAAGTGGAATATATCGTTGAATGCTATTGTGATGCTGCCAGATTTTCTAATGATATGTTTGAGCATTACAACGACAGCCGGAAAGAAAATGAAATCTTTGAAGCAACCAAAGAAGGAAAAGCCAAATGTGATAAATACGTTTCAGATTATTATTATGATGGACTTTGCAGAGGTTGCGAGTATGAAGATTTTGGTTCTGTATTCCGCTGCACTGATTGTAGCCATTGTAAGGATATGGGACGTAAGAACCCAACAAATCCAAGACCTATGAAATGTGTTTTAAACAAAATTGTAGTAGGCGACCTTTACGGAAAATCTCATGCACATGAGATATGTAAGTATTTTGATCCAGTGCTTCCACAGATAAAAAGAGAGTTTCAGAGTTGGGAAAAATACAATGAAGTTCTTAAAAACTGTGAGTTCAATAACGAATGTCCAATGCACAAAAACAGTGTATGGAAAACTTGCACATATGAATACTATATGGATTCTAAGCTTGTTGGATTTCCGATTAAGTTTATGCTGGATGGAAGAGAAGTTACAAGTGTAAAAATCCCACGTAGAAGATGGGTAAATCAGGATTTCTTGAATGGAGACATTCTGGAATGTACAACTGTGAATTTTGCATATGAGAAAGGCAGAAATGGATTACCGAAAAAAGAATGCTTGCCAATATATCAATCATTTGAGGGACTGGCAAAAATAGATATTAAGAAAGGTATTTTAATTGATGGACAGCCTATCAAGACATTATGAAGAAATTGTAAATCGTATAAAAAGTAAAACGCCGGATTTTGACGAGTATAAGTTTCACATTCTGGTGGTTGACGAAAATAATTTCGATGGGATGCCAGTACAGAGTTGCACAATATCAAAAGATAGAAAATGGATTTGCATTCCAAGAGAGTACGAAGATCAGCTTGGTGTAGGGTATATTCCGATATGCTATGAAGTAGTGGAAGAATTTGAGACATTCCTTGGAAATGGTAGTATAAGTTGGAGATGTAGAGTCTTTATTTTAAATAGAAGATATTAAACAAATATGGGGCTGTAATGGTATCGACGGGGTACAGAACGGACATAATTCGCAGGAGTGGTTGCCTAACAACCAACATTAAAATAAACGCTAAAGAAACAAGACTGGCGGCGTAAGCTGCACTCTATATAGATGATTGTGGGATATAATCTATATAGAGCCGAAATTCCCACAGAAGTTTCCTGTTTTTCTTAAAAATAGGTGGTGGACGAGAAACCAGTATATACCTGGGAAAACGGTTAGCTGTCTCATTTTCGCTAGGATGACGTTTAAAAATAAATATCCGAATGAAAGAGTATTGCGTAAAAAGATTGTGTGGTTAGTATGTATTTCGGACACGGGTTCAACTCCCGTCAGCTCCATTCCATTTAAAAAAGGAAAATAAAATATATTAATAATATGATGGAGGACAAAATGTTAAATACGAAAATTGGTAAGGAAAAGGATTATGAAGATTGGTACAACAAAAATATAGATCCATATTCTCACAGATGTTTTACATATGCAGAGGGTTGGGCTGAAAAAATGGAAAGAGAAATTGAAAATAATCCAGATGTTCCGGTGATTGATGTTATTTCTGAATGCGCGAAAAGGACTGCAGATGAAGAAGATACGGATGGAATTACAGGATTTATGTATGGATGTGCATGTTCTATTTTGAAACAGTGCTGGAAGTATGGAGACGACTTTTCAATTTGGAAAGAAAAAGAAAGGAATAAATAATGAAACCTTATGACGTAGGCTTAGTTTGTGGGCGATTTCAGACTTATCATATAGGTCATGAATCGCTCATAAATATGGGGACACAACTTTGTGATAGAATATTGATCCTAATTGGATCGGCGCAAGAATGCGGAACAGAAAGAAATCCGCTTAATATTAACACAAGGACGAAAATGCTAAAAGAAATCTATGGCGATTTGTCCAATATTATGATTTATGGTTTGGCAGATATGACAGATGAAAATGATATTCGTCCGGAGTGGGGAAAATATCTTCTGGGAAATGTAGACAGATATATTTATAAAGTCCCAGAATTAATGATTACAGGGGACGACGAAGAGCGAAACCACTGGTTCGCAAGAGAAGATGTGGTTGATATGTCGCAGCTTATTGTAAATCGTGGAAGAATCCCTATTTCTGCCACACAGGTCAGAAAGCTTATGGTTATGGATGATCGTAAAGAGTGGATGAAATGGGTAAATCCGAAGCTGCATAAGATGTATGATGAAATTCGCCGGGAACTAATGACAGTACCTTATTATAGGGAAATGCAGATAAAATTGATGGAAGATAAACAAAATAAATGTAAATAACACTTGAAATTGCCGGAGGAATGTGGTAATATAATTACAAGGAAATCAAACAATAGGAGGGTAAAAAATGTACAGTATTTCAAAAAAGAAGTTTATTCAGCCGGATATGGAAATGGTAAGCAGAATCATTGATAAGCTCAATGAGAAGTTTGATCCTACAGAGAGTTATCATCACAGCAGCGTAGATACGGAAATGTTCGAGTTTCACTATCAGACAGACGGAATGAAACGTGAAGCATGGAGTATTACATTTCTGGGGCAGACTGTTATCAGTGGTAGTGAATTTGGTTTGGATTATTCCGAATGCCAGGAAGAATCATATCTGACACTGGAAAGCCACAACGAACAGAAGATTTTCATGCTGGCAGTAAACGGAACAATTAATTATATCGACAAGCTGATTCAGTATGTGGCACTTTCTGATACTTCAAACCAGAATAAGCAGAAATGGATCGAAGAGCTGAAGAAAGGTATTAAATAGCGAAAGGGCGGTTATTATGTTTTTAATTACTGTAAGAGCTTACTCTGATTTTGATATACCTTATGATATACCGGTTATTGCCGTAGGCAATAATAAAAAATCAAATGAAATCATTGACACATTGAATGGCTTTTCTAAAAACCACAACCAAAATGGAGAAGATAAGAAATTATCTGAACTGCTAAAAGATAATTTGCTGTATAAAGAATTGAATGAGTCGTTAAGCTCCAAAATTGATGAATATGATGCAGATATAATTATTAGAAAGCTGACAGATGTATGCAAAAACAATAATGTATTTGTATATGATGATATTTTCAATATTTTGGAAGTAACAGAAATATAGACTTAGAAAGGAGAACATTATGGTAGCATATATCAATGGAACATCCGCATTGAAAGAAGATAGTGAAAAAGTTATTGCCTTTCCTAGTTCAAGAGAACAGGTTGTTGAAACGCAGCCAGCAAAGAAGAAAGGCAACTATAAAGAGGACGAAGAACAGAGAGTTTATCCGTTCAAAACCGAAGAAGATCTTCAGAAAATGCACAATTATTTCGTTGAGAAAAAGATGTGGCGTAATGATCTCTTATTTGTTGTTGGTGTAAATGTTGGTCTTAGAGCAGGGGATCTCCTGAAACTTACATGGGGACAGGCTTTCCCGGATAATTATTCAGAAGTTGCAAACGCAATCAGAATAAAAGAAGAAAAAACTGGCAAGTGGCGTACATTCTATCTGAATGAGTCTTGCAAAAAAGCTATTCTTAAATACTTTAAACAGTATATAAGAAACGGGGAAATACCTGGAAGGGATGAATACATTTTCAAAAGTAGAAAAGGAAATGGACACCTTGAGGTTCGTCCGGCTGGTAATATTTTGAAAAAAGCAGCGAAGGAAGTAGGAATTACTTTCAACGTCGGAACACATTCATTGAGAAAGACATTTGGCTATTGGCAGCTAAAGGCACATCAGGATGATGCAATGTTTTTGTGCCACCTTCAAGAAATGTTTAATCATGCAACTCCAAAAGTTACATTGAGATATTGCGGTCTTGAAGATGAAAACATGGAACAGTATTATAATGATGTGAACATTTTATAAATAACGAAACTAAATAATGAATATTATCTTCATTCGGTGTCTGTATTAGAAAATATGATTCTAAGAAAGACACCTGAAAAATAAATGAAGTTAATAGAAATAAATAATGGGTAAAGATATGAAAGTAACAAGTTGTTTTGAAGTTTTTAGGAGTGGATTTACTTAGCTGTATTACCACAAAAGGATAAGTACAGGAGAATAAGATGAATTATAGTAAGCGTGCAACGAGAAAAGTGTGTGCAGTAATTTCAGTTATAATTGTTGTGCTTCTTGTATTTATAGCCATATCTGCTGCCAGTGTAGATACAGACAGCGATATATATGTAAAGTTCCAGGATCGTATGTCGATGGACTGGGATTATGATGATTCGATCTATCTGAGAAAAGCAGTAATGCTTAAAGGTCAAAACAAATCATTATATGAAAAAGCCGACATTATAGTTGTCACACTAAACAGGGTATTAAGCACAAAATATCCAAAAGATATTAAATCTGTAGTTGAACAAATTGCAGAGGAAGAAGAAACGAGTCTGGACGAAATTGAGCCAGACTCCGATTCTGCAGAAGCATTAAGAATTGTAAAGCATGAAAGATATGATAATACGAAAGGGCGATTAGAATATGAATAGCAATGAAAAGTTCAATGGAAATAGAATCCACCAGAGAAGAAACAGAAACGGGCATTACAGAAAAAGACCTATGAAAGCAACTCAGGCTGCGACAGTTAATCCGGGAAACAAAGATTCCGAAAATATGAAAAAACTTGTCGAGATTTTGGCAGATAAATTTTTTGTCCTTATGGAAAAAATTCAGAATTGTACTGAGATTGTGCCAGAAGAAATTCTTGATGAGATTCCGAAATTTCATCAGGTTATAGGAGCTATCGGAACACTTGGTTTCACACTTGAAGAAATTGACAAGTTACTCCCACTTTCAGAATATCTGCCAGAGGAAAAGGCTGATGAAATTAAAGAGATTATTTTTTCTGTTGGCAGTGATAACGACGATTCCGACGAAGAGGAAAGATGCTATGACGAAATCAATTAACAATGAACGCTGGCTTTCCGATGGAAATTGTGAACTCTGCCGGAGATCAAAATATTGTAGTAAAGCGTGTAAAGCCAATAAAGAGGCAACGCAGAGAAATATTTACAGTGCAGTAAATAAAGCCACAGGTGGAATTTTCGCACATATGCTTGAAAAACAGGCAAGTTTATTCAGGTAAGAAAGGTATAACATGAGTGGAAATATTGTAATTGACTGGGCTGATAGCATATTGGAAATTGCAAAATCATCATGCGGATCAGGAACTTCAAGTGACAAGGATAAAGCTTTTATGGAAATTATTGGAATATGTGACGCAATATTCAAGTCACTTGGATATGCCTGTGAATACGTGTTTATAAAGTACAAGCGATTTTTTGATAAGCTGGCAGGAAAAGATACAACAGTTATAGACTGGGTGCTTTCAGTTGTTGATCTTGCTGCGTCTGGAATAAAATATGAATATTCAGGGAAAGACGAAAATTTAAGATGCATCATTGGAGTATGTAAGACAATTGAAATAACACTTGGATATGTTTATGCGAATGACAGTGATGATGAAAGTAAAAGAAAGCAGATTGTTGATTTTGCGAAATATGTACAGGAGGAAGAAATAAAATGATGCGAGTAGGAACTCCACATTATAATTTTGATTCCACAAATGCACAAGAACCATTTACATATATGGCGCGAATAATCGGCACAAAAGAAATTGCTGTTGGTTATGTTGTGGTAGCAAAGGCAGCATATTGTCCGAAAAATACTTGGAAATATTACATAGAGTACAATGATTATAGATCGTATCGTTGTGGTGTTGAGTCAGCATATTTGGGACTCAAAAGAGTTGCAATTGATCCAGATACTATCGTTCCTTACAACCAATTAGCAAGGATAAAAGTGGATCAGGAACATGGTTATGATATTTTGCTTGAAGGAAATGATTTGCCGGGATTAAGAACGAGCTTAAAAATCGCACACAATGAAAAAATCCCAGAAGGCTTATATGCGCCAATTAGCGAAGAGTATGCTGCAAGATATGAAAAATATGGAGCATGTTCTGAGGTTACACCAGAGCAAAACGTTATAGAAGATGTTATTGAAAACAGCAAAATTCTCGAAAGAGTAAAACTTCTCGAAGCAATAAAGAAATTCTGGGATGAACATAAGAAAGACTATAAAACAGTTTTTGTTTTGGTTGGTGTGGGATATTGCAAAGAAGATTGTGAAACCATAGAAGAACGTGTTCCTGGAATATTCACGCATTCGTTGACCAGTATGTATTTCGAGGATATGGATGCTTGTATAGAGGACTTTGTGAAATGTGTAGATCCGGAAGATGTTGGAGCTTTTGATTGTGGTACAAGGAGGAAAGAACAGGATGTTTCCAATTAATAACATATTATTTTGCCCCATTTGTAAGAAACGTAGTGAAAGATGGATTGGTTCTGGATGTACTTTTCAGATTAAAGGACACGAAAATTACACGTATTATAAAGAGTTTTGTACAAAGTGCCAGAAACATTTCTATTTGCCTTGTGGCAGTAATGGTATTATCGAAATGCGTATGAATGGTGTTCCTATTGAAGATGCAATAGAAGCCAAATGTAACGAGATAAAAATAAGACGCGGCGGGTTATTTACTCCTACGGACAGAGACAGAATTGAGAAACAATGTAAGGAAATATACGAAATGAATGAAAATGATTTAGTTATTTCGGAAGATCTTGTAAAGAAAGAAGATTTGAAAGTTGTCTCTGCTTGGATGTCGTGACCTAAAAATACATAGCAAAAAAGGATGATATGAATGAGATTTTTACTTTGGAAAATTCAATTGGATGAACGTAGATACGCAAAATTCCAGTGGCTATTATTCAAACTGTTTGGGAAAAGACCTAAATCTCCATGTGGTCACACTAAGAATGTAGTTGGCTATTGCTGCCATTTACCATTGAAAGTGAAATATTGTGATGTAATTAATAACGGCGATAAACATGAAGTGGTGTGTAAGTGCTGCGGGAGCAAGCGTATGATTTCAAGTGAATATATAAATCCATATGATGAGCTTTGGGGTATATTTTAGAGAAAACTATGAGAGAGCCAAAAATAAAGAATAAATATCATTTGAAACCGACAGACATTAACAAATTGGTTGTGAATGATCGCTCCAAAATCAAAGAGCCGTTGTTCTGGCGAAACGATGTAATAAATGCCTGGTGTATTTCAAAAAGCATTGGAACGGATGCAGATAGAAAGTATTGTACTGACAATTCTGTATGGATTGGGATTTACGATAAGCCGTATTATCGCCACGAAGTTCATTGTTATTGTACTTGTTGGGGCGGTATGGGTAAATACAATTTTAAAAAGTTTTTCGATTATCAAGAAATTGAAACAGAAAAAGATTTGGAAACTCAGGAAACACTTTTGCAATATATAAATCAGTTGTTAGACGAAGGAATTTTATCAATAAGAGAAAGGAACGATTGAATAATGAAAATTGAACTAAATGGCAGTCATAAAGATAAAAAGCGGGTTTTAGAAGAATGTAAATTTATAGGTATCTAAAACAAAGGATGGTGATAAAATGGTACATACTGCGTTTTAGAAGAATGTAAATTTATAGGTATCTAAAACATTCATTTACCGTAATTGGCGTTGGGTCTGGTTTTAGAAGAATGTAAATTTATAGGTATTTAAAACAGCTAATCCAAGAAACAGAAATGAATCCAAGTTTTAGAAGAATGTAAATTTATAGGTATCTAAAACCTCAAATTTACAGAAGATACCTATAAATTTTTGAATATTAAATAAAAATAGAATTAGGATAAAACCTACATTATTATGAGATAATATACTGTTGTGTAACTCTAGCAGCAGCTATATCGCTGAAATCTAAACATCCATTATATTCAACACATTCTTATTGGAAGTGATTAAGTATTATAAACTCATAATAATTTTTTCAAAGAGTATTACCAGCTATAAGCTGAGATTTATTTAAGGAAAATAAGGTAATGAATTATATAGATTTTGTATTTGTAACAGATAAAGATAATTTGCCATGCAATCCAATAAATGAGGGATATGCAGGTAAACTTTTGAGAACAGGAAAAGCAAAAATTGTAAATCATGATCCTTTAGTGATTAAACGGTTGGATGATTATTCGTCTAAAAATGAAAACAGACATACTATTACGTTGAAAGTTGACACCGGGTTCGGGAACATAGGATTTTCAGCTAGTGACAATAAACATGAATATATTGCGGGACAGGTAGAATTATTATCTGGAATTAGTGATAGGCTCGTTACAAGAAAAGGATATAGAACACAAAGAAGATCCAGATTGAGATATAGGAGAAACAAAAATATTGACTACAAAACAGTAAATAATCCGACATATAAGAACGGAAATGAAGATGGATGGCTTGCGCCATCTGTAATTCATAAAATTGAATCTCATGTTAGAGTGATTGATAAAATAGCTTTGTGGATTCCGATTGATAAAGTAATTATAGAAACGGCAAATTTCGATATACAGCAAATTAAAGCAACGTTAAATGGAATTGTAATAAATGGAATTGATTATCAGAAAGGAGAAATGTATGGATTTGAAAACGCAAAACAGTATGTAAGAGAAAGAGATAATTACACATGTCAAATTTGCAAAGAAAAATTAACAGATAAAAGGCATGTTGTTATAGAAGTCCATCATATCATTCCCAGATCAAAAGGTGGATCGAACAAACCAGACAATATGATTTCATTATGCCATTGCTGCCATAAAAAAGTACATGAGAATAACAATGATAATAAGTTGTTTAGGGAATTGCAACAGAGAAAAATAATAAATACATATAAAGACGCAACGTTTATGAATACGATGCGATGGGAGCTTTATAACAGATTAAAAGAAAATTATGATGTGTCGATATCTTTTGGATATATTACTAGAATGAATCGAAAAAATGCAGGGTTGAAAAAATATCACTATACAGATGCAGTATGCATTTCTGAATATCACAAAATAACACTTACAAGAAATGTTTATTTGGTTGAACAAAAGCGATGTAATGATAGATGTATGGAATCGTTTTTTGATGCAAAATACATTGATAGTAGGGATGGGAAAGTAAAGAAAGGAAGCGAACTTTGTAAATTAAGAGTTGCAACTGCAAGTTCAAAGCGATCCACCAAAAAAGAAGATATAGACAATAAAAGAATATATAGACAAGAAAAAGTGTCGAAAGGAAAGAGGCGGTATGAGAATCATTCATATTGTTTAAAGCCTGGAGATTTAATATATATAAATTATGGGAATCACAAAGGGAATATAGCAGAAGTCACAACAATGCAGAAAAATCCAAATGGTACATATAAAATTGTATTCAGCTATGCTAATCCTAAATGTAAAATTCCATCAATAAATATCAAAGAAAAAGAGTATGAGGAATTAACTCATAATCAATGTGAAAAAGTAAAAATCGTGCGTACAAGAAGAGGAATGATTTGGAGAAAAGTAAATAGATTAGAATTTGAAGAAAATACAGCAGAACAAATAGATAAGAAAGTAAAAAATAAGTAAGAAGGTGTGTATTGCTCTGTGTGCAATAAGAAGGTTTACAAGAAATATTATGCAAACCAAAAAGTACAATCAAGATTTTGCCCGAATTGTGGGGCAATGATGAAATTAAAATAAATATCTGTATATTATTATGCAGAATATTTGTTTTAATTTATGTGTTGTAACATTTACTATAGGGCTGTTGCTACAAAAAGAAGATGAGGCTAGTAATGGAAGGAATTATACATAAACATTTTAAAGAAAATCTTTTTATACCTGGAATGGAAATAGAAATTGACGGAAAAAGGTTTGAAATACAAGAAATAAAAAATGAAGTAAATATTGGAAAATTTTTTGACAAAGATTGGGATAAAAGAATTGTTGCTGACATTTTAATAAAAGTCGATGATAACTATTATATTGTAGTAGAAATAAATCATACCCATTCAACTGATTTTATAGAACAGAAAAAATATTATGATACAGTAGATGAAATAATAGATGTTTTGCAGTTAACAGTCGATAAATATTTATCTTTGGAACATTGTGAATCAATGTTCTATTTAGATAGTATGTATCACAATTATACGGGGAAATATTGCGATGCTACAGTGTCCGAACTGTCAAATGATTTGTCAAATATTATTAAAGACAAAAGAATTTTTTACATAAATAGAAATAGCTGTCCTCAAGTTACGGAAAATGGAAATTTTCAAATAGAAGCTATGTACATATATGATGTAGAATATAATCCGTATGGGTGGAACGATGATGGGATTAGACTAAAAAAAGTTAAACTTGAATTTGATTTATCGAACAAATATATAACACAAAAGAGAATATTAACTAATTTCGGGAAGGAAGGAATCTATCAGTTTTTTGCAGAAGTTGCATATTATAAGAAAAGCGATTCTTGTTGGTTTGTAGAAAACTTTTATAACCCACAAATTGTAAGGCAAGAAAAATATCGTGGAGATATTAAACTTTTAGGAAAAAGACTTGACGAAATTGAGATTACACCTCCAAGTATATGCACTGTGGCAATGGCAATAGTTAAAAATGAAGAGATACAAGAAAAAATAAGAGAGGAAAAATTAAAAAAAGAAAAGAAACTGGAAAAAGAAAAACAAAAAGCAGAAGCACTTGCAAAAGAAAAAAAGGATTTAGAAAAGATAAGAGTCGAAAACGAAAAGATAAAATTATTCCTAAAAGAATATGCGGAATTACTTTGTGCAACAGATATTAGCTATATTGAGTCAGAAATAAATAAGTTATCGTTAGATTACGAAGAAACTGAATCAGTTATTGATTTTTGCAAGGATTGTGGAGAATACAAAATACAATATTATAGACAGTTTTATGTATTTATGTATGCAAGAAATATTAAATTAAATAATGTCCCTCTTGATATAGCTTTTAATTATATATCCGATATTATTAAATTGAATGACTTTATTAAAAAAGCGGATTTAGATAGTTCATTTTGTAAACAAATGAAAAGAACAATTTCATTATATAAAAAATGGTTGAGAAAAAGTAAATAGGTGATTGACGTTATATGGATATAATAGAAGAAGCAAATATAAAGCAAGATATAGCATCGAATATAAAATACTTACTGCAATTATTTGAGAATCCATTTATATACCCTAAAAATAATGTTATGTGTATATTTAATGAAATACAATATCAAGCAAATTTAGTAAATAAAAAAATTGAAAAATACTTAAAATTAAGGAGAGAAGAGATGAACAAACAGGAATTGGTCAGAAATGAAATGGTAAATGCCATGAAAGAAAAAGATAAGGAGAAGAAAGATACATTAGCTTTACTTCTGGCAGCTTTAAAGAATGCGGAAATTGATAAAATGCGAGTTTTATCACCAGAAGAAGAGGATGCAGTAGTACAGAAAGAGATCAAACAGACAAAAGAAACATTGGAAATGACACCGGATGACAGGATTGATATTATTCAGCAGTGCAATAACCGCCTGACAGTTCTGCAGCAATTCGCACCACAGATGATGAATGAAGCAGAAATTGAAAAGGTTATTTCTGATGTACTGAAGGATCTGGAATTAGATAATCCAACCAAAAGAGAAAAAGGAAAGATTATGAAAGTTCTCATGCCACAGGTTAAGGGTAAAGCAGATGGAAAACTGGTAAATCAAATCTTAGAGAGGAAGTTGGCGTAATTGTGAGTATTGGTTTATTTGTAGGTATAATTTTAATGTCACTTATTATTCTTGATGGGATTGGATATGCCATAGCAAATCATGTAAAACCGTTACAAAAGATTTATTGCAAGAGAGGCTGGCATTGTCACATGAAAGATTATGAAACAACTGGTTTTGATGGAGCGTCATTGCATTGCAGATGTAAATGGTGCGGATATGAAGGACTGGTAGACAGTCAAGGAAATTTATTTTAGAAAGGCGAATTAAATAAACATGAAACAAATTGTAAAAATATTTTCTGCTGAATCCGGAAAACATGTGAACACATTTATGTTATGTGGAAGTGGCAGTGGACATTTTGATGGACATGATATATACCAGTGGGTTTCATATCCATACGGAACTATTTATCCGGAAGTTTTTAAAGATGCAGATGAAGCACTTGCTTTTCTTGATAACAAAAAGGGAATTACTTATGAAGTAATGGGTGGATGCCAGTTGACTCTCATAAAAGAGAATGGTGATTATACAACAGCTTCGCCACTGGTAAGAACACCAATAAAAAGTAGAGGTAAATAAATGAGAAAGAAAATTATTAACAAAGTTGCTTGTTTTGCAGCTATTATATTCATTCTATGTACTACATGTACGGCATGTGGAAAAACATATCAAGAAGTAACCGGGCAAAAGGATAATACAGAGTATAGCCTTTGTGGAAACTATTTTACACTTATAACAGAGTGGGATGATTCAGGATCAATTTATAGGATTGTGTATGCGAAAGATACCAAAGTGAAATATTTTATCGCCAAATCTGGTTATAAATTTGGTATAACGCCATTATATAATGCTGATGGTACAGTACAAGTTTATGGAGAGTAGAAAAACTATGGGACGGAAATTCAAAATTGATAATGATGCCTATGGTGAAGGTATCAAAATGTATAATAAAGCCACGATAGAACTTGTTCCTGGTGTTACGGTTTTGGTTGGTTGCAATGGTGCTGGTAAGTCAACACTATTGAAACAGTTATACGGAATAGTACAAAAAGAGAATATCCCGTGTGTGATGTTTGACAATCTGAAGGATGGCGGCAGCAATGCAAGAAGTAAAGCCGGATTTTACGGAGATATTACATTTCTTGCAACGAGTATGTGTTCCAGTGAGGGAGAGAACATAGCATTAAATATGGGGAACTTTGCGAAAATGATTGGATCAATGTTCCGGAATAATCCGAATGACAACGAATATTGGATTTTTGCTGATGCAGTAGATAGCGGATTTAGCGTTGACAATGTTGTTGAATTGAAAGATGAACTTTTTAAATTGATTCTGGATATTCATAAGGATAAGGAAGTATACATTGTAATTACAGCAAATGCATATGAAATGGCAAGAGGGGAACAGTGCTTCGACGTAATAAATGGAAAATATGTGTCCATAAAAAGTTATGAGAAATATCGCAGCGTTATTTTAAAATCAAGAGACAAAAAAGATGCCAGATATAAAAAATAATCAATAAGATAAAAGAAATAATAGTTGACATACAAAAGAAACGGTGATATTATATAGAAGGTGGTAAAAATAGTAATTTGTTTAATAATTGTATTTGGTTTTATATATGGGAGAGATTATTTTAGATTTTTTGAACCGTTTGGAAGTTCAGGAAATTATTTTCAATCAGGAACATATATATTATCAATAAAGTGGTGGAATGTAAAATTCAACTGGTATGTTATTTATGATAAATGGCATATTGATATTTCGTGTGTATTTCCTATAAAAGAACACATACTTAGAGAGTGTATCGTTGTTATTTCCAGTACAGGTATAAAAACCTGTACTGTTGATATAGATAAAGATAAACAAAATAAAAGAAAGGAAACAAGATGAAGAAAGGACTAACAAGTAGACAGGTGGTTGAAAACCGAGAAAAATTTGGGACAAACAAGCTACCAGAGAAAAAAATGAAAACCGGACTGCAATTCTTCATGGAAACATTTAAGGATCACATAAACCAGATTCTTTTAGCCATGATGATTGTGTTCACAGTTATTGCAGTGTTTGGACAGGGTTCTTATTCAGAACCGATTGGTGTTGCAGTAGTATTACTTGCTATTGCGCTTCTTGGAATGAATATAGGATTAAAAAGCCAGAAAAGTGAGAAAGAATTAAGGGATAGGACATCGGTTCATTATTGCAATGTGGTTAGGGATGGAAAGATAGAACATATTAACACGGATGATCTTGTTGTTGGAGATTTGGTTATTGTTCAATCAGGTGAGGCTATTTATGCAGACGGATATCTTGTTGAAGGAAATTTAAAAGTAGATAATTCTGTTTTAAATGGAGAATCTGAGCCATGTAAAAAAAGTGCCTGGAATAAAGGAAATCCACATATCGAAATCGGTGGAAAAAGAAAAGCAAATTCAGATGATTATGTAAATGATTATGCATTATTCTCCGGAACAACAGTGGTTGACGGTGAGGGAAAAATGATTGTAACCAATGTTGGAGTTAATACGGTAAACGGTCAAACAATCTCAACTATTGATGAAATCGAAGAAACAAAAACATCGTTGGAAATTCAGTTAGAGGATCTTGCTAAACAGATTAGCAAATTCGGGTATATTGGAGCTTCAATTATTGTAGTAGCGTTAATCATCACAAATATCATTCAGTATGGTGGCGTTGCAGAATATTTTGGAATTGGTTGGATTGGAGTTCTGAAGAATATTCTTACTATTGCAGTAACCGCACTTACCATTATTGTTGCAGCAGTGCCGGAAGGTTTACCACTTATCATTAATCTTATAACAGCACAGAATGCGAAGATTATGATTAAGCACAATGTCTTGGCAAAACATACGAATAAAATTCCGGAAGCGGGAAATATTCAGTTGCTTTGTACTGATAAGACAGGAACACTTACAGTCGGAAAACTTGTTCCAGTTGAAAATGTAATGGGTAACGGAGAAAAAGTTACAAGTGGAACAATGGTGGATAGCTTATTCAAGTTGAATGTAGCGTTAAATAGCAGTGCTATGTATGACGAGAATAAAAACATTGTAGGTGGAAATGCAACAGAAAGAGCATTACTTACTATGATTGATAGTGATGAATATAAAACAATCACTGATTCTGTAAAAGTAACGAATGCAAAGAGCTTCAACAGTGCAAATAAATTCAGTGCAGTTGAAACTGATGGAAAAGACGGAAAGATTACATACTATAAAGGCGCACCAGAGCGTTTGATTGATGTAGCTGTTTCATATGAAGATGAAAATGGCACACATACAGTTGAAAGAAATAAATTAAAAGATATTGTAAAATCATACACGGTAAAAGCAATGCGAGTAATTGCAACAGGCTATAGTAGATCAGCACTGCCGGAAAATGGTTTACCTGATGATCTTATCATTACTTCATTGGTTGCTATTCGTGATGATGTACGTCCAGAAGTACCAGAAGCAGTTGAAAGAATGCATGATGCAGGTGTTCAGGTTATGATGGTAACTGGTGATGTCATTGACACAGCAAAAGCCATTGCGAAAGATGCCGGGCTTATCAAAGATGACACAGATATTGCGATGTTAGCTATTGATTTTGATACATTATCCGACGAAGAAGCAAAAGAAAAATTACCACATATCAAGGTTATCGCAAGAGCTACACCAAATACAAAGTTGAGAATTGTGCGACTGGCACAGGAACTTGGGCTTTGTGTTGGTATGACTGGTGATGGCACAAACGATGCACCAGCTTTAAAAGCTGCGGACGTTGGCTTTTCAATGGGATCTGGAACAGATGTATGCAAAGAAGCCGGGGACATTATTATTACAGATGATAACTTTGTATCAATTACGGATGCAGTTCTTCTTGGAAGAACATTCATGCACAATGTTATGAAGTTCCTGAAATTCCAGCTACCTATCAATGTAGGTCTGGTAATTCTCAGTATTTTATATCCGATTATTATGGCTGTAGAAGCAGTTGCAGCAGTGCAGATCCTTGTAATTAACATCGTTATGGACTCTCTTAATTCTCTTTCATTTGGTGGAGAACCAGCAAAAGAAGAGTATATGAAAGAAAAACCTATTCCAAAAGGATCAAAGCTGTTATCAAAAGAAACTGTTAGTCAGATTGCAGTATCAGTCGTGGCATTTATAGGAATTTTTGGACTTACATTATTGCCAGCTATACAGAATATATTTGGAAATAACGAAGAAGTTTATGCAACAGCGAGATTTGCATTACTTGTGATGATGGCAACATTCAACGGTTTCAATATCAGAACAGATGGATTTAACCTGTTTAAAGGAATCGGCAAGAACAAACTTTTTGTAGAGATAGCAATTGCGATTTTTGCCATTACATTTTTACTTGCACAGTTTGGTGGGGAAATCATGGGATGTACAGCAATGACACCCGTACAGTGGGGTGTAACGGTAGCCCTGGCATTCTTAATTATTCCGATTGATCTTGTGAGAAAAGCAATTACTAGAAGAAAGTAGGAAATCATATGGTTAAAAGAGATAAAGAGTATAAGAGAGTTGAGAATATTACATTGATTTGTTATGCGACTGGATTAATCTTAACATGCCTAACAAAATTTTTGCCATTTATCTTTTTGACCATTATGGCATATCCGATTTCGTTTTATTTAATAAATAGGGAGTGGCGAAAATGCCGCTCCTGTAAAACAAAATAAATAATAAGGAGAAATGAAATGGTAAGTTTAGTAAAAGGACAGAAAGTGGATCTTACAAAAGGAAATGAAGGATTAAAGCAAATTATCGTCGGGCTTGGATGGGATGCAAATAAGTATGACGGTGATGATTTTGACCTGGATGCATCAGCATTTCTTCTTGGTGCAAATGGAAAAGTAAAGAGCGATAAAGACTTTATATACTTTAACAATAAAAAGCATCCAAGTGGTGCAGTTCAGCATATGGGAGATAATCTCACTGGTTCAGGCAATGGAGATGATGAGCAGATTATCGTTGATCTGACAAAAATTCCTGATGATATTGAAAAAGTTGCATTTACTGTAACTATCTATATGGCAGAAGAAAGATTGCAGAACTTCGGTATGGTTTCAAACTCTCATATTAGAATGGTGAATAAAGAAACAAATGAAGAAATGATTCGTTATGACCTGGGAGAAGATTATTCAACAGAGACAGCAATGGTTCTTGGCGAACTGTACCGCCACAATGGAGAATGGAAGTTCAATGCAATCGGACAGGGATATTCTGGCGGTTTACAGGCACTTTGCAATAGCTTCGGGGTTTAAGTAGGAGGAAATAAAGAATGGCAGTAAGTTTAACAAAAGGACAAAAAGTAAATCTTTCAAAAGCAGTAGAGAAACTGGCAAATGTAACTGTAGGACTTGGATGGGATATGGCACAGAATGGAAACAGCATTGATTGTGATTCTTCTGTGTTCGTACTTCGTGAATCTACAAAACAAATCTCAAAGAAAATAAAATCTGGGCTGTTCGGGATTTTCTCAAAAACAAAAACAGAAGAAGTTGCAGAATGCGGTCTGACAAGATCTGATGATATTGTTTATTATGGAAACCTTACACATGACAGTGGTTGTATTAAGCACAGAGGCGACAACCTTGTTGGTGGAACAGGTGAAAGGAATGATGATGAACAGATTGCAATTGATCTGAAGAAAATGCCAGAAGATATTAAAAAGTTAGTTGTAGCTGTGAATATTTATAACTGCAGGGTAAGAGGGCAGCATTTCGGAATGATTAAAAACTGTTATACAAGAATCGTAGATGATGCAACCAAAGAAGAAATCTGTCGCTACAATCTTACAGATGATTATAACAGATGTACAGCACTTATTGTTGGTGAATTATATCGTGATGAAAACAACGAGTGGCAGTTTAAAGCCATCGGAGAAGGAACGCATGATAGCAGTATTCCAGATATGGCAAAAAGATATAAATAAGGAAGGAGATAAAGTAACATGTCAGTAAGTCTTAAAAAGGGAGAAAGAGTTGCATTATCAAAAGATAGTATTGTAGACGGAATCTCCGTATGTCTTGGTTGGGACACAGCAAAATACGATGATGATGGAGATTTTGATTTAGATGCATCCGCTTTTGTTGTTACAAAAACAGGGATGACAAGATGCGATGAAGATTTTATATTCTACAATAACCTTGAACATCCGAGCGGTGGTGTTATACATAGTGGTGATAATCTTACCGGATCTGGCGATGGAGATGATGAGGTTATTAAGGTAATTCTTGAAAAACTTCCAAAATATGCAGAAAGAATTGTATTTTGTGCAACTATCTTTGAAGCAGAACGCCGTATGCAGAACTTTGGAATGGTTGACAACTCATATATTCGTGTTATCAATAACAAGAATGGAAAAGAAATCGCAAGATATGATCTTAAAGAAAAGTTCGGAAATTCTACTGCTATTATTGCCGGAGAAATTTATCGTGATGGAAATGATTGGAAGTTCCATGCAATCGGTGAGGGTGTTGTAAGAGGGCTTGAAGAACTCTGTGAAAAATTTGGAATTGAGGTAGCGTAAAATGACAGTGGGTACAAGTAACGTAGTAATTTTTTGCATTTGTCTTTTGGTTGTTGTTGCAGTAGTGGCACTAATCGTTAATAAAACATTCTTTAAGCAGCTTGTAATCAAGTTTAGAGGAAGAACCGAAGAAGTAGTGAGACAGGACGCTTCTACACCAGATGGTGCAAGAGATTATTTCAACAATGCAATTAGAGAAAAAGAAACTTTATACAGCAATGCAGAACGGTCATATACAGAAATTGCCGGGAAGCTGGATGAAGCAGAGAAAGAGCAGTACGACTTAAAGAAAGAGTTAATGAAGATTGACAAATCCATTAACAGTTGCTTTGACTCTGGTGATGAAGAAAATGCCAGGCAGTATGCAATGAAAAAAGTTACCGTTCAGGGAAAAATCAATACATTAAAGGAAACTATCGAAGAGTACAAAAAAGCAAAAGAACAGCAGGAAGAAATCCGCAATGCAATTAAGCAGGAGCTTGATGAACTCAAAGAAGAAAAAGAAAGAACAGTTTACCAGATGGAAGCAGATCAGCAGATTATTTCTTTACATGAGGGAATGAATGCAAGTGCAAGTTCAAGTGAAAGTGATCGTATGCTTGAAAGAGTAAGAGAGGGTGCGCAGAGAACCAGAGAACGTGCTGCAGGTGCTCAAATTGCATATGATACCAGTTCTGAAGCTATGAACCGTAGAATGGAAGCGCAAGAAAGAAATCGCGAAGCTGATGATATTCTGGCAGAAATGAGACGTAGACGAGGTAACAAATAATGATTGTTATAAATATCGGAGCATTTGTCGTTTGTATCGCAACAGCTTTTGTTGTTGGTTTCGGTATTGCAAAAGCTAAAAAACATAAAAGATAAAGTATGTTTGGTGGAACAGGATTTATTCTGTTCCGCCATTACTATAAGAGGAATAATTGTATATGAAACCATTAGTGATTGAGGCAAAAGAAATACCCTATAAAGGTGAATACGTTTTGTACATGGGAATACATGATCTTCCTATTGATGAAAAAATTATATACCAAAGTGCTGAATTTTTCATATGTGGGAGAGAATATGATAATACAAAAGAGTATTGTTGTTGTAATAAGTTAGAAATATTTACAGAATCATTGAAAGATAATGAAGTTCCAGAAGATGTGTATTCTAAATGGAAAGTGTATTATTCAAAAATGGATAAAAATGAACTTATAGAAAATTACAAAAATACACATGTACATGTATTTGTTAGAGTATTTAATGGGAATAAAAAGTGGGATTATGAGAAAAGAAATTTTTAATAAAGAATTGATAGAAAAATATCGTGATGAAAATGGTTGGATTTCTGCAATTTATAAGCCAGAAGAATTTTTTAATGATAGTGAAAAGAAACGAAGAGAAGTGACGGTCATGGTGTCATTGAAAAACAACCGTGTTACTGTCGTGAAGCGAATGTATTGGGAATATAGTAATTCGTGGAGTTATGGTAGAAATCTTGGAGCTTCTGTTACAGCCTGGCAACCACTTCCAGAATCATATAAGAAGGTAATACGATGAAAAGACTCAATCCGAACATGGATGGCAAAGATCATATCAATGTGTACAGTGGGAGTCAAACAGAACTTGGACGCATGTTGAGCAATTTCTACAGGCAAGAGATAGAGACAAAAGACGGAAAGTTTATGTCCGTAGAAGCGTATTGGTTTTGGCTTGGCATTTCAGATGAATGTCCGGCAAAAGATGAACTAAGAGAACTATCTGGATATGATGCGAAGAAATGTGGTACTCAGTTGCGATTGTATTATCCTATTGAGAAGCCAGTAGAAGATTTTGAAGATCGTATCATTAGAGCCATTTGGTATAAAGTAAAGCGGCACGTTGACCTGTTTTTGCCGGAATATAAGGATTTGCCACTAAAACATTATTACGTGTATAGTGGTGGAACTGTACGAGATGTTTACGGTAAATACTGGTGGATGATGGAAGCTGAAGAAAAGATGAAAAAGTATATCTATAAAGAATTGGAGAAAAGGAATGGATAATACAGAAAATATTGAAGAGATCAAGAAACTGTTCAAGGAACGTGGTATGGCTTATAAAGGAGATCTTATTGAGTCATTATCGGAAGAAGAGTTTAGAGCCGGATGCATTAAGTTCTATATCCCACCGGAAGATGATGACGCGTGCGGAGAAAGTATCTGGGGATGGATAACACCAGAGGATAAAGAGAAATACAATGATGATGATTTCTATGGAGAGATAAAAGCAATTCTTACCAATCAGCCACTCAACTATTGTGGTGCTTTAGCTTGGGGTTGTGAAGTTGTACTTAAATGCAACGGTGCAGATCGTCCGGATCTTTCCAATGACTTTATCGAAAATGTATTGCAACCGATTATGAATAAAGAACGGAGTGAAGAAAATGAGTGAAAAGAACATGAACTGGGAATTTCTGGCAAATAAGGATTATGCTTTTTTAACAGAAGATCCAGCATTAGGAGATAATGTTATTCTTCTTACATATGGTGGCAGTCACGCCTATGGTACGAATATTGCTACATCAGATACGGATATTCGAGGAATCACTTTTAATCCTATCGAGAGTTTACTTGGAAACATTGAGTTTGAGCAGTTCGAGGATCGCAACACCGATACTGTAATTTATGGATTGAACAAAATGATTGACTTGTTGCTTTCTTGTAATCCTAATTGCATAGAAATTCTTGGATGTAAGCCAGAACACTACTTTATTATCAGTCCAGAAGGACAGTTACTTCTTGATAACAGAAAAATCTTCTTGTCCAGGAGGGCAATTAAAACTTTTGGTGGATATGCGAATAGCCAGTTACGCAGACTGCAGAATGCGCTTGCAAGAGATTCATACCCACAAGCAGAAAAAGAAAAACATATCCTGGGTTCAATCACACATGCTATGGAGGACATTGTGAGCCGGTATCATAAAATCAATGGCGAACCAATAAAATACTCATTTTGTGGCGATCATGGGGCTTTACGGCACGCATTTAGCGAGTACAATACTGTAATGCGCCGTATGGAAAGTGTGAGACAGTTTGAATATGGCAGTATTGAGCTATACCCGGATGTTTCTGAAAGAGAAGATATGGAAGTAGAAATGTTCTGCGATGTAGTTTTGCACCATTACCCCCTAAGAGATTATAGAAACATATGGAGTGAAGTCAATACCATTGTTAAAGATTACGACAAACTTGGTAAAAGAAATACAAAGAAAGATGACTTGCACCTTAATAAGCACGCTATGCATCTTGTACGGTTGTATCTTATGTGTATTGACATTTTAACGAAAGAAGAAATTATTACATACCGGGAAGAAGATCACGACTTGCTTATGAGCATTCGTAACGGTGAATATCAGAAATCGGATGGGACGTATCATTCTGAATTTTTTGAGTTGGTTGATAATCTTGAAAAGAAGATGAAGTACGCCGCAGAAAATACATCATTACCAGAACAACCAGATAAAGAGACTGCTTATGAAATGCTTGTTGAAATGAACAAAGAACACATTCTAAGAACCAAATATTCCTGGAAATAATTTCCAGTTAAAAGAAATAAATATTTACATATTACGACATATATGGTAAAATGAGGTTTAGCAATCAGGAGGTGTATTAATATGAAGAAGGCAATTGTATTTTTAACAGCATTCACGCTTATGTTTTCGGCTGCTGGATGTGGCAAAGAAGTAGTTGTAAATGAATATGGAGAAGAAACTTTTGTTTATGGTGATCTCATAGAAATTAGTCATCGAGATTATAATACAACTAAGAGAGAAAGCCTTGTGTATGATAAAAATACAAAAGTTATGTATTGGCTTTTTTATGATACCTGGGATGGTTGTATGTCTGTATCTCCATATTACATTGTTGATAAAAATGGAAAACCAGAGATAGGAGTGTATAAAAAGAATTATGAACCTTGATATAATTATGCCAAGTAATGTAAAAATGATTTTAAACAAAATAAAAGAAAACAAACATGAGGCGGTTATTGTTGGGGGATGTGTGAGAGATTCTATTATGGAATATATGCCGCACGACTGGGATATTGCTACATCAGCACAGCCAACAGAAATAATAGAGATATTCAAAGATTTTCGTATTATGACTGCTGGATTGAAGCATGGTACAGTGACAATAATAATTGACCATGAACCATATGAGATAACTACATATAGAGTTGATGGAAAATATACGGATTATCGTCGCCCTGATACAGTAAGTTACACAAGAAATTTGGCTGAAGATTTGCTGCGAAGGGATTTTACAATTAATGCAATTGCTTATGACGGAGAAAATATCATTGACTTACATGATGGTGTCGATGACATAAAAAATAAAATTATAAGATGTGTAGGAAATCCAGACGACAGATTTAGAGAAGATCCTCTTCGTATTCTCAGAGCTTTAAGATTTGCTGTTAGATTCAAGTTCAAAATAGAAGAAAATACTGCAACAGCGATGAGAAAACATATGAAGCTGCTCGATCACATTGCGATTGAAAGAAAGCAAAGTGAGTTTACAAAAACTATTTGTACAGACAAAATTAGTGGCAACTTTGATATTTTAAAAGAATACCAGGATATTTTGAGCTATATTATGCCGGACATTGCCAAGATAACAAAGTGGGATAAAACAGTAGACATGATTCGAAATTGTGATAACTTGTGTGAAAAGCTGGCAATTTTAATTGATATGGCTAAAATAGAGAACTATCATATAGTAGCTGATATTCTTATGAAATACCCAAATAAAGTTTCGAAGTCTGTATGCAACATTATGGAATGTAGAAAAGAACTTATTACGGACTCTATTAGAAGTATAAGACGTTTATTATCAAGATATCAAAAAGAAGATATAATAAAAACTATTAACTTTAAGTTGGCAAAAATGATATCTGATGAAAATGCCGGAAAATCAATGATACAGTGTTTATATAAAGCACAAGATATCGTTGAAGAAATATGCTCAAATCCATGTGAATATTGTTATGATTTGAAACATTTGGATATAAATGGACATGATTTAAAAAATATTGGCATTCCAGATGTTGAGATTAGTCATTATCTCAATGGTCTTTTACAACTTGTGATTGCCGGGGCAGTAGAAAATAATAATGAAAAATTAATTGAGGTTGCAAGAATTTCAAGATTTTGAAAATATTCTATTGACGTATACTGTTATTGAGAGTAAAATAAAAACATACGTTCGATTAGAAAATTTCGCTACTTACTTGGATTCTGTCGAAAGGGGAATAGAGGAATGAAGTTTAACTATCAAGAAAACATGTGTGTGAATGTAAAAGAAGCTATTGAGAAATCCACAAAAAATGATTACGTAGATTTTGGCGATGCACTTGGAGTTATTGTACATAAATCTTCTTATTTTGAGGTGATTATTGTGTATGACGAAATCCATGATATTGTAAGCGTCGAAATTGTAAAAAACGATACTGATTGTCTGAAGATTCGAGAAAAAGACCTGGAAATGACAGATGAAGAAAGAGATTTAATCGTGAAAGAATTGAGCACCCACATAAGCTAAAGGAAATAATTGTTGTTTTCATGTTGACACCTCTTGAAAAATATGTTATCTTTAAGATAACAAAATATAGAAAGGGGTAGTCGCATGAAATCAACAGACAGTAGGAATCAATTAATTGAAAAAGTGAAATCATTCATTATGGGTATTAGCCCGGCAAAGACTAAAGAGCTTGAAGAAGAAATCATGCATGACAATAAGATTACAACAGGTGATTTCTTAAAGATGCTGTCTGGAAGATATTCACTTGAAGATGCAAGCGATGCAGAGTTATATTGGATTTTAAATGCTGCCTCAAAAGTATCAAAAACTGTTGGGAAAATAGAAGATTATTTTGAACCAGCAGAAATTATGAATTATAAATATTACGATCCAGAAAATGATAATAATAGTTATAAAAATGGAATCGTTTTTAAGCATGTACAAAAGCTTGCCGATAATCAATATATGTTTCCGTTAAGTGTAGGCGAGATTAAGAAGCTGAAAAATGCCAATAAACTACAAATCATACCTGAGTTGCAGCGAAACTATAAAAAAGATAAATACGGTGAGTTAAAAACAAAAGTAAATAAGAAAAGTGCTAGAGAAATTGCAAATCTTATAAATAACGGTGAGTTCTTTTATAATGGTATAAGATTTAATCTGATGGACGACGGTGAAGCTGATCCTCCAGTTTACAATGAGGATAATGAAACTTTGACAATAACATCAGGAACAATTATTGTACCAGACGGAAATCATCGTTCTATTGCGTGTGAATTATCTACAAAACATCAGGATGATAAATTTGGTATATTTTTCACATATTTAACCGCAACAGACACCAGAAGAATCTTAAATCAGGAATGGACAACTGTTCCTATTCCAAAACGCCACAAAGATGCTATGAAACTGACTGTACAGAATAAGATTGTTGACTCAATTATGAGAAGTAGTGATGCAGATGAGTTGTATGTAAAGAATATTACGAAAGATGGCGTTGAACTTAGAAGAGGAAGCGGTTTTATTCTATATATTGAATTTGCAGAGGCTATATCAAGATATTATGATGTAGAATTGTTAAAAACAAAAGCAGATCAGGATGAATTAAGAGACTGGCTGATTACATTTATGAATTATCTTACAAAAATTATGTATGATGATTTTAGTAATTTTGCGAAGGTAAAGAAAACAAAATGGTCAGTTCATTATCTGGCGATTAACTATTATATAATGATAAGCAGCATTTTAAAGGGAAACCCTGAATGGAGAGAAATATTAACTCAAATTATCGCAAATACTGACTTTACAGATAATGAAATTAAAAAATATTGCGTAGATGGTAACAGACGACACTTTTTCCAGTTTTGTAAAGAAAAGGAGGACGCTATATGTACAATGATAAAATGAAAAAAGATTTTTTGAACACATTAGCGAACGAAAATTCTTATAAAGCATATATACGTATTTTCCAAGGCATTGAAGATCTTGAATCAACATTCAATAAAGATATTTGTGAAATGAATACGGATGAAATACTTACGGTTTTGGATCTTAAAACAGGAGCAAAAGCCGGAAACCTTATACAAACAATGAGTTTATTAAAAAGTTATGTTGATTGGTGCTTGCAAAATGGAAAAATTGTTGGAGAAAATAATTTTGAAAAAATAGATTTTAGCGAAGTTAACCAGTCGCGTTCTCTTCTGGTGCAATACTTAAAAGACGAAGAAGAATTTGAAAGAATGTGTTCTGAGGTATATAAGATAACATCAGATTACAATGATGGTGTAGAAAAGCCAAATGAGCTGTTAGTTCGTTTGATGTTCCTTGAGTTAGAACCGGAAGAGATTATGAATTTAAAGAAAACTGATGTTGATTATGAGAATATGATAATTCATAGTCCTTTATATCCAATTGACTATCATGTGTCGCAAAAGGAACTGTTGTTATGTAGATTTTGCGCAGAGCAGGAATCCGTTGATTATGCAGAATCAGAGAGGTCAAAAGATAAAAAAGAACGCATTTGTGATAATGAATATTTGATAAGATCAAGAGTTAGTGCATTGAGAAAAGGAAGATCTGAGAATGCCACAATAAGCACTGTTAGGATCATGCGCACTGCCAGAGAATTTTATGAAAAATATTATGAAGAGAGTAATATATATAAAAAACTTACTCAATCAAAACTGGCAGAAAGCCACAGATTAATTAGAATACACAAATCCGGTACACCTATGGACTATATTGATACAATAATTAGAAATGAAATTCTTGTAAAAGAACCGAATATAAAAAACACAACGATGTATTCCAGGTTATTTAATTTGAAGAAATTATATGAAACTTGGGAAAAGGCGTTTTATCAAAATTAATGGGTGGGAACTTTCTCACCCTACCGAATAATAAGAGATAAAAGAAATAAAAAATATGTCAAAACACTATTGACAAAAACAGAAAAGTATGATAATATATAATTGTTCAAGAGAGAACAAAAGAAATAAATAGGCTAGGGTAGCTCAATAGGTAGAGCACATAAAAGAAAAATGTGTCTAGCATTCAGACACTTACAGCAAAATTCTTTTCCATTACATACAGGATGTTGTTATGAGTTCGAGTCTCATCCCTAGCGATCAAAGACACACGCAGCAAATGAATAAAAGGATAAAGAAAGATTTTGGTGGTCTGACGAAACGGTTCAAATCCGTCCTGTGTCTTGAAAATGCAGAGTTTGTAACTTGACATTGTGGGTGTTCAGTGGCATCTGATCCGGACTGCATTGGATTTATTGGATATTGTAGAACCTACTAAGAGGGGAAATCTTAGTCAACACCGAAATAATAAATATGGGATTGATCTGGTTGATACTTTTGAATGTGTATTGTGGTGGGAAGCACATACAGCAATTTTACACAAGATGAAAACTCTCGCATGTTTTTAGTTGCGGTTCGATTCCGCACGATCCCAAAATCCCCCACCATTTATTTTTTAAACAAGATAAACAAAATAAAGAAAAAGCTGTGATAGCTCAAATGGTAGAGCAACGTTAAGTCAACAAATGTGCCTAGTATTAGGCATATACAGCAATTTTAACGATAGCATGTTAAGCCGTAGGTTCTTGGTTCGAGTCCAAGTCACAGCGTCGGCGTATAGACAAAATGGGTAAAGTCATCGGTTAAAAATCGTTTATCTGTTCCACCCCTCCACAAAACCGAAATGTGTCGGGTTCGAATCCCGGCTACGCCAATAGATTATGTGACCTTGTACGATGTACAGGACAAGCGCATGTCTGGTTATATAATCTACGCTAGCTGTACAATGTTGATTTCTGCTATCAAGATTATACAGACGGTGAAACTTCTGGTGTCCACTGATGAATGCTAAAGCAGATAGCATTTGAGGCACAAATGTCTTTGCAAAGTTTCGATGTTGGCGTGTTAGTGCCTTTTAGCAAGGACTGGATATCCACATTACAATTTGTTACAGTTTTTACATCTATCATTGTTACGTTTTTATGACATTCTGGAAAGACAGAATGTAGCGAATATAGCTCAGTTGGTAGAGCACCACGCTGTTGTGTTGGAGGTCACTGGTTCAAATCCGGTTATTCGTTTTAGGCAAGTGGCGGAGTGGTATACGCGGCGATAATTTTTTATGAACCGTGTCTAGCATTTAGACACATACAGCAATTTCAAAATTTTAAAGAAAATGGAAAATGTAGGAATCGCTTTACACGGGTTCGATTCCCGTCTTGCCTTTTTAGGAATGTTAGCTCAGTTGGTTAGAGCGTCCGCCTCATAAGCGGATGGTCATGGGTTCGAGTCCCATACATTCCACTATTAAAGACACAAAACAGCAAAGAATCAAATTATTGTGCGTAGGTAAAGAAAAAACGTGTCTTGTAAAAATGTGCATGTAGCTCAGTCGGGAGAGCATCTGACAAGAATAATAAGACTTGTGGAAAGCCTTTAACAGCAACTATAGATATGGGAATCAGATAGTCGCAAGTTCAAGTCTTGTCATGCACATTCTAATTTTTTATACATTTCATCAAAGATAAAAGTAATAATGTATAGGAATTAATAACTTTAAAAGTGATTCGGAAAATTAGGAGGAAAACCAATATGGGTTTTATGGATTCTGTAGAAAAAGAATTAAACGGCGATATGAACAGAAGCCGGACAGAGAATGGCGCACTGGGTTACAGAACAACCGGGAAATATCTGCTTGATCTGAATTTCGCCACTGCATCATTAAGAAAAATGCAACCAACAGAAATCACTGGTAAATTTACTGATGCATTTCTGGATAACAAACTGTATGCGCTGAAATGGCTCTTCTATCTGCGTGATGCAAGAGAAGGACTTGGAGAAAGAAGAAGCTTCAGAGTTATCATGAACCATCTGGCGAACACTGAACCAGATATTGTGAAAGCGTTTGTGAAACTCATTCCTGAATATGGCAGATACGATGATCTGATGTGCCTGCTTGGAACAGAGTGCGAAGTTTATGCGTTGGCTGCGATTAAAGAGCAGTTAGAAAAAGATTTAAAAAATATGGAAGAAGGAAAACCAATATCCTTACTTGGAAAATGGCTTCCGAGCTGTAATGCTTCTTCTAAACAGACAAAGAAGAATGGAACTGTTGTTAGAACATATCTTGGACTGAGTGAGAAGAATTACAGAAAAATATTATCAAAACTTCGTGAATATATTAAAATCGTTGAACGTCAGATGTCTGCAAAAGAATGGGGCAAAATCAATTATGAAGCAGTTCCATCAAGAGCAAACCTGATTTACAATGATGCATTCCTTAGAAACGATGAGGAAAGACGTAGAGAATATCTGGGAAGCCTTGAAAAAGGTGAAGCCAAGATTAATGCAAGTGTACTTTTCCCGCACGATATCGTTCATAAGTATGGAGGTTATTATTCTGTAAAGAATAAAGATACCGCGATTGAAGCATTATGGAAAGCACTTCCGGATTTAGTAGAGGGTGATTCTTCTACATTGGTTGTAAGAGACGGATCAGGAAGTATGACTTGCAGAGTTGATTCGAATAGCAGTGTTACGGCATTGGATGTAGCAACAGCATTGGCTATCTATTTTTCTGAAAGATCATCTGGAGAGTTCAAAGATAAATATATTACATTTGGAAGTAGACCAAAAGTAGTAGACCTTACTGGAATGGATTCACTGAGAGATAAGCTTATCAGATCATATAGAGAATCAGATTGCTCCAACACAAATATTGCAGCAACATTTGATTTGATCCTTAATGTAGCAATCAAAGGAAAAATGAAGCAGGAAGATATGCCGAAAAACATTCTTATCGTAAGCGATATGGAATTTGATTATGCTACAACAGGCAGACCAAATCAGAAACTTTTTGATACGATTGCTGAGAAATTCGAAGTGCATGGATATAAAATGCCGCGACTGGTGTTTTGGAATGTAAATTCAAGAACTGGAACAATTCCTGTAAAGGAAAACGAACTTGGCGTTGCACTTGTTTCTGGATTCTCAGTAAACATTATAAAAATGGTACTCAGTGGTGAACTTGATCCATATAAGTGCCTGACAGATCAGCTTGATTCCGAGAGATATGCTCCGGTAGAAGCTGCAGTAAAAGATTTATTATAGAGTAAAAATTTATACGGTGACATATACAGCCAAAGGCTAAAAATGTCCGTGTGAGACACATACAGCAAACCTAATTCTGCATTCAACTTTTAATTGAACGAGCGAAATAAGTGTCTCGAAAACGTATATTTCTTACATTGGTGGATGGAAGTGATTCTATCAAGCATCACCAATTCCACCAGTTTAAAAATAAATATTTTCGAGATAGAGGAATTAATGAGAAAGTTAGCAACAATCAGAACAATTGCTAATATCAAGCCGATTCCGAATGCTGACAGAATTGAGGTAGCACAAATTGATGGATGGGAAGTAATTATCTCAAAAAGCGATAATTTTTCTCAGGGGGACAAGGTAGTTTACATCGAAATTGATAGTAAAATGCCAAAAACTCCAGAGTATGATTTCCTGAAATCAAGAAGGTATGTTGTTAAGACCATTAAATTACGTGGTCAAGTCTCACAGGGACTTGTTTTGCCTTTGGCTGTTTTGCCGCCTGGCGATTACAAAATTGGTGATGATGTAACAGAGATATTAGGTGTTACGAAATATGATCCAGAAGCGGAGCAAGAGAACGCAGTTGTATCAGAAAACAAGAAGAAGTCTCGAAATCCAATTATCAAGTTTCTCATGCGATTCAAATGGTTCAGAAAAATCTATCTGAAACCATCCGTAAAAGACACTTTCCCGAATTGGATTAAAAAGACAGATGAAGAAAGAATCCAGAACATGACAAGACTGTTTGAAAAGCTGAAAAGAGACAAAACAGTGTTGAGTGTGACGGAAAAGGTTGATGGCACTTCTGCCACATTTTTCTTAAAGAAAGTAGGAAAGAATAAATATGAGTTTGGAGTTTGCAGTCGAAACAAACGGCTTGTGACAGAGGATAATTCGTATTATTGGAATGTGGCGAGAAAGTTCAAAATCAAAGAAACATTACAGACGCTTATCGGTGGACTTGATTGGATTGTTCTTCAGGGAGAAATTACCGGAGAAGGAATCCAGGGAAACAAATATCCGATGGATGGCGGTGAAAGATTCTGGGCGTTCAATCTGATTTCACCAGAAGGAAAGCTCACAACAGAAGAGATGCAGAGAACCCTCCTGCATTATGGAATATACATAGTGCCGATTTTTGATGACAAATTTGTTATCCCGGAAGATTGGGAAATTTCAGATTTGGTGCATTATGTACAGGGGAAATCCCAGATTTATCCGAGAGAAAGAGAAGGCTGTGTATTCAGAAATGTTGAACAGAACATTTCTTTCAAATGCATAAATCCAGAGTTCTTAATTAAGAACGATCTGTAACAAAAGGAGAAAATAAAAGTGGACACAAGCGATTTCGCAAAACGAATGAAAGAGTATGAGGATGCAAGAAAAGATTATCTGACAAAAAGAGTTCCTGTAATGATTCGTATTGATGGCAAAGCATTCCATACATTTACAAGAGGTTTGGCAAAACCTTTTGATAATATTTTGATAGAAGCAATGCAGCAGACTATGAAGTATCTTTGCGAGAATATTTCTGGATGTGTACTGGGATATACACAGAGCGATGAGATTACCCTTTTACTGATTGATTATAAATCAATGGCACAGGGAGCATGGTTTGGATATGTAAAGCGTAAGGTTGAAACAATTTCTGCAAGCATGGCAACAATGGCATTTAACAAGTTCTATACTGATATCGTTAAAGAGAGAGTCAGAAAGGAACTTAAAGGATGCGAAACAGAAGCCGATAAAAAGAAAGTAACAGATTATTATACCAAATATGCTAGGAAATGCGGAAAGGCAATGTTCGACAGTCGGGCATGGAATATGCCAGAATTTGAAGTTATTAATGGGTTTATCTGGAGACAAAATGACTGTGTGAGAAATTCTATTCAGTCAGTTGCACAGGCAAACTTTTCAGCAAAGCAGCTTGTACATAAGAACCAAAAAGAACTTATGGATATGCTCATGTTGAAGAAGGGTGTGAACTGGAACGATTATCCAATTCACCTTAAAAGAGGAACTTGCTGTGTCAAAGTTCCACAGACCTACAATGAAGGAACACCAGACGAATTTACGCGCAGCAAGTGGGTTATTGATAAGGAAATTCCCACATTTACCAAAGATCGTGATTACATCGAGAAACAGTTTAAAAGTATTCGTACAGTAACAAACAAAATAGATCAGAAATAGAAAATCTGGCATAGGTGATTATATTTTATTGTTGGTTGATTTTGTAAGTAAAACAAAGATAAAATGTTGATTTTATTTAGAAAATCAATCAATTTTACATAGATGGCAAAGAGAAATTAAAAGTAAAAAGAAAGGATCTCGAATGGGAGAAATTAAAATTACAGAGAAGTCAACAAAGGCACAGATTTTAGAAGCATATAACCAGGCTTTAAAAGAACTGGAAGCTTTAAAAGCAATGAATGACTCCCCAATTGAAACAGCAAAAAACGAAGCACTTAGAGCATCGCTCAAAAATGCAGAAACAGCAGCAAAAAATTCAGTGTTCTCAGAAGAAATCATTAAGCAGTATAAAGATTTGAAAATTGCGATTGATGAATATAAAAAAGAACTTGAAAGTCTGTACGGAATCAAAACCGAAGCAGATAGCCTTGCAGCAATTATTAACGCTCACAAATTTAAAATTGCTGATATGGACACAGAATATAAAAAGCTGAAAGATGAACAGGATTCTAAGTTAGCGAAACGTAAAGCGGAAGTTGACGAAGAGATTGAAGAACTTGAAAATAAGCTTTCTAAGGCAAAAAGTAAAGCTGATAAAGAAGCGGAAGAATATGAAGAAGAACTCAAAAAGAAGAGAATCCGTGAAGCAGATGAATACAAATACAATCTGAGAATGAATAGGAAGGTTGATTCTGACGCATGGGATGATGAAAAATCTAAAAGAGAAGCAGAAATCCAGAAGCAGGAAGAGGCAGTAAAAGCCCGCGAAGATGCAATTACAGAAAAAGAGAAAGAAATCCAGGAGATGAAAGAGAAGATTGAAGCATTCCCTGGTGAACTGGAAACTGCAAAAGAAGAGGCTGCGAAAGAAGCGAAAGCGAAAGCTGAAAGAAGTTTTGCATATGAGAAGCGTGCAATTGAGTCTGATAAAAAACATGCAGAAGAAATGGCAGCGGCAGAAATCGCCAACCTTAAGAGTCAGGTTGAATCATTAAAACAGGCTAACAATGAATTAACGAATAAACTTGATGACGCATACAAGAAGATGAACGAAGTGGCAACTGCAACAGTTCAGGCAGGAGCTACAGTTAAGGTTGTCTCTTCAGATAAATAATTAAAATATCGACAGTTACACGGAACAACATGATAGTTTGATTATGACAACTAAGTTTGACTTGTATATGTTATACCATAAGGATCTTGTGCTACCGACAGAAAAATATTATGTATATGTCCATAAAAATCCTCTGACAAACAAAATATTCTATGTCGGATCAGCACAAGGAAACTGTATGAGGGCTTATGAGTTCGATAAACACCGCAACCAACAATGGAAAGAAGAAGTAAAATCTTTTGGTGGCACTTGTAATCTTATAGTTGAAATCGTGCAATACTGTGATGATCCAATAGAAGCTCAAAAAGCGGAGTTTCAGCTTATATATAAACTGAAGAAAATTGGAGAAGCATATTGTAATAATGAGGGCGATACTTCATTTCAACGGAAATATCCAAAATTAAGATACCATTTATACAAAGATGATGAGTATTGGTATTTTGATAAAAAATCCGAATTGTTTCTATATTGTGCAGAAAAATATAATCTGAGCAAACGATTAGTAAACATGATTATTAAAACTGGGAAAGAATACAACGGCGCGAAAGCGGATGCAAAAGGACTTAGAATTATTAAAGAAGGAAAGGAACACATGTAATGTTAGAAATTATATTAAAGCTTCTTAATGAAAATCCAGAAGTAGCAATTAACCTGGTACATGGATATATTGAAAAATATAAACCTGTTGTCTATGGACTTGGCAATGAATGTCTGGAGATTGCAAAAGACTATGTTGAAAATGATGAATTACACCGCTTATGTGCAATGGCGAAAAGAAAAACATTTTTGGCATATACAGAAGTTGGATTCACAGAAGATCAGGCACTTGCACTTATGTTAAACGATAATTTACAGCTTATGAAAAATATGAAACAGGTTTCTGCCTCTGTAAATTCTTCGAAAACAGTAAAATAAGATATAAAAGTTAAAATATATAAACAATGAATTTATAGGAGAATAGAATGGTTAAATGGTTTGAAGAACTGAGTGCCGTTAATGTAAATGAGCATATTAAGCAAAAAAATGGTCTTAATTATTTGAGTTGGATGTGGGCTTGGCAAGAATTAAAGAAAAAATTCCCGTTATCTTATGCAACTGTCCATGAAACCGAAGATGGAATGTTGGTATGGCGTGATCCAATTGGATGTCATGTTAAAACTTCAATTACGCTTGTATGGAGTGAAACAGATGCAGAGGGAAATGAAGTTCTGAAAGAACATACCGCAACTGAGTACCTTCCAGTCATGGACTTCAGAAATAAGGCAGTGCCATATGAAAATGTTGACGCAATGATGGTAAACAAAACGGTGCAGAGAAGTCTTACAAAATGTATTGCAAGACTTGGACTTGGCAGCTATATTTTCGTCGATGAAGATCTTCCAGAAGAAGAGAAAAAAGAAAACGAGAAAAAGAAGAAAGAGAAAAGTGAACTGGACATTGCAAACGCAGAAGCATTCCAGTTAGCAAAAGAACTTTCAAAAGAACATAATACCGAAGTGGCAGCAATTTGCAAAAAATACACCACAAATGGTAATCCAAAAACTATTAAAAATATTGAAGATACAAAATCTTTAATTGAAGAGTTAAAAAAATTAAAATAATTATCTTATAAGGAGAAAGAAATAATGAATAACGTTAGTTTAACAGGAAGATTAGTAAGAGATCCAGAAGTACGTTATAGCCAGGGAGAAAATCCTACTGGCGTTGCGAGATATACACTTGCAGTATCACGTCCATTTAAAAGCAATAATGGTGGACAGGATGCAGATTTCATTTCATGTGTAGCTTTCGGAAAATCTGCTGAGTTTGCAGAGAAATACATGAAACAGGGTATGATGTTTGCTGTTACCGGAAGAATCCAGACAGGAAGTTATGATGGAAAAGACGGAAAGAAAGTATACACAACAGACGTTGTTGTTGCCACACAGGAATTTTGTGAGAAAAAAGGCGATGCGCCAGCAGCGGGGAATACAACAAAACCAGCTAAATCAGCACCAGCGGCAGACGGATTTATGAATATTCCGGACGGAGTAGATGACGAGCTTCCATTTAACTAGGAGAAAATATGAGCGCACCAACAATAAACATTGAAGAAAATAAGAAACTTTTTCTTGATCTGGTTGGCTCAATTGAAAGAGATGGAATTAATGAGCTTGTGGCATTTTTAGAAAAATCTGATTTTTTCACAGCCCCAGCTTCTACAAGATTCCATTGCTCACTTCCTGGTGGATTAGCATTACATAGCTTAAATGTATATCATATGTTCGAGCATAAATGCAAGTCAGAACCATTTAAAAGCATTTTAGGTGATATGCCGGAAGATTCCAGAAAAATAATCACTCTTTTGCATGATGTATGTAAGACATATATGTATGAGATTGATTATAGGAATAAGAAAATTTACAGTGACACTGGATCAAAGAGAGATGAAAAAGGAAGATTCGATTGGGCGGCAGTCGAATATTACACAATAAATGATCGTGTTCCTTATGGACACGGAGAAAAATCGGTCATGATGATCGAAGAGTATATTAAATTGCAACCTTTTGAGAGATACGCTATTAGATGGCATATGGGTTTTTCAGAGCCAAAGGAAAACTGGAATACTCTTGGAACAGCAATTGAAAAATATCCAGTAATATTGGCTCTACATCAATCTGATTTGGAAGCTACATATCTTCTTGAAAAAGATATGAAGTCTGATTAATGAAATTTGGGAGAGCTTATGTTCTCCCTTTTTATTATATAGAAAGAGGAATAATCAATGGGTACAAAACAATTCAAATGTGGTTATGGACATTGCGCCCACAAAAACAAAATTGTCTACGAACCTGAGTCTGTAAAGATTAACACTAGAAGATGGCATAAAGATTGCTATGAGCTTCAAGGACTAATTGCAGAAATTGAAGAAGATTATATACAACATGTTAGTAAATCTGTCCCTATCGCATATTTGAGAAAAGTTATTAATGAAATTGTATTTGGGGAAAAATTGGAAAATGCAAATGTTGAAAAGTGGGAATCAAATCTTAATGCCGGAAGATATTTAAGTTTTTGTCTTAAATTTGCTATTGCGAATAAAATTCCATTAACACATCCACCAGGAATGTATTATCTGATTGATAACGCAAGAATTAAAAAAGCATATCAAAAAGAGAATGAATTGAGAATACAAAAAGAAATAAAAGAAGAAATGAAACACGAAGAGAATACTGCTTCTGCTCCGGTAAGTGTGCCAGTTAGTGTGCAAGTTAAAGCTACCACTCAAAAAGGAAATACAATCGGATTTGGTAGCATCTTAAAAGGAGGAAAATAATGTCAGATGAATTAAATGTATTATGTGATACCCAAGCGGAAGCTGGTGTGATTGCGACATTAGTTCATCACCCGGAATTTATACTTCAGAGCGATTACTTGAAGCCCGGATATTTTTACCACAAAGAAAATGGCTGCATATACTGGGCTATAGATGAATTATTTAAGTCCGGTGTAAAAGTTATTGATACTTTTAATATTACAAATAAGCTACAATCGAATGCGGCAGTAAAAAAGAAAATTGATAGTGTCAACATGCCAGACATGGATGATTTCTTTGATATGTGTGAAGATGCTGCCAGAACGACCATAGAAGAATATAACTTGCTTGTTGCTCAAGTTGTTACATTATCTTTTAAAAGAGATCTTATCAAACTGTTTGATAGAATGAAGAAAAAGATAATTCAGACTCCAATGGAATTGAATGAATTAAGTAATGATGTATACACAGAACTTGAAAAATTAACAAGCAAATATATATTCAACAGAAATGTGTTGAGATTTGGCGATAAAGCAAAAGACATATATCAGGAGATTAAGGATAGGCGTGACGAAAATGGTATTATTGGTATTCCATCAAAATTCAATAAAGTAGGACAATATTTCTGCTATGAACGTGGCGAACTGGTGATGATTTCTGGACGAATGAAGATGGGAAAAAGCTCCTATATGCTTAATGAGGCAATGGATAAAATACAGAAAGGCATTCCTACTGTATACTTCGATACGGAAATGAGCGACAGACTATTTTACATCAGGATGATGGCAAATCTTACTGGTATACCACAGGATAAAATAAAAAAAGGTAATTTGTTACCAGAGGAAGAAAAAATAATTGATGAAACAAATGATTGGCTTTCCGGTAAACCGTTTGTACATATCTTTATTCCAAATTCTACAAATGAAGAACTCTATCTAATCTGCAAATCTTTAAAGTATAGTATGAATCTCCAATTTGTGATTTATGATTATTTTAAAAGTTCCGAATCAGACTCTTCAGCACAATACAATGATTTGGGAGCAAAATGTGATTTTATGAAAAATAGAATTGCTGGTGAACTTGATCTTCCTGTGTTGGCTGGAGCGCAGCTTAATAGAAATGATGAAGTTGCAGATTCAGACAAGTTGGAGAGATATGCGAGTGTAAGTGCAAAGTGGAGGAAAAAGACTTCTGATGAAATTGCAAACGATGGAAAAGAATGCGGAAATTATGCACTTAATGTAAAACTAAACAGATTGGGAGAGGGAATGTTTGAGGACGAATATATTGATTTCAAATTTTCTGGATCAGTCATGCGGATTGAAGAGGCGAAACAGCATACGGAGCAAGAGAAACCATTTTAAAGGTGGACTAAATGGAAGAGTACAGCGAAGAACTTATTGAGGAAATCAAAGAAAGTATAGATATAGTTGATTTCATCGGAGAATACGTTGAACTTAAAAAGAAAGGTAGAGAATATTTTGGAAATTGCCCGTTTCATGATGAAAGAACGGGATCATTTTCAGTAACACCGCATAAAGGTGTCTACTATTGCTTTGGTTGCAAAAAGGGTGGAGATATTATTGATTTTTGCCAAGATTACTTAAATATGACCTATGAACAGGCTATTAATTATCTTGGTAGTGAAGCTGGGATAAGCACTGTAAAAACAAAAATCTCTCCTACTGTGCGCTATCTGAGAAAATCAACCAGAAAAAGAAGAAATAAACAAATCCCAGAACCACATAAGATACTTGATAAAAGTGTTCTGTCTGATTTTGAGCGACGAAAAATAACAAAATGGATCGAAGAAGGAATACCACAATCAATAATGGATTATTACATGGTAATGTATGATAAAGAATCAAACAGAATTGTATACCCAGTATTTGATAATTCCGGGAATTTAATCAATGTGAAGGGTAGAACGCTTTTTGATAATTATAAAGATTATAATATACCGAAATATATGAATTATTATCCTGTTGGAGATTTAGATTACTTCCAAGCATTCTGTTTCAAAAAAAAGATTCTTGATAGAAGTAAAGAAGTAATTATATTTGAATCACTGAAGTCAGTTATGAAATTGGATAGTTTCGGTATTTATAATTCAATATCTTCTGAGACAAGCCAGATTAATATTTTTCAGGTCAGAGAGTTAGTGCAACTTCATTGTGATGTTGTTATTGCATTCGATAGTGATGTTTCGCTTGAAGAAATTAAAAAGAAAGATACTATACAACTTCTCTGCCACTTTACAAATGTATATGTTGTATATGACAGCAGTGGATTATTAGGTGGAAAAACTGAAAAAAATAGTCCGGTAGACAAAGGAAAAGAAATCTGGGAAGAACTTTATAAACAGAGAATTAAAATTTAAGAGGTGAAAAATGTCAGAGTATTCATTTCTGATAGATTCTATGGAGTGGTCTTTTAGCCGCATAAATTCATTTTGTCAATGTAAGTATGAATGGTATTTACAATATATTGAGTCAGCAGTAGGACAAAATAATTTTTATGCAGAATTTGGAAAGTTTTGCCACACCATATTAGAGAAATATGCCAAAGGTGAACTTAGTCTTTTTGAGCTGGCTGATTATTTTGACGCTCATTATGATGAAGAAGTTCCATCAATGGTATATCATAAGACTGCAGATATCCGGCAGAGTTATCGAGATAAAGCAGTTGAGTATTTTGAAAACATTGATCTTGACCTTGAGAAATATGAAATCCTGGGAATTGAAAAGAAATGTAATTTTACGGTTGGTGGTAAACCATTTGTCGGTTACATAGATTTACTTCTTAGGGATAAAAAGACAGGCGGAATTATAATACTAGATCATAAATCTTCAGAATATCCGCTAGGCAAAAGAGGACAGGTTTTAAAGTCAGAAGAAAAGAAATTCAAATCATATAAGCGGCAGCTATATTTATATGCAATTCAAGTATACAACGAATACGGAGTTTACCCGGAAAAGGTTGGATGGAATTACTTTAAGAATAGGAAATGGTTGTTTCTTGACTTTGATAAGGAAGATTATGACGAAGCACAGAACTGGGCTTTAAGTACGATAGCAGAAATAAACGAAGAAGAGAATTTTAATCCAAACGTAGATTTTTACTACTGTCACAATCTTTGCAGATATAGAAACTCCTATTGTGAATATAAGAACTATTAGGAGGTACTGATTTGTCGCAAATTGATTTGAATTATGTTGTATATCATCTTCATAGTGACCTTTCAAATGGTGTCACAAATGTAGATAGCGTTACCAAGTTCAAAGAGTATATTGAAAAAGCAAAAGAATTTGGCATGAAAGCAATGGCATTTAGTGAACATGGATCAGTATTTGAATGGTATCACAAAAAAGAAGCTATTGAAGCTGCCGGAATGAAATATATACATGCAATAGAAGCATATATCACAGAAGATAATAATACAACCAATAGAAAGACAAAGACAACATATACTGCAGTCGATTTACTCTCATCTGTTAAAACAAAAAAAGAAGTAAAAATTACTTTTGAAAAATACTGGGAGCGTGAAGATGGGGCATATATTGCGGAAAGTGTTGACGGGAAAGAAGTTCTAATTGATCCTGAAACAATAACCATTAAAGAAGAAAAAGTCATTAAAACCAGAGACAATTATCACTGTGTTTTAATTGCTAAAAATCTCGATGGTGTTCGTGAAATAAATAAATTAACATCACAATCTTTCTGTAGAAGTGATAGTCATTTTTACTATGCACCACGAATCTACATGGATGATCTATTCAATACTTCCAGCAACATTATTATTACATCTGCTTGTCTTGGAGGTGCGCTAAATAAAGGAACTGACGAAGTAAAAAATAGATTTCTAAAATTTTTCATAGAAAATAGGGATAGATGTTATCTTGAAATTCAGCACCATAACGTAGAAGATCAGATACAATACAACAGGAAGTTATATGAACTTAGCAAAAAATATGGGATTCCGTTAATTGCCGGGACTGATACACATGCACTTAATGAGTCACATATGGCAGGACGTAAAATTCTTCAGTTGAGCAAGGGTGTACATTTTGCAGAGGAAGATGCCTGGGATTTGACATTCAAATCTTATCTTGAATTGTGTAAAGCCTATGAAATACAAAATTCTTTGCCAGAAGAGGTTTGGCGAGAAGCGATTGCTGAGACTTGTCGCATGGCAGATAGAATTGAAGAGTTTACGCTTGATAAGAATACCAAATATCCAAAAATCTATGACCACCCTTTAGAAACATACAAAAACAAAATAAATGAAGCGTATAAACATCATCCGTATGTAAGAAAAAGGTATAAGCCAGAAGAAATAAATCCCACCATAAGAGAAGAAGTAAGCGTATATGATACAACAAAGTCAATAGATTTTATGCTTTTACAAACATATCTTAGAGAATGGGAAAGAAAGCATGGTATCTTTTGTGGATATGGAAGAGGATCTGTTTCAGGAAGTGAAGTAGCGTATATTCTTGGTATTACTCAGATGGATAGCAAGAAATTTGGGTTAAACTTCTTCCGATTTATGAATCCAAGTCGAGTAACAAATGCCGATATAGATACAGATTATTCCTCAAAAGACAGAGACATTATTAAACAATTCATTCTTAGGGATCATATGGATCTTCCGAATATAAGAGCAAGTGAGATTATTACATTTAATACTATTGCATTAAAAGGCGCGATAAAAGATGTAGGACGAGCTTTGAGAATGTCTATTGTTGAAACATCTGCAATCTCTGAAGCTGTATATCTTGACGAAAACAACAAATGGGTTATTGATGATGCTTTCAGAAAGAGATATCCAGAATTATTCAAATATGTTGATATTGTAAACGGAACAATAGTTTCTATTGGATCTCATCCATCTGGTGTATTAGTAAGCGATTTGGATATAGAAGAAGAAGTTGGAATGTGCAGTCTTGCAACTTCTGATTATCCAGTATCAATGCTTAATATGAAAGAACTTGATGCACTGATGTACGTTAAACTAGATATCCTTGGTTTGGACAACATTGGTGTTATTAATGAAACGTGCAAACTTGCAGGAATTGAGAGAATGACTCCTGACAATGTTGATCTGGATGATGAAGAAGTTTGGAAAGACATACGAGATGACACAACACTTATATTCCAGTGGGAGAGTACATCCGCACAATCTTATTTGAAAAGATTTATGTCAGACGAAACAATTGCTATTGCCAAAGCACATAACAAAGATTTCTCATATATCAAGTGGTTTTCGTTTGGAAATGGTCTTTTACGTCCTGGCTGTGCAAGTTTCCGTGATGATGTTGCAGACGGAAACATTATGATTACGGGATTTAATGAATTGGATAAATTCCTTTCGGTTACTTCCGGGCGAATAACAATGCAGGAAGATATTATGAGATTCTTAGTAAAATTTTGTGGATATTCTGATGCAGAATCAGATACAGTCCGACGTGGAATTGCAAAGAAATATGGTACTGAGAAATTCATTGATGAAATTCACGATAGGTTTATAAGCTATTCCAATGAAACATATGGGGCATCAGTAGAAGTATTAGAAGAAATATTCCCACCTATTAAACAGGGTATTTTGGATGCAACAAGATACGCATTTTCCTGGAATCATTCAGACGCGTACTCTTGCATTGGATATATATGTGGATATTTAAGACACTATTATCCATTGGAATTTTTAACTGCTGCGTTAAATATTTTCGAGGGAAAAGAAGAAAAAACTTTAAATATTACGAACTATACCAGAAAAAAAGGAATAAAAGTTGAAGGAATTAAATTTCGACATTCTACAAGTAACTATACTTTTGATAAAGAAAAAAATGTAATTTATAAAGGAATTGCCTCTATTAAATATTTGAATAGCAAAGTTGCGGATGCGTTTCAGTCAATTAAAGATATGCAGTTTAAAGATTTCATTCATCTGTTGGCTGTTATAGAAGAAAAAAAGCTTCCGGTAAACTCAAAGCAAATGAAGATTTTGATAGAACTTGGATTTTTTGGAGAGTTTGGTGAAGCTAAATGTTTATTGAAACAGTATGATTTTTTCAACGAACTTTATGGCAAAAAGCAGATGAAAAAAGATAAAGCTGAAAAGCTTGGTATTCCACTTGAATTGGTAAGAAAAAACGCTGAAAAAGAAAGTGAAAAGACATTTACAAAAGTTGATATGAATGGATTATTGCACGATTTTGTTGCAGTAATGCCATATGAAAAGACAACTTTCGTAGATAAGGTAGGATATCAGATCAACGATTTGGGATATGTTGACATTGTAAGTCAAGATTACAAAGGATATGTTGTTGTAATGGACGTTGAAACAAAATATACACCAAAACTGAAGGTTTATGCACTTGCCAATGGAAATACCATAACGGTAAAAATTGCGAAAAAGGATTTTAATAAAAATCCACTTCAAGTAGGAGATGTAGTTAGAGTAAACGACCAGAAGAAAAAAGCAAGGGTGAAAATGTCATCAGAAGGAAAATTTGTTCCAGTAGAAAATGAGTTTGACTGGTGGCTTACCAAATATGAAGTTATAGGAAGAAAATAATGTTATTTGGAAAATATAAATACACAGATTCCGAGGAAAAAGAATTGCTGGATTCTATTGTTATATTGGTAGATACAAGGGAAAAGGTAAACGATCATATTACAGGTTACTTTGATAAACATGACATACCATACAAGAAAAAAGCATTAAAGAACGGAGATTATAGTTTTTTCGTACCACAAAACGAGAAATTAGGGATATTCCGTGATACTTATTTCCACGACGATATTTTTGTAGAGAGAAAGGCAAGCTTAGAAGAATTGTCTGGAAATCTTTCTACGAAACGTGCAGATTTTGAAGAAGAACTGGCAGTTGCTAAAGCTCACAAAAAATATCTGCTTATAGAAAATGCCAATTATGAAGATATTGTAAACGGTAGATATAACACACAGTACAATAAGAAAAGTTATCTTGGAAGCATTCACAGCTTCAATCATAAGTACAATCTTGAAATTGTATTTATGCCAGATAACGCATACAGTCCAATTTTTATTTATGGCGTTATGCAGTATTATCTCCGAAATCTGATTAAATAAACAGATAGGGGGATTTAATTCCCCCTATTGTTATACGAAATAAATGAAAGGATAAAACAGTAATGGCTACTAATGACCAGATTACAAGAATTAAACAGCTTACTAAAATTCTGAATAAATATCGTGATGAGTATTATAACGAATCTCGACCGTCGGTAGATGATTTTACATATGATTCTATGATGGATGAATTAAAAGATCTTGAAGATAAAGCAGAATTTCACTGTGCCAACAGTCCAAATTACACAGTTGGATATGTTGTCAATTCAGAGTTGCCTAAATTTAAGCATAGTTATCCGTTGTTGAGTCTTGACAAGACGAAAGATAGAACGGTTGCAGCGAATTTTGCAAAAGGTAGAAAAGCTCTTTTAATGCATAAATTGGACGGTCTTACTATTTGCCTGATTTATGAAAATGGGGAACTTGTTTCTGCTAGTACAAGAGGAAATGGCGAAGAGGGAAGCCTTATTACGGATAATGCCAGAACCTTTATGAATATTCCACAGAAAATCCCGTATAAAGGTCATCTGAAGGTTACGGGTGAAGGAATTATTCACAGAGACGATTTTGAAAAGATAAATGAAAAACTACCGGAAGAAGATAGATACAAAACACCACGAAATCTTGCTGGTGGATCAGTACAGCAGTTAAATTCTGAAATATGCTCAAAGAGAAAAGTGTGCTTTTATGCATTTAATGTGTTGGAGGGATTTGATGAAATCAATTCACTTTCTGGCAGATTGTATGCAGTAAACAATCTGGGATTTGATATTTGTACCTTCTTTGAATACGATGTGGCACAACATGATTTTGTGGTATTTAACAATTTTGTGAATGAGCTGGTTGATATTGCAGAGGAAACAAAAACTCCGATTGATGGAGTCGTTATTATGTACGATGACATTGCTTATGGAAAAAGTCTTGGAAAGACAGGGCATCATTATCGCAATGGATTAGCATTGAAATTCAAAGAAGAAGAGGAAGAAACCACGATAACCAATATCGAGTGGCAAGTTGGTAGAACCGGAAAGATAACGCCAGTGGCAGTCTTTAAGCCAGTCATATTGGATAACACTACAGTCTCAAAAGCATCATTGCATAATATTAACACTATGCAGAAATTAAAAATCAGACCGTATGCAACAGTTACAGTGGTTAAATCAAACGAAATTATCCCTCAGATTATCAAGTGCACAGGCGGCACATCTTACGAATTTGAAATTCCGAGAACTTGTCCGGTATGTGGCAGAGTAACTACTTTTGCAGGGGACGGAGAAACAATAAATATTTATTGCAAAAATCCAAATTGCCCGGCTCAGAGCGTCAGAGGGTTATCATATTTTGCTTCAAAAGATGGCATGAATATTGATGGACTTTCAGATAAAAAGATTGAGAAGTTGGTTGATGCCGGGATTATTAGTAACCCTCTGGATATTTATAATCTGGATCTGCATAGGACTGAAATTGTGGAATTTGAAGGAATGGGAGAAAAATCATTTGATAAACTTCTTTCTTCTATTGAAAAGAGTAAGAATGTAAAACTGGAAAATTTTATTGCAGCATTAGGCATTCCGAATGTGGCACTCAGCAAGGCAAAAATAATCAGCAGAGAGTTTAACGGCGATTGGAACAAGTTTGAGGCAGCAGTTATTTCCGGATTTGATTTTACACAGCTTGACACGTTTGGTGTTGAGATTAACAAGAGTATTCACAAGTATTTCAAAGAAGTGTTCTTTGCCAATGACATATATAAAGAACTTGTATCTCTTATGAAATTTCAGATGCAGCAAGTATCAGACGAGCCACAAATTTTTAAAGATATGATTTTTGCCATTACTGGAAATGTTCATATCTTTGCAAGTAGAAAAGAAATCCAGAAGAAAATTGAATCTCTGGGCGGTAAAGTGGCAGGAAGTGTTTCAAAGAAAACGGCATACCTTATAAATAATGATGTAGAAAGTTCTTCCAGTAAAAATAAAGATGCAAAGAAAAATGATGTACCTATTATTACAGAGGAAGAATTTTTAAAACTACTAAATAAACGAAATAAAGGATAATAAAAATGATGAATGAACATATTGCTGAATTATTCGATAAATATTGCATTGCCCGCGATTGTAAAACTTGCAAATACAACGAGGATAAGAGAGTAGTTTTTGGTGAAATGTCTTGCAATGAGGCGTATGAAAATGATTACCGTAAAAGACATACAAAATAAAGGAGATTACAAATATGAGAATAACCGAAATTGATTTGAATATTATGAGCGCACCACAGAGTTATTACCTGGCGCAAGGAATTTCAAAGGATCTTAATTTTTCTACGGGGCTTCCGGCACTCTTTGAGAGAATGTATGGAATGAAAGAGAAAATTGAAGCGTCCTATGTAGATGACTATACAGATAATGTTGACATTGAACTTGGTGAAGCCATTCTTGTTGATAATGTTTTTAATTTGATTGTAAAAGAAAACAGTTATAATAAGCCGGACTCTGACAGACTTCTGGATGCTATTGTAAATATGAGAGATCAGATGGACGCAAAGATGATTAAAAAATTGGCTATACCGAAAATCTGTTGTGGCAGAAATGGTTTAGAGTGGGACGATGTACGGAGTATGTTTGAATTTGTTTTCGCGGATTCTGATGTACAGATTCTTGTTTGCATACAGTAGGAGGTAAGAATGTCAGAAAAATCGCCAGTTTACCTTCTTATGGTAACGAGAAACAATAATAACAAATATTATAAGATGATTCCACATGGCGATATCTTTGAAGTTGAATATGGACGTGTTGGTGCAACTTGCCAGCACGCTTCCTACTCAATGTCACAGTGGGATAAAAAGTATAAAGAAAAAATCAAAAAAGGCTATGTCGATCAGACACACTTAGTTCAGGATCTTATTCAGAAAGAACCAGTAAAATCTAATGATGGCTATAAAAAAATTGAAAACAAAGTAATTGCCGAAATTGTTCAAAGGCTACAAGATATGGCACGTCAGAAAATCCAGGCAAACTACAAAGTTTCTTCACAGCAAGTAACACAAGCTATGGTGGATGAGGCACAGAATGTCATTGATGACCTTATGAATAAAGAAACAGTAGAAGATTTCAACAATACACTTCTCACATTATTTACTGTAATCCCACGAAAAATGGGAAACGTGAATGATTATCTTTCAAGAGGAAAAGATGATTTCGCAAAAATTCTGAAAGATGAACAGGATCTTCTTGACGTTATGAGAGGTCAGGTTGTTACACACACTGTTCAGAACGAGCCAGAAAAAGTAGAAGAAAATAATGAAGAAACAATCATTGAAGCAATGGGGCTGATTTTTGAAGAAGTTGATGCTTCAGAAGTGGAAATGATTAAAGGTAAGTTGGGCGAAATCAGCAACAGATTCTATAAGGCTTGGCGTGTTCGTAATATTCGCACTCAGAAGCGGTTCGATGATTTTGTTAAAAAAGAAGGAATCAAAACAAGAAAATTATTATGGCATGGCAGCCGAAATGAAAACTGGTGGTCAATCATCAATACTGGATTAGTGCTTCGTCCGACTAATGCTGTGATAACTGGAAAACTATATGGAATGGGGACGTATTTTGCACCTAAAGCAAGAAAATCTCTTGGATATACAAGTGTAAGTGGAAGCTATTGGGCGCATGGAAATGATACATCTGGTTTTATGGCACTTATGGATGTTGCGTATGGCACTCCATTTGATGTATATGATTTTAATTCAAAATATTACAATATGAATTATGAAAATCTGCAAAAATTCAAAGAAGGAGCTAATTGCTTACATGCTCATGCAGGAGCAAGTCTTGGCGGTTATTCTTCATTAAAAAATGATGAGATTGTAGTTTATAAAGAAGAACAATGTACGATTAGATATTTGGTGGAGTTAAAATAATGGTTTCTAAGAATCAAAAATACGGGAAATTAACCACTTGCTATGTCGTTGGTAGGAAAAACAGATGTAAAGTGTGGCATTGTAAATGTGAATGTGGAAATGAAATAAATGTGCAAAGTACATTATTGGTATCTGGGAATACAAAATCATGTGGGTGTCTAAAAAAAGAATCTTCACAAAGGCATGGCGAGCGTGTTAGAAAGCTAAATGTGTATGATTTAAGTGGAGAATATGGAATAGGTTATACTTCTGATGGAAAAGAATTTTATTTTGATTTAGAAGATTACGAAAAAATCAAAAAATATACCTGGTCAATAAATCCAGATGGATATGTAATAAGTGTGCCTTTTGGAAAACCACTTAGGATGCATATTCTAATTATGGGATCAGATAGAACATTGGATATTGACCATAAAAATCACATTACATATGATAATCGAAAATGTAATTTGAGAGCAATTGAGCATTATCAGAATATAACGTATTCTAAAACTTATTCAAATAATACAAGTGGAAGAAAAGGCGTGTATTACGACAAGAGTAGAAATAAGTGGATGGCTTGTATTACATTTAACAAAAAGACCACATACCTTGGAAGATTCGATACATTTGATGATGCAGTGAAAGCTAGGGAGAATGCTGAAAGAGAGTTGCATGGAGAATATCATTTTGAGGATAACTAAATGAAAAACATAAAGAAATATATGAGAAACATAAAGATTATTATTTTTCTTTTCTTGTTGGTTGAGATGGCTTGTTGTATGACTATTTTACCAGGATATTTAATTTGTAACATGGTCATAACAAACGGATTTACAATAGCTGCATTTTTGATAATATGCGGTAAATGCTTACTTCTTTATTTTATATTTGCATTGTTGGCAATATTACTGGGAAGTAAAATATGGAAAGATTGATACACTATATATAGTATTTAAAATGTAAACATAATACTAAATATAAAAAAATAACTAAATAAAATTCTGTTTTTATTGTTTATTTCAATTTTCCCCATAAATATGCTATTCCTTTTATATGGGGTGGGGTAGATGTTGAGTAATATATTTTGAAAAGTGACAAGGAAACAATTTATGCAAATGGAAGAAAAATGTGTAAAAAGGTTCGATATGGTTGAGGGCTCATTCACATTAGAACCAGATAAAGGCATTAATATAGATAAATTATTAAAAATCTTTGGTGTGGATATTTCAGGAAAACCAGATTCATACACTATCCAATATTTAAAAACTGTACAAGCGAAAAAGCATAAGAAAAAGAGAATAAATAAAAAATGGATAAAAAGGTATGGGTATAAACAAAAGTGGTTTAATAGCAAAGGTTGGAAACTAAAGAGTTATAAAGATGGAACAGCAGAGTTTGTAAAATAAATTGTACATAAGAGTTATAGCCAAATGACTTATATGGCAATTGGAGGAAAGTATAAAGGATGAATAATTTCGCAAGAAATATCGGTATTTGGTATTACGATAGAAAATGGGCGGAAGTATTATTTGAAAAGATTTTGGACAGTTATCCAGGATATTGTTTATTCCGCATTTATAGAAATCAATTAAAAATTATATTGACGGACGAAACGTCAATTAGATTCTTTAATGTTAATTGTACTAGCAGATCAATGGCATTAACAGAGTCATATATTCAAAAAGGGATAGACTATAATTTATTTTGCAGTAAAATTGCCCCAGCAACAAAGAGAGGTATTAAGGGAAAATATATTATAGAAAATTACAATGATATTGAAAATCCACAAGACGCGACACGTTATTATTTAAAGAAGAACTGTGAGAAGGAAGAAGAAATGGATTTAGTACAATTACCAGATGGACAAATTGATACCGTAGGAAATAAACATCACGTCATTGATATTGTACGGGAAAAATGTGGTGATGACATTGCAAGGATTATCTCACAATGGATTGATCCAGAAAATACAGGTGAGATGAAAAAGTGGCGCGATTCCTTTAAAGAAGAATTTGAAGAAGAAAAGCGGCAGGAAGAAATGGCAATTATAGAAAAGTTGAATAAGATTTATTGTACATAAGATAAATGAAATAAATATTGACACATATAACTTAATATGATATTATATAAGAAAGCTGAATGGGAAAACCCAGTCAGTATTTCTTATATATAAGATAAACTAAATAAATATACAACCAAAGGAGAAAAAGAGTTGAATAATCTTGAGACTAATCAATCTTACACGGGGGGACAATTGAGCCGAGAATAAAATGTGAAATTTTTCGTGACTCAATGCAGAATTATAAAAAGTATGGTATTCGTCCCGCACAACTTATTATAGCAGATGTGCCGTATAATGCGGGAAATAATTTTTATGGTTCAAATCCTATGTGGTATAAAGGTGGAGATAACAAAAACGGGGAAAGCAAGTTAGCTGGAAAGTCGGCGTTTAATTCAGATTTTAACTTTAATCTCTACGAATATTTTCATTTCTGTTCAAAAATGTTAAAGAAAGAGGATAAAAAGAAATCTATTCGTGGGAGAAGTAGTGATTCACCTTGTATGATCGTGTTTTGTTCATTTGAACAAATTCAGACACTTATTAATGCAGCAGCGAAACACGGATTTGTTCATTACATACCACTTGTGTTTGTTAAGAATTATAGCCCACAGGTGTTGAAAGCAAATATGAGAGTTGTAGGGGCTACAGAATATGCATTACTTTTATATAGAGACAGACTTCCTAAATTCCGTAATGGCGCACAATATGATGAGAACGGAAAAACAATCAGAGGGACTGGACATATGATATTTAACTGGTTCACATGGGAAAAAGATACAAAAGAAATACCAAAGATTCACCCTGCACAGAAACCAGTTGCACTATTGAAGAGGCTGATTGAAACATTTACCGATCCTGGCGATGTTGTGATTGATCCTTGTTGCGGAAGCGGAAGTACATTGAGAGCAGCTTGTGAGTTAGGAAGAAGTTCATACGGATTTGAAATTGACCGAACATTTTATCAAAAAGCCAAAGATGAGATGTTAATTGATTACATCAAGTAAAAAGAAATAAATACACAACCAAAGGAAGAAAAGTTGGCGTTGAATTGAAATAAAAATATTATGATTTGGCAGTGCAAAGAATGCGCGAAGTATAACAAATCAGATAGGAGAAAGCTTATGGAGAGAACTATTGGATGGCGAAGAAAGAAAAATTTTTCTAAAGCACGAAAGAAAAAACGTACCGCAACGGACATTGGAGTGAATGATGCAAAGAATGGCGAGCGATTACGTGTTAAATGTGACGGGCAATATATAAAAGGGAAAATCCCTATTTATCATTCAAAAGCCAGACGACGTACAAACAATCGTGGATTTTATGGTTCTACAGTGAATTGGAAACATAGAGATGCACAAAAAGTTCTTTCTATGGACTCGCAAGAGGAAGAATTTAATGACGAAAAAGAGGTAAAAGATGGGAAATGTTGATGAAACTACAGATGCTTTAAAAGTATCAAGAGGAAGCATTCTGATGGCGAATCATGACAGAGAGTATGTAAACAAAGAAAATACTCTGCAGATAAAAGCCGGAGATAAGATTATTGTCGGTTATGACGGATTACTTCATCCAGTAAACAATAATAAAGCAGCCATTACAATTGACAATGATCTTGAAGTGGAAGGTTATTCTGCCACTGGATTATCAGAATATCTCGTCGCCTGGTTGGATTCTAGCCTGGATTTGAAAGAAAATTTGAGAAGAACAATGCTTGATCTTGATGAATTTAAAGCAGTAATTGAAAATGCATTAGTAGTTATTGGAATGAAAAGAGAAGAAGCTGAGAATGAATAGAAGTCACATTGTATATACGATGAAACATAAGAGAGCATTTCTCAGAGTGGAAAAGGAATTGCTTGGTTATAATACTGTTCGAGGATTTTTGCATGACCTTGATAAAGTTTTTATGTATTTGGCGACTCCGAAAAGCTGGGAGAAAAAAGTCTCTAAATTTCACAGAAAATATTCCCGACATCATCCTATAAGAGCACGAACAAAAGCGGATTATATTCAGATGATTGTTGACTGGGAGTGCTGTAGGTTCACAAAGCCAGATAAGCCCATGACAGCCCGGCAGACATTATATAAATTGTTTCCAGAAATGGAAGATAAGATTCTGCCATTACTGGAAGAACTCAATCTGTAAGGAGGAAAAGATGATTCAGCTTGGTAATGGATATGAAAAAGTCTGTGAATATTTACAGAAACATAATATAAATTCACTCGAAGAAATTGTTGGAATGGACGCATTTCATATTTTTCCACGACAGGGAGTTGTACCCTATGAAATTAGAAATGTTGAATTTATTGGAAATGTAAGAGTATGGGGATTCAAAACGAATGATTCTCATAGGTTGGTTGAGCTTGGTAATTCAATATTTCTGGATGAAAAAGAAGCAAGAGAATATGAAGTCTTGCAGCTACATAAAAGAACTTTGGATCAGCAGCAAAACATCATAAAGCGGAGAGTTGAAGAGATAGACAGGGATTTGAATAAATTGGACTATCTCTTAGAACGTTATCCGACAACTGAATCAAGATGCAGATTTAAAAAATGTTGTGAAAACTGCTCACATCACGAAGATGGCATCATTGAGGGAAAAATTACATGCGTTGATTTCGGCAAACCAGAAGATTGTTATTTCTGGAAGCCGGATATAGAAGCATTTAAGAAATGGTTAAAAGAGCATGAAGTAGGATAAAAAACAACTTTCATTTTATAGTTTAAAAATACGATGGTTGTCGTATTAGAAATCAAATATGAAAGAGTTTCTTCCTATTGTATATAGAAACAGAATTGTGAAAGGACGATTAGAACGTGAGTTCAGAGACAGTAGATAAAAGTTGTTTTCAACATAGATTAAAAATATTGGTGGCATGTGAAGAATCACAAAGGGTATGTATTGAGTTTAGAAATAAAGGGCATGAAGCATATAGCTGTGACATAATTGAATGTTCTGGCGGTCATCCTGAATGGCATATCATGGAAGATGTACTTCCGCTGCTGAATGGGAATTGTGAGTTTCGGACAGTTGATGGAGCTTTACATAAAGTTAGTGGTAAATGGGATATGATAATTGCATTCCCGCCATGTACGCATTTGGCTGTAAGTGGAGCTGCTTGGTTTGAAAAGAAGAGAGAAGATGGGCGACAAAAAGACGGTATTGAATTTTTCTGCAAATTTATTGAGGCTGATTGTAACAATATTGTGATTGAAAATCCTATTGGTATTATCAGTGGTGATTATATTCCAAAATGGTTTCCAGAATTAGCAGATAAATATGATCTACCCAAAAGCCCACACAAATTATTCATCCGTGGATGTTTGGTGATAATTACTCCAAAAGTACATGCTTGTGGATCAAAGGACTGCCACAACTTATTCCTCTGGTTACAGAGCAACCAGAATTGGAATGGTTTGAATGGTTTGATGGGAAAACTGGGAAGAAAAAACGACAACCAAAATGGTTTGCAGACGCATGGCATTTACCATCAGAAGAAAGAGCAAAAGTAAGAAGTAAAACATTCCCAGGAATCGCTAAAGCAATGGCGGATCAGTGGGGATGAAAGGTTTAATAAAAGATGAATAAAATAAATAACAATAAAAAAAGAAGGGAGTAACACCTTATCCTAGTGAAACTAGGTTGGGTGTTGGAGAAAAGAGATATACGCCCGGAAAATTTCTGATCGTGGCTAACAGTTCATAATTTGTTTGAACTAAAGTACAAGTAAGGTAAAACCTAAACGCAAGACTTGTACGAAACATAGCAATCCACAAAATTGCCATTCACCGGATTCGGTTAGTGGCTGGTGTGAAAGTTTGTTGGTTTAGTACAGGAATTTCAAGTTTTGTAGCATGTTATTTAGCAAAGGATGTGGACGAGATTATATATACTCATGTCCCAAATCAGCATCCTGATAGCTTACGTTTTCTACATGATTGTGAAAAATTATTAGGAAGAAAAATAACTATATTACAATCTGAAAGATATGCGTCAGTAGATGATGTTATTGAGAAAACACGTTGCATCAATACTCCGTATGGCGCACCTTGTACAAAATTTTTGAAGAAAGAAGTAAGAAAGAAATGGGAAGCACAAAACTTTGACCACCATACTTATGTATGGGGATATGACTTAAATGAAAAGCGCAGAGCTGACAGATTAGTAAATACTATGACAGACTACGACCATGAATTTCCGTTAATCGAAAATGGATTCACAAAAGAAGATTGTCATGCACTTGCAAAAGAACTGGGGTTAAAACGTCCAGTTATGTATGATCTTGGATATCCCAATAATAACTGCGTTGGATGTGTAAAAGGCGGTATGGGATATTGGAATAAGATTAGAGTAGATTTCCCAGAGGTGTTTGAACGTAGAGCAAGACAAGAAAGGGAAATAGGGCATAGTTGCATTAAGGGAGTGTTCTTAGATGAACTTGATCCTAAACGTGGACGTATGGATTTAGAGGTTATGGAAGATTGTGGAATAGCTTGTCAGCTTGTATTGAAAGATAGGGAAGAATTGAAATGTTAGATGGAATCATATATGGCTTGATCGTTGCATGGATTCTGGCAATATTCAATGTAGATAATATCTGTATCAATGTATTACAGCCGTTTTTCACAAATGTAAAATTGACAACAGATCATTACTATTTCGCATTTGGTGTATTTGGCTTAATTGCAGGAATAGTGTCACATAGCAATTAGAAGAAAGGAAAAGTAAATGAAAATTAAAAACATAAAAGATGTCGAGACATTTTGAAGGTAGTAAATGAGTGCGAAGGTGGAGTAACACTGACCTCTGTATATGGTGATAAGTACAACCTTAAATCTACTTTAACACAATATGTAGCGGTTGCAGCACTTGTGGGCGAACACGGCGATGAGTTGGAACTTTGGTGTTCTAATAAAAATGACGAAAAGAAATTCTTACAGATGTTCAACGAACATCCGGAAATGCTGTAGAAAGATGGAATAAATAAATGAAAACAACAATTATTGGAAGCCTGATATATGGTATGTTATTTGCGGCACTTACAATAGTAGCAGACGCAAAGCCTAATACTCCGAAGTTCTGGGCTTTACTTGGAATATCTGCCGCAATGGTTATTAATGAAATGTGGCAAAAATAGATTAAATTAATTTTTTATCGTTATTTTCCAATTTTTATACCTCTTTTACATGATTTTTAGTGGCAATAAACACTATATTTGGTAGAAAGATATACATATAGCATACAAAATATAGTATAAATGCCACTAAATCAGCACTTTTCTACAATAGTTTTACAATGAAAAATTAATTCAAAGTTGGGAACTGGTGAATTTTTGCGAAGTTGATAAGTTCGCTGCAACTTCATATTGTGCCATACATGGTGTAGATTCATCACTCAATATTGGAGATATTACAAAGGTAGATGAAAATGAAATGCTCCCGTTTAACATGATTTGTGGAGGTAGTCCATGCCAGGATTTCAGTATTGCCGGTAAGCAAGCCGGAAGTGGATGGACATGCAAAGATTGTACGGACGAAGAGGGGAAACCATTTACATATAACCCTTTAACAGTTCATTGGTCAGTTAGAGACAAATGCCCTAATTGCGGAAGCAAAAATCTTGATAAGACACGTTCTTCTTTGTTGGTTGAATGGTTACGTGTTGTTCGAGCAAATAAACCAGCTTGGGGAATTTATGAGAACGTAAAAAATATTGTAGGAAAATCATTTAGAAACACATTTGATATGTTCATAGAAGAACTTCACGAATATGGATATAACACTTACTGGAAAGTGTTGAATGCTAAAGATTTTGGCATTCCACAGAACAGAGAACGGTTATATCTGGTAATCATCAGAAAAGAACTGGATAATGGGAAATTTAATCTCCCAGATGGATTTGAGAGCGACATAACAATGTATGACATTCTTGAGGATGAAGAAAACGTACCAGATAAATACTACGTTGATTCAACCAAAGAGAGAAAAGCATTACAGGAAATGATTGACAGTGGAAAGCTGAACAAATCTTACTCAAATACCATCAGACATGGGGGGGGCGAGGCTCACTAGATCGTCACATGTGGGATCTGATACAGACGAAAAATACCGTCAAGGGGCAATCGTAAGTAATTATGCAGATCATGTAAATCATATAACCGATTGTGCAAATACACTTATGGCAAGAGATTATAAAGGATTTGGCAAGCAGAGTATGAATGCGGTGATTATGCAGAAACCAGCCAGAAAGGAATAAAATGAACAGATATATTTGTGAACGAAGATGTGACGAAGGAATGAGAACGTTCAAGGGGGGCTTTGTGGCACTATCCGAACGATTAATGCAGGAGGGGATAAAAGAGTGATTGTAGAAAATAACGATAAAGAAATAAATATTGATGACTATGCCATCCGCCGATTGACACCAAGAGAGTGCTGGCGATTAATGGACTTTTCCGACAGTGATTTTGATAAAGCAAAGGCAGCAGAAACATCAGATAGCCAGTTGTATAAACAGGCGGGAAATTCTATTTGTGTGGGAGTTTTATACCACATATATAAGAATCTGTATCAGGCAATGCCATATCTTTTCAAAGATTTAAAGGTAAGTAGCTTCTTCTCCGGAATCGGAGCTTTTGAGAAAGGACTGGACAGATTATATGCGGAAATCCAATAAAGAACAACCAGGAATAAAAGTATTAGGACGTTTAGATATAAACGGACATGATATTTTAAAAAGAGTTTATTCGGCTGATGGATATTGCCCTACTCTGACAACGATGATGGGGGGGCAAACACAACCGAAAGTAGTAATTCGGAGGAAACATGAACGATATTAAGCCAAAGTTAATGGGTGGAATTGGCGAAATTAACTTTGGTAAACAATATCGTCAAGGAAATCGAATATATGACGCTGCTGCAATCGCCATGTGTGTTCTAGCTCAACCAGTTGGGAACACTGGCGGCTACAGCTACCTATATCTTATCAAAAGAAACAGCCAGGAGAAAAAACATGAATAAGAAGGTACTCAAAGTTGGAAATCTTTCAACTGGTAATTCGCAAGCTGGAACAATTTATAGAACATGGGGGGGCTTTCCCCTACATTGTGTGCCGGAACTCACGGATATGCACTTGGTTATATAGTTGTTAATAAAAAGAAAGTCAGTAAGAAACAAATAAAATATAGGAGGAATGAACTATGAATACATGCGTAAAAATCATTGATAATTGTTTGGACTGCAATAGTTGTTTTGTTGACAGAATACTTACTGCAGATTCATGGGATCACGAAGAAGGTGCGTACTGTAAAGAAGTTCTAAAAAACGGAAAACCTCGACTTATTGCATCAGATGACTGGGATTTGAGAAAGTGGTCAAAAGTCCCAGATTGGTGTCCAAAGCTCATAAAAAGCAGATTAAACGAGTTACGAATTAAAGCAGGAGTTCTCAGTAATAAGAAGTTTGATGAAAAGCTGAAGGATCTTTTAAAGAGCCAGAGTGAAGAGTATTCAAAATTGATAAAAACATTGATCTCAATGGGGTTCGCATACGATCAAGTAGCATTTGAAAGAGATGTTGCAATTGAACAGTTAAATAATCTTGGTATTCAGTTTGGAGAAGATACTTCAAAATGTAGAGTAGTGAGGAATAAAAATTGAATTATTATAAAGCCAAATTAATCAACAGAAAATCTATCATAGATCGTGAGACAAGCAAGCCTTATATTAGATGTCAAACAGAAGAAGAGTTTTGCGAAACAGTGAATAAAGAAATGGACGAGCTAAGAAATAAAGGTGCGAGAAATATATCTGTACAATATTTCGAAGCTCAGACGGAAATATGCAGAGCTATTATTACATATATGATGGTTTGAAACAAAGAGAACTATATAAATAATGGAGGTACATATGAGCGCGTTAATTGTAAATTTATTTGGAGTTCCTGGAGCTGGCAAAAGCACTGGTGCAGCATACATTTTCTCAAGATTAAAAATGCTTGGAGTTAATGCGGAGTTAGTTACAGAATTTGCCAAAGATAAAGTGTGGGAGAATAACGAAGAAGTATTCAATAATCAGGCATATATTTTCGGGAAACAAAGTTTCAAGATAAGCCGATGTGCAAATAAGGTTGATGTAATCATTACTGACAGCCCATTGCCACTAAGCATTTTCTATAATCATGATCCGTTGCTTACTGAAAATTTTAATTCAAGTGTAATGGATGTATTTAATGGATATAAAAATGTGAATTTTCTTATTACTAGAACAAAACCATACAATCCTATTGGTAGACAGCAGACAGAAAAAGAATCCGACGATATGAAAAAGCCCATCATTGATCTCTTAACTCAAAGAGGAATTGCATATCAGGAAGTTCCAGGAGAAGTTGCTGGATATGATGCAATAGTAAACAAGGTATTGTTACAAATTAAAGATAAGGAAGAACTTGAAAGTGAGTAAAACTAAAACGTGTGTCCTTTATAGAGGATTAAATGAAAGTATGAAAGCATTTGCTGACAGAGTAGCAAATAAACTTGACGAAATGGAAAAATACGGCGCAACAATTGTTTACACTGGATTTCTTCAGGATAAAATTTCAAAGGCAAATGCAGCTATTATTTTATATCGGTGCTTTAAAACTTTTGAGGAAGATTTTAAAAAGACAGGAGATTGCTATTTATAGGAGGTAATGATATGCATTGTTATGGAAGAGCCGCTAAAAGACGGAGAGATAGGAAATATAAGAGAAAACTTAAAAGACTTCATTCATTTGGGACAATTACTCCGGCTATTTGGTATGTAGATGCGGATTATCCATACAAAACCGTGAATAAGCCATATTTCGTAAAATCGTATAAGAGCATTGGAAGAAATAAAGGATTGTACTATACATATAAGAAAGTGTCCAACAGAAAAGTACGTCATTATAAAGGCGGTATTTCAAATGGCAATGCATATAAGAAATTGTTTGACTTATGGTGGCAGATTTATTAATTGGAGGTGAGTACATATGGAACTGATAACACGCCCACTGACTAAAAAAGAAATTTTATGTATGGTGGAAAATGATGAAATACCCTTTGCCGTAATTGTAGATAAAAGATTAGTCCCTACTTTTTGTGTTGGTTGTGATTCAGATAATGATTTAACAGAAAAGATATCAGAAATTGTTCTTGGAGATACAAGTGGTGAAATTGTATGCTGGAATATTGTAAAAGAAATAAGCGAAAAATTAGTAGAGATTAAAGGAATAATCAATGTAGCATATTTTCTCTTTGGAGAATCTTCGGCATGTGATTTGATTGAACATTGGGAAGAGGAATGCGCAGCGCATCTTGCATATTCCAATGATAAAAAAGATATGTATGAGGGGAAGTGGTAAAAATGATGATCGTCAGAAACCAAGATAAAGATTATATAGCTTTCTTGGAGAACGTACAAGGAATTAGTGTATGTGAAGAATTAGATGAACGTGCGAGTGTTGTATTTGAATATGCAAATAAGATTAAGACAATGGGACGCTATCGTTCATACGATATTGCACGTGAAGTGGCAAACGCAATTCGAAAGGCGTATTTGGAAAATAATGATAATAGTGGCTTTGACATGCCGCCACAAGATATTTGGTCTTGCTGAAAGGAGATAAAATGGAATTAATCGACAAAAGCAAACTTGAAAAGCAGATGAAAGAAGAAAGCCTACACTTATTCAATGCAATGCATAATGGATATTCAAAAGCAATGAAATGTGTGAGACTTCAATCTGTCGTCTATAACATTGACAAAATAATAGAGTGATTAGAGGAAATGAAAAAGAACGGCAATATAGACGCAGAATTTTATGACGGATTTGATATGGGAATCAATAGAACGATAGAAACAATAAAGGGAGGGATAAAAAATGAGGCTAATTGATGCAAACAAATTAATTCATGCTTTGGCAAAGTGGAGTTCCCTTGATTATATAGGTTGCAAAAAGACACTTGGACAAGTAATTGACGAACAACCTACAGTATTTGATATTGATGGCGTTCTGAAACGATTAGACGAAGAAATAGATCTTAACCCTATTTCGAATTATGAAAAAGGATATAATGCAGCAATAAGTAAGGCGTACAATATAGTGGAGAGTGGTAAAGCTAAATGAAAAAATCAGTATTAGTACTAGATACACCAAAATCATGTTGGATGTGTCCTATTGCCACAGGTCATAGTGCATCAGAAGTGTCAGTATATTGTCCTGTAATTGGAAAGTATATAACTGGAAAAGATTGTGAATCAGTTTCAGAACATTGTCCATTAAGACCTCTACCAGAACACAAAGAGATAAAAGAAACATTCCGTTGGGGAGATCGTCTGCCAAGCTTCAAATGTGGATGGAACTGGTGTTTAAAAGCAATTACAGGAGAAAAATAAATGTCAGGTGATTATGGAACGATAATGGAATCTATTATGTGTGAGCGCAACATACCAATGTTAAAAGACGCTGTTGATGTATATACACAATATGAAAATGAAGTGCTTTCACTTGCCAGAAAGCATAGATTACGTCCTCAAGAGGTGGTGGGCTTACATCGAAAATTATCAGAGAGATTAGATATTGATTCTAATATATTCCACCATAAAATAGATTTTGAATGTTACTGTTACGTGGAAAAGAAGCATAATCCAAGCGCAAAAGAATCTGATTGGTTGGACAACATAATAAAAAATATGACACCTGACGAACGGTTTAAGTTTATTAAAAATGTTCTAAATGAGTCACTGGAAATAGAAAAGCGTACTAAAGATATCAACCCAGATGACAATATATCCAAACTGAAAAAGCGAATTAAATACTGCAAAAATCCACTCGAAAGAAAGAATTTAGAAAGACAATTAAACTTTGCATATAGAGAAAGGAAGAACAAAGATGGCAGCAGAACAGACAGAATCCAGAAGAGAATTTAAACCCGGAGATATTGTTAAGCACTTCAAAAGAGAGTTTTTGAAAGGTGAAGCGTTTAGAATATCTAGTAAGTATCTCTACAAAATAATTGGTATTGCGGAACATACAGAAACCAAAGAAAAAGTGGTTGTATACCAAGCATTATACAAAAGTGAAAAGGACAATGTAAACTTCGGGTTATATGTAAGACCATATGACATGTTTATGAGCGAAGTGGATCATTGGAAATATCCGGACATTAAACAGAAATATAGATTTGAATTATATGAGAGAGGTAATAAGTAATTGATTAAAATAAGTAAACTTGCGTATGAAGCATTAAAAGATAAGAATGGTAATGTTCATGGTAATCCAATTACTTGGTGGAAAGTTAGCAAATTAGCTACAATCTGGTGCGTATTGTGTATGATTGTAGAAGTTCCTGTGACAATATTAAGGTTTGTACTTATGGCAATTTGCTTTGTTCCACACAAAGTCTATGAGTATTTAGAAAATGTAGGATTTTGAGGTGAAATAGATGGAGAGATTAACAGAAAAAGTAAGAAACGAGGACGGTTCAGGGATTTGTAAGTTAGATATAACAACAGTAGATGATTCTTTGACGATGGCAGGTAGAAATGTACTTACTAAACTTGCTGATTATGAAGATATGGAAGAAAGAGGGCTGTTGGTAAAGTTACCATGTAAAATTGGAGATACAGTTTTCATTATTGTCGGCAAGTGCTATTCTAGGCAAAGAGTAAAAGAAATAAGAATGTTCGATAATCGAATTGAATGTATAACTTCGAGAAGAACATTTAGCGCTCACGCTTTTGGTATAGATGTATTTCCTACTCGCGAAGCAGCAGAAATGGAGTTGAAAAATAGATGGGAGAAATGACACTTGAAGAAGCCATCATTCACGCAAGAGAAGTGGCGAAAACGAAACGTGCAGAAGCAACCTATAATTTTGTAAAATTAGAAAGTTATTACAACTGGTGTTCAAAATGCGCAAATGAACATGAACAGCTTGCATTGTGGCTTGAAGAACTGAAACACTATAAGGAAATGAAAAGTCAAAACTTGCTGATGGAACTTCCGTGTTCAATAGGAACTGACGTTTACAAAATTCCGAGTAAACTAAACTATGATCTGAATATATTGAACGGATACAAAGGATTTAATCGTGTATTTCATCAGAAAGTTTATAATATTGTATTTACAACACTTGATAGATGGTATGTTTTGTGTGATAAAGATAGCATTGACGCTTCGAGTGATGTATGCGTTGATACGGAATATGGAAAAACTTGGTTTACTTCACGCGAAGAAGCAGAAAAGAAATTAGAGGAAATGGGAAATGACAAGAACTGAGATTACTGCAGTTTTATCTCAAATGATAGAACAGAAAATAAATCCATCCAATGATGTCCGGATATATTGGGCGAAAGAAGTGACTTTTGACTATTCTACGAACCATGCTGTCAGAGTGGATTATATGAAATTTGTACCAACGAACAATAGCACATCTGGAATTGAAAAGGGAGATTTTTATGGGTATGAAATAAAATCATCAGTAGAAGATTTTCATTCTGGACATGGGTTAAATTTCATCAGTGATTTCAATTACCTTGTAATGCCGGAAAAAGTGTATGCTACAGTATCTTTAGAAATTCCATATTATGTTGGAGTATATGCATGGAATGGTGGAGAATTAAATTGTATCAAAAAGGCAAGACGGCAGAACCGTAGTCGCCCAGTATCAGAAATGCTTTTAATGATGTTCCGTTCATCCAATAGAGAACGAAGAAAAATAGAGAATAAGTTAAAAGAAGTAGAACATGAAAAATGTGAATGAAATATATTTATCGGAAAGGCAACAATATGGGACAAAATAAGAAAATTGAATTAACAATAACACCCAACTATGTATCAGATTGGAACTTTCAGGATGCCATAAGAGAATTAATCCAAAATGGAACTGACCAACAGACACTTGATTCAGAAAATGTGTTTGGAATATCTTATGATGAACAGGAAAATATTTTGCAATTAAGTAATTCCGGATCAACTCTGGAGATAAATACTTTGTTGCTTGGTTGTAGCACGAAATCCAACAATGCAGATACAGTTGGACAATTCGGAGAGGGTTATAAAATCGCAGCACTTGTATTAAATCGTCTCGGAAAAACATTCTCTGTATATAATAACAGTAAAGATGAAATCTGGATTTCTAAATTCGAGCATTCAGAAGTGTTTGACGAAAAAGTTCTCACATTTGAGATAATCCCTAATCAGACAAGTAATAGTGGACTTGTTATTGAAATTGAGAATGTGACTTTAGATGAATACAATTCTCTGTATGATGTATGGACAGGTATGCCGGATGCAGAAAACCACAAGACAATAGAAACGAGTTACGGGCACATTTTTACAGAAAAAGACATGCGTGGCAAAATATTTGTGAACGGACTTGCTGTAGAAAAAGAGAAAAACTTATATTTTGGATATGATTTTAAACCACAATACATCACTGTTGAACGCGACAGAAAAAGTTGTAGTACATGGGATATGCGAAGCACAACTTCCAAAATGATATGCGAAGCAATAGATAATAATGATCTCAATATAAAGGATCTTATGAAAATTGCCAGTGATGGATCGTTTTACGATATATGTAACATTCAATACCAAACCTATACTGAAAAAGGACGTAAAGTCAAGGATATGATTGTTTCCGATTTCGATGAGAATAACCGTTCTGCCATTCCGGTAGGAAATCAGTCAGACTATGATAAAGTCAAAAGGCTTGGTGGTAAGCCGGTATTTGTTCCGCATGAAATCGCACAAATTGTATCAGAGACAACCGAAGAAAGGATAAAGGAACTTACCGAAGAATCCTGGAACGGAAGCTTTTCTGTAAAAGAAAAGTTGCAACAGTGGCGTGATTTTTATAAAGATGATTTTTCATCAGAAGCAATTAAACAGTTTGACAAAATCGTAGAAGAACTGGAATAGGAGAGAATCAGTAATGGAAATAACAAACGGACTTAAAGGGCGATTCTGTAAACTTTACGGAATCCCCATTAATTTATATGAAGAACCATATTTTCAAAGCAGAATTGAATTGTTAGATAAGCAATACGGGACAGTAGAAAAGTATAAGGAATTTCTTGATTCAATAGCAGAATTTAAAACAGAACAGGATTATTATGAGCATTACAACACAGTAAAAAATAATGCAATTTCTGCCATCAAGAATAGTGCCGCATTCCAGAAATTTAATGAAATGGATATGTCCGGACTTAGCAGTGTAATTAAAAAGTATCAGTTGCCATCCAAGCCAATTTATAAACCGTCATTTGACGGAAGACATTTTATTAGTATTGATATGAAACAGGCTAATTTCAGCACTTTATATTATTTTAATAGTGCGATATTTGATGGTACGCAAACTTGGGAAGAATATATTGGGAAGTTTACCGAACATAAAGAAATGATAGAGAGTAAATACATGAGGCAAAGAATTTTTGGAGAATGTAACCCAAAACGCCAGATCACTTATCAGAAATATCTTATGTGTAAATTACTTGCTTTTCTGTTGGTTGGTATTCCAGAGAAAAATATCATTTTCTTTTCACACGATGAAATTGTTATAGACGATACGGAATATACATATATATATTATCCATTTGTAGAAGAATGCATAAATAAATATAATATATCAACCAACGTAAAAATGAGAATAGAAAGATTCCAGTTAAAATACCTTGGTGAAGATGTGGGATATGCAAAAGTCTACGATAACGAAAGCAGATTCGATTTAAAATGTGTAGACAACGATTATATCCCTATGATATTCAGATTTATTCAAACTGGCAGGATTCTTGAAGAGGACTTGGCATTTTTCTATAAAGGTACTACGGCGAAATTTGCAAAAATACCAGATCAAATTCAAAAATCAAAACTATGTAGCGGAGATATAAGGCTGCTCAAACGGTGTGCGAAATGCGGTAGACTTATACAGATAGGAATGGATAATGATATTTGCATTAGATGCTTCAGAGATGAAATAAATGTAAAGATGCAAAAACGGAAAATGGAATACATAAACAAGTTACTTGGTTAGGAGGAAGATTATGGCACTTTCAGCAAAAGAAAAACTTGAAAAATTATTAGAATTTGTAAATAAAGAAGAAGATCTTCGGACAGAACTTTCTGTAAAAGCTATGGAAGAAGGAAGTATAATGGCTATGCAGATTCATAATGCAGAAGCTTGTGCCTGTATGAAAATGCGACATACCATTGAAGATATGTTATCTCACAATGGAAGCTGTCCAGCGTGGGATAGTATGGAGTTTAATGAAGCATACGACTACCTCAAAAAAGGAAAGAAAATTAAATTGCCAGAGTGGAACGGATATTGGTATTGGTCTGATGATCGTAAAACAATTATGATCCATTGTGAAAATGGCAAAGAACTTGATATTCGAGATACTAAAAATACAGAGTACACGTTTGGCTGTATCGCAAGAAATGACTGGATGGTAATAAAAGATGAATGATAATGAAGAGCGTTGTAAAAACTGCAAATACTTTTCAACGTTAAAATTGTTCCAGAGATATGTCGAGACAATTGGTGGTCACGGAGCTGTTAGTGGTTGGAAAGTAGGAACAAAGTGTAATGTTATAAGCGAGAAAGAATACGGTTGTTGTACTGTATTCCTGGAAGAAGCAGGACGTATTTATGAAACGTGTTTTGCAGACAGATGCGAAAAATGGAAGTTAAAATAATAATATCCATCCTTGTTTGACAAGGGTGGATTTTTTAAATCAAGATAAAAGAAATAATAAATTGTAAAAAAGACTTGACAAAGTAAGAAAAAACGTATAATATATAAAGAGAAGATAAAAGAAATAAATATAGGATAAACATATGAAAAGAATAAATGATAAAATTTTACTTGATGACAAGGAGCTGAAGCTACTTGTCAAAGAAGGATATGATAGGGGTATTATATTCGGATGTAAAGTAAATGCTACTAAAGTAGTAAATACATTAAAAGAAATGACATCGGAAAATTTTGAAATTATTAAAGATCAAATCATTGGATTTTGCAAAGAAACAATTAGAATTGCAGATTCAAATAAAAAAGAAAGGGAAACGTAGTAAAAATGGAGCAGTTATCAATTACAAATCATGCAATGGAGAGATATGCAAAAAGAATTGCAAACCGTGAAACTACCATTGACGTGAATACATACGTTCAATTGAACAAGGATAAAATTACAGAAGATATAAACACGATGATTCACTTTGGAAATCGCATTTATACCGGAAGAGTCGGGCAACGCGAAGAACGCCCGGTAAATGTATATCTTTCTGGTACATGGGTTATTCTTACAGATATCTTGGATAAGACAGTCATTACTGTTTATAAGGTAAATCTCGGTCTTGATGAAGAATTTAATAAAACCTTCATTAATGGTATTTTGAAAAGGATGGAAGAGCATAAGGCTGAACTTGCCGAAGCCCAGAAGCAAACCGAAGAAGAGAAGAAATCATACCAGAGCATTATTGCAGATAATAACGCCCAGATTAATGAGTATAAAGCAGCAATCAATGAATTAGAAAAGCTAAACACTGATTATCAAGAAACTATTGGAGATATTGGAGCGAGACATAAAGCTGCTGAATTAGCAGTAAAAAGAGATGTTGAAAATTTAATAATGCGCATGGAGTTTTAATTTTATTGACAAATAAAAGATATAAGTACAAAATAGTATTTAGAAGAGAAACGGAAAAATATTGAAAACCGTATATTATAAAAATATCGGAAGGAGAAATACTTATGCCTATTTATATAACTGGCGATACTCATGGTGCTGATAAACTTGGCTCTCATAGTGTTGATGGTTTTATTAATCGTTTGAACATGAAATCATTTCCGGAACAAAAGCATTTGAACAAAGATGATTATGTTGTTATTTGTGGCGACTTTGGTGGTGTATGGAATTACGCTGGAGAAACTAAGAAAGAAATTTATGACCTTAATTGGCTTAATTCCCGCAACTTTACAACACTTTTTGTTCCTGGAAACCATGAGAACTATGATCGCCTAACTGGTTTAAGTGATAAGAACTTCATAAACACATGGATTTTCAAAGACTTGGAAGAAAGCGAAAAAAGAAAAATTCTGAATGGATATCCACAAAAAGAATGGCATGGAGGTATAGTTCGTGAAATCCGCCCATCTATATTAATGCTGGAACGTGGGTATGTGTTTGACATTGATGGTTGTAAATGTTTTTCTTTTGGTGGGGCAAGAAGTCACGATATTAGTGGTGGAATTTTACAACCTGATAAATTTGAAAATAAAAAATTAATGAACAAAGAAGCTGATAAGTGGAATCATGAAGGAAAATTTTTCCGCATAAATCATGTTTCATGGTGGGAACAGGAAATGCCAAATCAAGTAGAAATGGAAAAAGGCATTGAAACATTGGCAACAGAAAATAATAAGGTTGACTTTATCTTTTCACACGATTGTCCGTCATCTGATAAGACTATGATTTTAAGAACAAATGAGAAAGATGAACTCAATGAATACTTTGAGCATATAAAACAAAGTGTAAACTATAAAAAATGGTTTTTCGGACACTATCATGAAAATATGGTGATTCCTGGTGGAAAAGATATATTGCTTTATGAACAAATAATCCAGATCAACTGACAGGAAATAAATGTAAATTTTTCACCGCAAGATAAAATAAATAAAAGAAACGCATAAGGAAACAAGAAATGAAATTATATGAAATAGAAGATTGCGATGAATGTCCAATAAGAGACGAAGGAATTTGTCCTGGTGGTTGGACATCTGGGGCTGGTGGGATTCCTATTGAACCTCCGTGTGCTGGATGGGATGGAGAGGAAGATGTGGAAGATTACATTTCTTCAGTTTATGCAAGTATTGCAGCAAGGGAAGAATATGAAGATCTCCTGTGGAAAGAAAAGCAAGAGAAACAGCGTAAAAATGAAATCGCCAAAAGGAAACGCCGATACATAAATAGTTACTGTATCTCAGAACGGCTTACAGTTAAATCACTGAAAAAGTAGATTAAAAGCTATGAAAATGTGGAACGATTTGCAAGATCTCTGGCAGTGGCATTTAACGCAACAAACGAGATGTTCAGATACTCAGAGCGAAAAGAGGTAAATCCGGCGATTACGGAAGAATTGCAGTCACTCAGAGAAGAACTTGAAAAGGCAGAGCAGAATTTGAAGGACAAACAAAAAGAATGTAGAAACACTGAATATTATAAAAATATTGAAAAGGAAATATAAATGTACAAACAGGTTATTGTAGTAAACAAAAGTTTAAATATGAGTCCCGGAAAACTTGGGACTATGGTGGCACATGGGGCTACAGCTTTCTTCTGTGAATGGTTTAAAAGAAATATTGCTGCTTTAAATGAGACTAACAATGATTACACAATCAGTCCAAATGCGAGAGTTGACAAAGAACTTTTCGCTCAGTGGATTAGTGGCAGTTTTACCAAAATTGTACTTGAAGTAGAAAATGATGCAGCTATGAAAGAAATCATTAAAAAAGCACATGAACACAGAATGGTCAACAGACAGGATTTCTTTAATGTCGTGGACGAGTCAACAGAATTTTTAGATATTCCACAGTGGGCGGTAATTGCATTTAAACCTATGGAAATAGAAAAGATTGACTTAATTACAGGAGAACTGAATTTATATTCAGAGGATTTGCCGGACATCAAAGAAATACTTGGAAAACAATTTAAGAATCTCTTTTTGGTTACAGAGCATAATGCGACAAATTGGGAAGATACTGATGATTTTTGGTTCTTTTTAGTGAATGATAAATCAGAGATTCCAATGATAGATAATACATACAGATGGGTAAACCTATCAAGCGGGACGATTTCAGGAAAGGTATTTTCTACAAGAGAAGAAGCAATCACATGGGCTACAAGAAATAGAGACTGGGAAGTTGAAAGTATAGGTGAAAAATTTGGCGAAAGTAAATAATATTCATGTTGGGGATATATACAAAGTGAAACAGTTAGAAATTCCACGTTTATATACTGACAAAGAAGAGTTTCTTATTATGCTGGTTGCAGATAAGTGGTCGGTAAATGGGGTTGCTCTTAGATATAGATGGTTGAATTTGACAACTGCATCACTTCTTAGAGGAATTTATTCATCAAAAGAACAGGCAGAAGATTGGTTAAAAACCATGTGTGGTTGTTGGACATTGGAAAAGTTGGATGTAGACGAAATTCATATTTTAACAAGGCAAGAGGAAGATAATGGCTAATAACATAGGATATTTAACAAGCAAACTTACACCAGAACATCAGGAAATGTATACACCATATTATGCTGTTGAACCAATTGTAAAATATATCCCAAAACAATACAAAATCTGGTGTCCTTTTGATAAAGAATGGTCTGCATTCTATCAAACTTTCAAAAATCTTGGCTATAATGTAGTCAAATCACATATAGATGACGGAAAAGACTTCTTTATATATGAGCCGGATGAATACGACATAATAGTTTCTAATCCACCATTCAGTATTAAAGACAAAATACTTGAACGATTATACGAATTAGATAAACCATTTGCCGTATTACTTCCATTAAACTCATTACAAGGAAAATCCAGATACAAATTTTTCTCAAAAGGTGTCCAGCTTTTATCATTTGACCAGAGAATAGGTTTTCATAATAGATCAAATATGAATTTGGCGATAGAGGGGAGTCCATTTGCAACAGCATATTTTTGTAAAAATATATTACCAAATGATTTGATTATAGAAAAAATAAATAAATATGATAAAAAATTATTATAAAACAGGAGATTAAAATAATGGATAAACAAAAAGTGTATTGCCATTGGGATTTGATTAGATTCATTTCTGAAGAAGCACTTGAAAAGTATTGTGTAAGCGTTGAAGATGTTATGGGAAAAAGTCATTTTGAATTAATGATTTACTTATACAAAGACGGTAAAAAGTATACTATTCAAATATACAAATCAGAAAAAGAAAAGGATTTTGATTTATATACTTTTGATAGTTTAGATGATCTGAAAGACTTTTTTGAAAGTTTATTTTACAAACATCCAGAATACAAAGAACGCCCATATGTAAAAATCGAAATGCAGAAAGAAACCAAATAACTGTTGTGAAGGGGATTTATTAATGAAAGGATTACAGATAAAAGAGTTTATAAAATATGTCGGAGAAAATAGTAAGAAACACGGATTTCGAGAACGTGAAATTCCTGCAGCGGAATTTATCGCATTGATACATAGCGAAGTATCAGAAGTGCTTGAAGAATTAAGAAAAGGAAAATCTCCAACAGAAACATATTACTCTGAAAATGGAAAACCGGAGGGCGTTCCATCAGAATTAGCAGATGCAGTAATTAGATGTTTTGATATGGCAGATTATTACGGAATTGATTTAGAAAAAGCTATTATTGAAAAAGCAGAATTTAATAAATCAAGACCATATAAACACAACAAAGAATTTTGACAAAATTAGTGTTTTATAGAAGTAGTTGACACCAGAACGATTGTTTGGTATAATATATACAAACACTTGTTCTGAAAAAACGGATTCCGGTTGGCAGTTCTACATTATATACCATGCGAAAACAAATATATAATGCCCCACCAACCGTTCACCTTCACCAATATTAACATATATTGGTAAAATTTTCAAGAAACAGGTGTTTTTTTGTTTGAAAATAAGGAGGGTGAAGAAATGAAAGAAAAAGTAAAATCAATCATGTATAAACTGAACATTTTCTTATGTGAATACAATTATATTATTGAGTTTGCTATGAATATTTTATTTGCTTTTATTAGTTTATATTTTTAATTAGAAAGGATAACAAAAATAATGCAATTATATCTTTTAGACCGTAGTAAAACTATGGTAAATTCATGGAAAAATTATTTTCATCCAGTATTTGTAGATACAATGTCAGTAGAGTTCATTCACGATAATTTTATAAATTTTATGGAAAAACATGATAGATGTATTGATGCAGTAGTTTCTCCAGCAAATGCGTATGGTTTAATGGATGGCGGATATGATGCTGCAATTACTGAATATTTTGGGAGAGACTTACAGCTATCAATTCAAAATAAGATTATTGAAGAATATTTTGGAGAACAGCCAGTTGGAACAAGTATTTCAATTAAAATACCAAATTCAGATGTATTGTTAATACATACACCAACAATGCGAACTCCGTCAGCTATAAAAGATCCAACAATTATATACCAGTGTATGAGAACTACGCTTATAGAAGCGATTAAAAATAAGTGTGAGTCAGTTGTTATCCCAGCATTTGGAGGACAAACAGGAAGATTAAATGCAGATGTCATAGCAAAAATGATGTATCTGGCATATTTGCAAATTTGTGACAATTATGAAAAAAGAGAGATAAACTGGGGTAATGCTCTTGAACAAGCAAGTTTATTAAAAAAATATTTAGAGGTATAAATAATGAGAAAGAAAGTTTTGTTACTGGCAGGATGTGTTCTTGCGTCTGCTTTTATGTTGACTGGATGCGGAGAATCATATCCTCAAATATCAGTGTATCGTTCTGAGTGGGGAGAAGATAATTTAGATATTGGTATTGGAAATGATTACAAATACGACAGATATACAAAGGAAGATACAAGTGATGGCTGCTCCGTGACAATTTATTTTACAGAAAGAAAAAATAAATGAAAGAAACATTTACGAAATGGCTAAGAAAACAACCTGATTACGGGATTTTTAATCCACCAATGAGTTCAGAAAAAGCACTTGACTTTTTGTTTGATTATCTTCTTGTCGATGACTATGATCCGTTACCAGAGAAAGCGCAGCAAACTAATACTTATATTGTATTTAATATTCTTATGAAGTATAGTAGAGAATTTCGTAAGGAACGTAAAAAGGTAAAAAGAGAATATAAGAAAATGAAAAGGAAAAATGAACGAAGATTGAAGAAGGAAAGAAAATATGGAACAAATAAGACCGACAGAAACATTTTGCGGTGTTGATATATTTACATATGAGTCATGGGATTCGATAGAAATTGATATGCTATATTTTTATAATGTTGATTTTTGCCTGGACTCCATGAAAAAATATAATGGCTGCAATGTGATGCGAGAATTTGACGGTACAATGGAAATCTATTCAAAGGATGAAAAAGATGTTGTATGGAATGGAACAATAGCCGACATTCCGGAAGTCGTAGAGAAATTGATACTCAATAAAAGTAAGTCAAAATGTGACAGTAGATTTGTAGAGTATTTAAAAAAGACATTTATGAAAGACTTTGAGTAAGAAAAAAGAAATAAATAATTAATAAAATGATAGTTTCATCTAGTGGCTTGAAACCACGATGAACACGCACTTTTAAAATTAAGGCAATCACTTAATACAATGTTTTGAAGCCTGAAATACGACAACCATCGCTCCTGAATAAAACTATCATTAGGAGCAGAAATGGAATTAAACAAAGTATATAAAGGAGATTGCTTAGAGCTTATGAAGGATATTCCAGATGAAAGTATTGACATGATTCTGGTAGATCCTCCATATGAGCGAACACATAATAAATGGGACTCAATTATTCCACTTGATAAAATGTGGGAACAGTATTTAAGAATCATTAAACCTAATGGTTGTATTGCGATTTTCGCAGATGGAATGTTTATGGCTGATCTGATGAAAAGTCAGGAAAAATTATGGAAGTATAATCTTGTGTGGGATAAGGTACTTTCCACTGGATTTCTTAATGCGAATAGACAGCCTTTGAGAGTACATGAAGAGGTATGTATCTTTTATAAGAAGCCACCAGTGTATAATCCTCAAAAAGTTCTGGGAGCAATGAATCATAGCAAAGGAAAGAAGAAAGCGTGTGACAACAATAATTATGGAAAATATGAGTTTGTGGATAATCGAGAAGAACTAGGAGAATGGAAGCACCCCACAAGTATTCTAAGATTCCAGAAACCACATCCTTCAGTTGTAACACACCCAACAGAAAAACCAGTTGAATTATGTGAGTGGCTTATTAAGTCCTACACAAACAAAGGTGATACAGTTCTTGATAGCTGTGCTGGAAGTGGAACTACCTGTATAGCTGCAATCAATACAAGCCGGAATTACATTGCGATGGAGTCCGAAGAGAAGTATTGCAGAGCTATGGAGAAGAGAATTTCCGAACACCGGCAGTCTGTCGAGAAACTTGTATAACACATATTACTTAAATAAGTAGTAGAGAATAAATATACGAGGTAATATAAATGGAAGTTGATATTGTAAAATATATTCCGTTTGGAAGGGAGAACGCTATCGGAAGGGCAGAATTGGCAATGAAAGTCGGATGTTCTGATAGAACAATGCGTGATCTTATTAATACTGCCAGAAAAAGAGAGGTAATTGTAAATATTCAGAATGGATCTGGATATTATCGTCCTACTGAAAATGATGTGGGAGAAGTTGAAAAATTCAAGCGGCAGGAAGAAAACAGGGCAAAAGATATTTTCAGCGGTCTGCAACCTGTCAGAAAGTTCTTAAATGGAGTGAAACAGAGTAATGGGTAAGATATGCAATAGTTGTTTTTATCAAGAACATAGATATGACGGTTCTCCTATTTGCCAACATATACAATCAATGCGTGGTTTGGAAGTGGTTGCAGAATATGCCATGTGCGATGCTGTCAAAGAGTGTAAGTATTATACGCATAGGACGGAGGTTAGCACATGAACATATTAAAACACCTGATTATACAGATCGAATCTACAGAAGATGTAACAAATGCGTATGTAGAATCCATGCAAAAAACAGATCCGAATTTTACTGCTGAAGAAAATGTGCTTAAAGTAAAACTCTTGTCAGAGTGTTATGGTCGTTTGGAACAGCGTGAAATGATTTGGAGAGAGTCTGAATTTATACATAATTTAGGGAAAGGATATTTTATGGCGTAATGACAGAAAAAGAAAAGAATATGGCAAAACTACTGCCTAAATATGAAAGATTTCTTGAAACAAAAGCCGGAAAAGCTTGGTTAGAGTGCAGGAAAAATCACAGTATTACAGATGAAGAAATAGGCTTTAGAGACTATTTATATGACTTCTATCCAGAGTATTCAATATAATGGAGGCAACATGACAAAAGAGCAATTAAAAAGAGCAAAAGAAATAGAATTTGATATTAAAGTATTGAAGATTCAGGGATTAGCTTGCGGAGTATCAGATTCTACAAGAGAATGTTGGAATAACTGGATAACTGAAACTGTCGCAAAATTAGAAAAAGAACTTGAGGAATTATAGGGATAAAACAATGTTTTTATGTTGTTTGTCCAATTCGATTGTAAAAGTCTCATAACCACGTTGGTTAAAGGCTTTCGCAATGCTACGTGTTCCACTGAATAAATCTACACACTTCATTTTTATAATGTCTCCTTTTCAAATACCTATGGTTGTGGGATTCTGGGCGGCTAAATCAAAACATTGATTGGTATGCTGATATTATGAAAGTGACAGCCAAAGATATTATTGATAAGTTTGGCAAGCCGGATGTAATCTGGGCGAGTCCACCATGTACAAGTTATTCAATAGCAGCGATTTCACATCATCGGAAGAAAAATCCCATTACTGGGAATTTAGATCCAGTAAGTGATTTTGCGAAGCTGTCAGACAATCTTGTGCAGCATACAATCGAACTTATTCGTGAGTTGCAACCGAAATATTGGTTTATCGAAAATCCTAGAGGTGGCTTGCGGAAAATGGCATTTATGAAGAATTTGCCACGATACACAATTACATATTGCCAGTATGGAGATACCAGAATGAAGCCTACGGATATATGGACTAATCATCCAGATCCGCAATTCAAGCCAATGTGTCATAATGGCGATACTTGCCACCAACCAGCTCCAAGAGGAAGTAAAACTGGAACACAGGGATTAAAGGGTGCAGTGGAACGTAGCGTAATTCCAGAAAAGTTATGTCTGCATATTGCAGATATATGTAAAAATTAAGAAAGAGGTAGGAACATGAATATAAGAGGTAGAAACATGAATATTTTACAGTATTTATTAAAGCCAGAAATCGCAGTAGTTTTTGATGTAGATGGTGTTTTAGCACCGTATGAGTTTGGATATTTAAGCCATAGTATGTCGGATGAAGAGTGGGATGAAATGGTTAGTAATGGTATTAATCCATATAGTGCAATCTCATATAGTCCTAAAATGAGAAGATTTATTTCACACAAAGATATTAAAAAGGTATATGTATGTTCTAAATGCACTGCTGCAGAAGAGTCGGGAAAAAGAGAGTTTGTACAGGAGAAATATGGTATTCTTCCGGAAAACATCTATTTTGTAAGAGAACAAGAGGACAAAATCGCTGTTCTTAAACATATTAAAGAAATTGAAAATGTATCAGATCAGGAAGTTGCTATTGTTGAGGACACAGTTAAGACTTTAGACAGAATCCGCAAAAGTGGTAATTATATTACCGTTCATATTTCGTCGTTTATAGATAGAGAATGACTACGGGAGAAAAATAATGGCAGATATTAGTATCTATAAAGATGTTTCATTTAATATTTCCAACAAAGAAAGAGAAACACTAAAAGAAGCAAAAAATATTCTTGAAGAACTGCAGAATAAATGGATTGAGAAAGACAATGACGCGTTGGACTGTAAGAGATGCAAAGATATTGGAACAGTGGCAGATGTTTTAAGAGATATCTTAGATTTTGATTAAAAATACAGTTTGAATGGATGTAAAGGAGAAATATGAAAGTATTTGAAGCATTAAACGAACCGACTGTAAATGAATTTTACAATTTGAAGAATATCAAATTGTTTCTAGCAGGAGGCATTACTAATTGCGACGATTGGCAGAGTAAAGTAATTGATGAATTGAATGCTTTTTCTTTGGATGATTTAATGATATTCAATCCAAGAAGAAAATATTTTGATGCATCAGATAAAAATGCAAGTCAAAAGCAGATTGAGTGGGAATTTAAGTATCTCAATAGTATGGATATCTTTACAATGTATTTTACAAATAGCGAGAATAGTGTTCAACCTATTTGCTTGTACGAACTTGGCAGACACCTTGAAAGAATGATACATAGATTTCCTGGAGATTGGAAAGATCGAATTATCATAGGAATTGAAGATGGGTATTCACGCACACAAGATGTAATTATACAAAGTAGGTTGGCGTTGAGATGTAATGTGGTACAGGAACGTATTACACCCGAAGTGTACGCTCAAATGATATACAAATCATATTATAAATTAAGATATTAAAATAAAGGGAGTATTGCATATGGGATATTGTCAAAGATGTGGCGGATATTGTGCTGATAATTATACGTTTTGTAAGCGTTGCTATATCGCACTTGGATCACCATATGGCACATCAATTTCAAAAGGACATGAGTGCAGAAAATGCGGGAAAACCATTTTCGGAAGATATAATTATTGCCCTGATTGTGCCAAAAGATTAGGATTTTTGAAGGAGGGCTATTAAATTGGATAAGAAAAAAGCAATGCTGTCACAGCCAATGAGAGGAAAGACAAACGAAGAAATTATTGAAACAAGAAATCGTGCGATTAAAGCACTTGAAGCTGCCGGATATGAAGTAGTAAATACACCGTTTACGGATGAATGGTATAGTAAAGAAAAAATGGAAGAGCGTGGTGTTGTGCAAATTCCAGTGTGTTTTCTTGCGAAATCTATCGAGAACATGTCCCTTTGCCATGCGGTCTATTTTTGTAAAGGATGGGATAGGGCAAGAGGATGTATTCTTGAAAATGAAGTTGCAAAAGCATATGGGCTTGATATCATTTATGAAGAGTAGGTAAGGAAATGGAAGTTTTATATATTATGTATGTAGAGATTGAACGTAATGTTAGAGGCTATCAAGTTGTCACTCTTTGTAATGGGATTAGGAAAGTATATTGTGCAGATAGTTTTGGTGTAGCGATACAGATTGTAGTTGAACTTGGTAAAAAATACGATATTTATTTAGATGCAAGTGGATTTGGCTCTGGAGTTACAGATATGCTAAAAATACTTAAAATACCGCATAGAGTAGTGAAACATGAAACGGCGATTGCCAGATGAAGGTTTCACAAAGTATAAAGGACTCTTTCTCACCACGCGAAAAAGTAATGTATCATGCTTTAGAAATTGTCGGAAAAATGTTGCGTCAAAATCCAATGGGAGACTTAGACTTATATCCAATGAAGATACTTACCGAAGTAATGCCTGGTGGGATTGAAAGAGATCCAGATGGCGAAGAGTACATTTCGTACTTCTTAACAAAATCTGTTAGCGAATTAAGAGAGAAAGGAATTATATGAGTAAATACTACATATCAGACTTGCATCTCGGTCATTACAATGCTATGAGTCGTTTCGATCATAGACCATTTAAGACACTAGATGAAATGGATAAGAAAATAATCCAAAATATAAATCAGGTGGTAACGCCACAAGACGAATTATATCTTTTAGGCGACGTATCATGGTATAAACCTGATAAGACTGCAGAACTTATAAAAAGCATCAATTGTAAAAACAGATTTCTTATTGTTGGAAATCATGATAGCTGGGTTAAGAATGGGTACTGCAAAAAACTGTTTCAGGGCGTTTATGATTTAAAAAGAGTAGATGATAAAGGAAGGATTGTTGTTTTATGCCACTATCCAATTGCAGTATGGGATCAATCGCATAGAGGAAGTTATCATTTATATGGACATGTTCATTCAAATATAAATGAAGATGGGAATGTGACTCATAATATCCTTGAACAGCCAGAGATGAAAAATGCTTTTAATGTTGGTTGTATGTTGCCGTATATGGATTATACGCCACGTACACTAGATTTCATAATAAAGCATTATAAAAATAACTAAGATAAAAGAAATAAATATTGACATTTATAATAAAAGTGGTATAATAAACCAAGAAAGGAACTTAATGTATGAATGGAATCCGGTATTCAGATTCGTAATGGATATCAAAAGAAGATATACTGAAAAATTTGGTGAACCTGAATACAAAACATATATTGTCGAAGAAAAAGAAATTTCTTCACTTGAACATTGGATTATTAGACTGGGAGATAATGCAGCAGCAGAGAAAATCAAATATCTTGAAGTCAACCAGCATAACGAATTTGTATTAATACGTTATGGTAAATTCAGTAGTGCCGGAGATGGTCAATATGAGATTACAGCAAATGATTTATGGAATGTAGATGATGGATTCTTCCTTGAATGTAGAAGCGTAGTCATCAATCTGAAAGCCGAAGAGATTGTAATTGCCCCGTTTAGAAAGTTCAGAAACTTAAACGAATGTCCGGAAAATGATATTGCAGTGGTAACAGAAGAAATTAAAAATGCAAAGACAATTGAAATTACAAATAAACTTGATGGCAGTATGCAATGTGTCCGTTGGTATAATGGTAAGATTTTTATGACTGGAAGCCAAGCTTTATGCCAGGAGAAATCATGGAGGTTAGCAGATGGTCTTAAAATGTTAGATGAAAGAAATAAATGTATGGCTAAATCAAATGATGATTTAACGTTTATTTATGAATACATTTCACTGAAAGATGCACATGTTGTTAAATACACAAAAGATCAAGAAGGTTTGTATTTAATTGGAATCAGAGATGTAAAAACGGGCAGACAATTTTCATATAAAGAAGTATCTGATTTTGCCACACGTTATGGAGTTCCGATGACTGAGATTTATGATAAAACATTTGAAGAAATCCTTGAAGATGTTAAAACTATTAAATCTGATGAACAAGAGGGATTTGTAGTAAATATTGACGGACATATGATTAAAGTCAAGGGTGATGATTATGTTCAAATTCATAGAGTCTTATCAAAAATTTCTTCCATCAATCTTATCATTGAAAGTGTTGCGGAAAACAAAATAGACGATTTAATCAGTAAAGTGCCAGCAGCATACAGAGAAAGGGTATTCATTGTTGAAAAAATTGTTCTGGATTATGTGAAAAATATGGAAGCAGAAGTGCAGAAGTATTTTGACAAAGCACCAAAAAGTGATAAGAAATCCTTTATGATTTGGGCGGAAAGCAATGTCCCGAAGAAATATAAAAGATATGTAAAAAACAAATATCTTGGTATTGAAAACAATTATATCAAGTATGGTAGTGAGAAATGCCCGGCATATAAAAAGTTAAAAGAAATGGGAGTTTCAGACTACAAAGCTATTTTTGAAGAAAGCGAGATTGAATAATGCAGCCAACGCTTATTATGATGGTGGGATTACCTGGATCTGGAAAAACTACGAAAGCTCATGGATTGAGTCGTATTTGTGTTTGCCCGATAATCTCATCGGACGAAATCAGAAAAGAAATCACTGGTTCTGAAGATAACCAGGAATGTAACGAAGAAGTATTTAAAGTCCTTCACCAAAGAGTAAAAGACGAATTGCTTTACAATAAAAGTCAATCTGTAATTTACGATGCTTGTAATATCAGCTACAAAAAGCGAATGGCGTTCTTGAATGAGCTGAATAAAATTAATTGTCGTAAAGTTTGTTATTTCGTACATACACCGTTTGAAATGTGTTTGGAAAACAATAAAAAGCGAGCTGAAAATGGTGGAAGATTTGTACCGGAGTATGCAATCGAAAGAATGTATAAAAACATTTATATTCCACAGTATTATGAGGGATGGGACGAGATTATTATTGATACACAAAGTAAAGTACATGAACAGTATGAATTAACTAATTTATTCTATGGGGAAAATGGTCTTTTCAGTATCAATCATGATAATCCGCATCATACATTATCAATTGGGAATCACTGCCTTGCTTGTTACTTAAATACTATTGAGTTTGGTAATAAAGCAGACATAAACTTGCATATGGCAGCATTACTACATGATATTGGAAAGAAATTCACAAAAGAGTACAAAGATAGCAATGGAAATCCTACTGATGTGGCGCATTATTATCAGCATCATTTAGTAAGTGCATACGATGCAATCAAGTATTTGAATAACTTTTCAACAAATGATATGCTTGAAATTCTGGCACTCATTCAGTGGCATATGTTTCCGTATTTCTGGGAAAAAGATAATAATAAAAAGATGGAAAAGAAATATAGAAACTTATGGGGTGAAGAGCTATACAGAAAGATAATGTTACTTCATATAGCTGATGAAGCAGCACATTAGAGATAAAAGAAATAAATGTATTAGCACATATTCGTCCGTATGAGATAACATGACACGGCTTAATTGGCAGTCGGGATCTAAGGTGGCAGCAGTGCTGTTGGACGTTAAAGAAATAGTTTGTGAGTAGAAGTACACTACAAAAAGCCCGTAGGTTTTCCGGTTGGGTGCAGACAATGAAATACCTTAGTAAACTACGATGGGAAACACGAATCCCCCTGTTCTCCGATAGACAAGCTGAAAAGACTATCAGCATTATACTTGAGATATTGCTGTGGTTGGAATATCGCCATACGTAAAGGCAATGGGTGAGGCTGAGAATGGAGTCAATTATGTACTATAAAATATAATAAAAGGAGATGACATTGATTATTATGAAAATAAGATACAGTGGAAAAATGAAAACTTAGAGTATAGCATATATAGTGTTAATGACTTATAAATGCACTATATATAGTATAAAAATCTAAATAAAATCTGGTTTTTATTGAGGGCAATATGATTAAAATATTATCAAGCGGTTATATGAAAAAGAAGCCGATAAAAAAATTCTGTTGTGGTTATTGTAGATGTGTATATAAAACAGATGAATATGAAATAGAGCCAAGATTTGATGTGTCCCATTTTTATTCTACATGTCCGGAATGCGAAAAAAGAGTATATACCTGTTAAGTTAATATGAGGAAATCTATATGAGAATGATTGATATTGATATATTTAGCAATACAGATCTTTTAGAAATTGTGGGTAATAGAATAGAAAGAGGTATGAACGACCAACAGAAAAACACATTTAGGCATAAGGCTTTAAACGATGTGAAACATGCAATTAAAATGCTGAATTATGATACACAAAGCAAAGTAAAAGAAATAATGGATAGAGAAAAATAAAACAGGAGGAAATATAAAATGTCAAAAGCATTGATTATTGTAGATATGCAAAATGATTTCATTCATGGCGCACTTGGTTCAAAAGAAGCAGTTGCTATTGTGGACAATGTAAAAGAACGTGCAGAAAAACTTGTAGCTGAAGGATATACTGCATTTTTCACAAGAGATACACATGATGAATATTACATGGAAACGTTGGAAGGAAAATATCTTCCAGTACCACACTGCATTGACTACTCAGATGGATGGCAGATTATTCCGGAGCTTAGAAATATCCCAGGATTCTATTTAAGAAAATATACATTTGGATATAATGCGTGGGACAAAATGTTCAGTTTAGCACTTAGAAATGATGAAGTAGAAGAAATCGAGTTAATGGGAGTTTGTACAGATATTTGTGTAGTGTCAAATGCTCTGGTTCTACGAATGTTATATCCAAATATGGAAATTACAGTACACGCAAACTGCTGTGCAGGAGTTACACCAGAAAAGCATAAAGCTGCCCTGGAAGTAATGAAAAGTTGCCAGATCAATGTAGTAGAAGGAGAATAAAATGATTTTCGGATATAGAGTAGAAGATCAGGCTGAAAAACATGGACTGTGGAGAAACTTTGATGGAACGTGGAATCCTGTATTTGACCAGCTCTCAGAAGGATTAAGTAGAAGCTTACCGATGGAAGATAGTGAATTGTACAGAGAAGGTGGAAAACAGTGGTTCTCAGCAGCCCCATCAAAGGAAACATTAAAACACTGGTTCAGCCTTACTGATGTTCTTGAACTTCAGAAACTTGGGTATAAGATTTATGAGTTTCAGCTTGTTGATACAAAACAGATTTCAGATTTTGAGATCGTTTTTACCAGAGACAATATCGTTGAACAGCGAGAAATAAATTATAAGGAGATTTGGAATGATTAAGTTATGCGGTACTGAAATTAAAGCAGGACATTTTCCGGACAAAACACAGTGTATTCGTATTCCTTTGGAACTCTTAGAAGAGGAAGAATACACTATTGAATGGAAATACGAGGGCGATGAAGAACTGGCAACGCTCTTATATATCACAAAGCATTTAGGTGACGTAAAGAAAAAGACGCTTATTTTGCCATACATCCCAAATGCGAGAATGGATAGAGTTAAAAATTCAGATGAAGTATTTACTCTTAAATATTTTTGTGAGTTTATCAACTCTTTGAAGTTTGATAGTGTTTATGTCAATGATCCTCATAGCGACGTGTCTATGGCTTTACTTGACAATGTAAAAAGTGGAATCTCCACATGCGAAATGGTATTAACAGTCTTAGATAAAATCGACAAGAACGGAGATATGATTTTGTACTTCCCGGATAATGGTGCAGCAAAAAGATACGGAAATGCACTTAAACGCCCATTCTGCTATGGATCAAAAACACGCGACTGGCGAACGGGTGAAATTCTAGGATTAGACATTATCACAAATGGAATTTATATTCCTGGAAAAGATGTCCTTATTATTGATGATATCTGCTCAAAAGGTGGCACATTCTATTATTCAGCATTGAAATTAAAAGAATACGGTGCGAATGATATCTACCTCTATGTAACTCATTGTGAGAACACCATTAAAGATGGTGAACTTTTAAAAGATAACGGGCTTATCAAAAAGATTTTTACAACAGATTCCATCTACAGTTTGGACGAAGAAAAAGTTGAGGTATTAAAATGATTAACACAAATCCTATGTTATTAATTGATTTCTATAAGGCGGTTCATGCTGAAATGCTGCCAGAAAAAATCACAAAATCTGTTTCATATTTTACTCCACGAATGAGCCGGGTAAACAGATGGGACAGTGTGGTAATGTTTGGACTGCAGGGATTCATCAAAACATACCTTGTTGATTATTTCAATGATGAATTTTTTAACAAACCATTTGATGAAGTAATTGGCGGATATAAGAGAGTTATGGATGCAACACTGGGCGAAAATGCCTATAAGATTGAGAAAATTGAAAAGCTGCATAAACTTGGTTATCTTCCAATTGAAATTGTTGCACTTCCGGAAGGGACTATTGTACCAATGCACGTACCAATGTTCGGTATTACAAATACACATAAAGATTTTGCCTGGTTGCCACAGAGTCTTGAAAGCTTGATTTCTGCGGAAAGTTGGCATCCTATGATTGCTGCAACAGTTGGATATACATATCGACAGATTGTAAATTATTATTATGATCTTACTTGTGATGATGAAACATCCAGAGCGAAAGCGTTAGGTGCTTTTGATTTCAGAGGCGAAGAATGTACAGACTCAGCAATTAAAGCTGGTGCAGGATGGTGTTTATCATTTCTTAATACCGCCACAGTACCGACAATTCCTTATCTGGAAAAGAACTATAAATGCGATTGTACAAAAGAGCCGGTTGCATTTGGAAACCCTAGCACAGAACATTCAGTAATGTGCAGCAATTTCGCAGTTGATGGTGACGAAATCACTCTTCTTCGGAGATTGCTTACCGAAATTTATCCAAACACAAGTTTCTCTGCTGTTTTGGATTCATATGATTATTGGAACGTAATTGACAATATTCTTCCACAGTTAAAGCCTGAAATCTTGGCACATAACGGTTGTATGCTTATGCGTGGCGATTCTGGCGACTGTGTAGAAGTGGTTACAAAAACAGTATTCAAACTGTGGGAAGAATTTGGCGGAACGACCAACAGTAAAGGATATAAAGTGCTTGATCCTCATGTAAAGGCTATTTATGGTGATTCCATAACAGTACAGAGATGTGAGCAGATTTATAAAATCCTCATGGAAAATGGCTTTGCTTGCTCCAACGTGGCATTAGGTGTTGGATCATTCTCATTCCAGTGCATCGAAGAGAATGGTATTTTAAAACCATTTACCAGAGACACATTCAGCTCTTGCATTAAAGCAACATACTGTGAGATTGATGATAAACCATTCCCGATTTTCAAAAATCCGAAAGATGGCGGATTTAAGAAATCTCAGAAAGGTTGCTGTGTGGTTATAAAAAGATCAGATGGCAAACTCATTTATGTAGACGGTAGAACATGGGAAGAAGCTCATGTTTCTGGAAAAGATGCAAAGGCAAATCTATTACAGCCGATATTTAAAGATGGACAACTCATTAAAGAACAGAGCCTTGCTGAAATCCGAGGTATTCTTCATGGAGGTAAATTCTAATGTTCAATGCCAATAATACAATCGTTGTTTTTTGTGTTTTTGCGGATAATGAAATATGTGAACATTATAAAGAGTGCATCAGTGTCACATATGATTTCTATGAAAAAATGCTGGAATTTATTTCAGACATGAAGGTTGATATCCCAGGATTTAAAAATATCTATACTGAACGCGATTTTGTTTCGGATGACGATATTTCAAAATATTGGAAACGTGAAGATGCTCCAGAAAACAGTGGGAAACATTTTTATGACCAATTAAAGTCTATCTGTACCGAACATAATTTAAACTTATCAGAGGATATGAAAAAAGCAGAAAAACATATTTCTGAAATTTTACAAAAACAGGACTTTTACCTCAATGAAAGAAACTGTTACATACGATTAAAAAATGAATTTGAGAAATATGGAAAGCTCATATTTTGTGTGGATTTTGATGATACGCTATATGATTTTCACAAAAAGGGAAGAACATATGAAAATGTAATTAAACTATTGAAACGATGGGAAAGATATTCAGAAGTAATCATTTTTACTGGAAATGGTGAAAATAGTTATCCAATGATTGAGGAATATCTTGATAAACACAATGTCAAATATAAAGGCATCAACTGTGATAGTTCTGTTGCTGTCAAAGGAAGAAAAACATATGCAAATGTTTATATTGATGATCGTGGTGGATTACCATTGGTATATAAACATTTAATGACATTGATTGAAGAAATTGAAGGAGGAAACATAAAACATGACGTTTGATGCAAAGAAAGTAAAAAATGAAATTGTAAAATGGATTCAGGACTTTTTCTACAAAAACGGAAAGGACTGTAATGCAGTTGTGGGAATCTCTGGAGGTAAAGATTCTTCTGTTGTGGCTGCATTATGTGTCGAAGCATTAGGAAAAGACAGAGTAATTGGTGTACTTATGCCACAGGGAAATCAGCCAGACATTGATTATTCCAAAATGCTTTGCGATCATCTTGGAATTGTAAACTTTACTGTTGATATTTTCAATGTGTGCAGAAATATTAAGCATCAGGTAAAAGATAATACTGGAGGACACTGGAGCGCACAGAGTTCTACTAATCTTCCGGCACGAATTAGAATGGCTGTACTCTACGCTGTTTCTCAGACTGTAAATGGCAGGGTTGCAAACACTTGTAACTTATCTGAAGATTGGGTTGGATATGCTACAAGATATGGTGATGCAGCAGGAGATTTTTCGCCATTATCAAGGCTCACTGTAACAGAAGTAAAAGCTATCGGAAGAGAACTTGGTTTACCTTCTGAGCTGATTGATAAAGTACCGACAGATGGACTTTGTGGTAAAACAGATGAGGACAATCTTGGATTTACATACGATGTACTTGATCGTTATATCAGAACTGGAGAAATTGATTCCGAAGAACTTAAACAGAAAATTGATACAATGCATAAAAAGAATCTGTTCAAGTTGGCTCTTATGCCGTCGTTTGAATACACAAATCCTGTAGAAGCAGTAGTGTTAGATGATAAGCAGACTGGATATGGTATCGTAAGTGAGTATATTAAAAAATACTGGGAACATCACTGCACTGAAAACGTGATTGTATCAATCGAAATATCCAGAGACGGGAAGAATTATGAACGTCTTAATGAAGTCGCAAGCCCATACGATATGTATGATGTAGAATATTTAAACGATTGGTGGGAAGGCGAGAAATATATCAGGGTAACAGGTATACAAGGCATATCCGATATAAAAATCAAGAAATTATAGAAAGGAACAATTTTGGATTGTTTATTGTAAATGTTCTTAGTGAAGATCCGTTTTATATGTCTGATAAAGAAACTCTTGACAAAATAAAAGGACATGGTGAACTGATGAATGATTGGGACTATAGTTAAAAAACCAAGGATAACAGTATTAACAGAATTACCGATACTTGCAATGGCAGCAAACGCTCCGATTCATCTTGAAAAAGAAGTGATAAGTCTTAATAACAAGGAACATATGAGTATGAAAGTTCCATTGTGTAGTAGTTGGTGTATATCACCTATTCTATTAACAGATGATATTAAAAAATGTACTTGTAAGCAATGTATGAGCATAGTTGCTAATATTGCTTATAAAAATAAAACAACACTTAAATTTAAAGGAGAAAGCAAAAAATGAAAAAAGGATTAACACAGATGGTCTTTGTACTTGATATGAGTGGTTCTATGTCGCCGCTTACAATGGAAACAATTGGCGGTTACAATGCAATGATTGCCGACCAGAAAAAAGAAGAGGGAGATGCTCTCGTTACGACTGTTCTTTTTGACCACAGATATAACATGATCCACGATGGCGTGAATATCAAAGAAGTAAAAGATATGACAACTGCTGAATATATGCCAACCGGAATGACCGCTATGCTTGATGCAGTTGGAATGACTATCAATCATGTTGGTCAGAAATTAGCATCAATGCCAGAAGAGGAACGTCCTGAGAAAGTTATTTTTACTATCGTTACAGATGGCGCAGAAAATAGCAGTAAAGAGTTTGACTGGGAAACTGTAAGAAATATGATTAAACATCAACGTGAAAAATATAGTTGGGTTTTCACATTTCTTGGTGCAAATATCGACGTTGATAGAGTAAGCGATAATCTTGGAATTGATAAAATGCTATCAAAAAGATATACAGCAAGTAAGATTGGAACACAGAAAGTATTTAGTGCTACATCAAAAACTATGTCTTTTGCAAGAGGCGTTAGTGTAGATTCGCTTAACAATGCACATACTAAGTGCTGTATGTCATCTGTACTTGATGAAGTGGAGGATAAAAAATAATGAAATGTTTTCATCACAATGATATTGATGGAAAAGCTGCTGGAGCTATTGTAGCAAGAAAAACTGGTAATTACAATAAAGCCGATTACATTATGTATGACTATTCAACACCAATTCCAACAGAACTGATCGAAGATGGTGAAACAGTGTATTTTGTAGACTTATCCTTTTCTGTAAATTCTGTAGATAAGCTAAAAGAAATTTTGGAAAAGAAACACTGTAACCTCATTTGGTGCGATCACCACAGTTCAAGCATGGAAATTATTAAAACATATCCTGAATATGAAAATATTAAGGGAATCCGGAAAGAAGGAATTAGTGGGGCGGCTCTTACATATATGTATTTGTTTGATTGTGGGTTTGATGATATTCCTATGTTTCTCAAATATATCAGTGATTTCGATTGTTGGCAGTTTAAATTAGAAGATACATTATTCTTCAAATACGCACTCGAAGCAACTGATTATGAAGCACTGGATATTATCTGGAATCAGTTATTCAGAGCAGAATATTCAGCTTCAAATGATCTTCTTGATAAGATGATTGAATCTGGAAAGGCGATTAGCAAATATGTCGAGAAAGAATATGAACAGTACCGTAAAGCGTATGCATATGAATCTCGCATAGATGGTGTAAAATGTCTGGTTGCAAACAGAAGATGCAACAGTCTCATTTTTGGAGATCTTATCAAAGATTATCCTATTGTGGCTATTTGGGTGTTTGATGGAGAAAAATATAAATACTCTATCTATTCCGATAAACCAGATATTGATTGCTCAAAAATTGCCGAAAGATACGGCGGTGGAGGTCATAAAGGGGCTTCCGGATTTGTAAGTGAAAAAATGATTTTCAATAAAGTTAAATAAAAAGGAGAACGAAATTATGTGTAAATGTGAAAAGAAAGTAGAAAATGAAAATGAAGTAGCAGTTGGAGTAGTAATGGGAATCGTTGATCTGCTGGATGAAATCTTCGGAGATACAACCAACGAAACAAAAAAATGGGAGAATAGCGTTGACCTGGATAAGGAAATTGACCATGTTGTGTTCAATGATCCGGCAACTATTGTATTCTGGAAAGACGGTACAAAAACTGTAACAAAATGTCATGCAGGCGATACATTTAACAAAGAAACAGGACTTGCAATGTGTATTATTCGCAAACTTACAAAAAACAAACATTATAATAATGTGTTTGAAAAATATTGTCGTTAAGAAAAACGAAATAAATATTGACAAATAAATAAAATGTGATATAATAAATGAGAACAAAGAAAGTGAGGAAATATGGTAAGAATTGTTATAGCAGGATCAAGATTCTTTAATGACTACAAAACACTTGAAGAGGTAGTAATAAGAAAATTGTTCGAGCTAAATAAAACTTATCCGGAATATAATATACTCACAGTCAGAAGATCGGAAAAATCCTATAAAATCAATCCAGAGAATATAGAAATCATAAGTGGAATGGCTAGCGGAGCAGATAGTCTAGCAGTAAAATTTGCTAACAATTATAGCTTAAAACTTGTTGAGTTTCCGGCAGAATGGAAAAACTTGAATGCCGTTCCATGCAAAATAATGGAAAACTCTCATGGAAGATACAATGCTTTGGCGGGGCGTAATAGGAATAGGCAAATGGCGGAATATGCTACATCTGATGATGCTTTCGGAGTTCTCATTTTATTTTGGGATGGGAAAAGCAAAGGAAGTAAGAATATGAAAAATCAGGCAATTATCTTCGGAATGAAGATTTTTGAGTTTTTCATAAGATAAAAGAAATAAAATATTTCTACTATAAAAGGTGATTGCAATTTGCGAAATATGTAGACAAATACCGTGTCATCCGAGATGCCCGAACGCCATTCATAAAGTTAAATCAATTTGTGAAATTTGTGGTGAAGAACTTTATGAGGGCGAATATTATACAACTGATAATTCTGGTGGTATATATTGTTCGGATGAGTGTGCTAAAAAAGCAAACGGGATAAGAGAGAAAGAATGGGAAGATGAATAATGAACGAATTTAATATAAAACTTGATTCTGTTGAAAAGGTAAAAGAATTTGTAAAAATTACAAACAAAATTCCTTCAGATATGGATTTAATTGTTGGAAGATATATTATTGATGCAAAATCAATTATGGGTATTTTTAGCATTGATTTAACAAGAACACTTTGTCTTAAAATACATTCAGATAATGCAGATGAATGCGAAGAAATTAAAGATATGATTAAAAGATTTATTGTGGAGGATTAAATGACTAAAGCTGACATTTATATGGTTAAGGAAATTGAAGATATTTTGCGTAATGGATATCTTGATGAAAACCCACGACCAAAATATGCAGATGGAACTCCAGCACATACAAAGTTTATACTGCATCAAATGAGACAGTATGATCTGAGCAAAGGTGAGTTCCCGATTCTCACATTAAGAAAAATTGCATGGAAAAGTGCGATTAAAGAAATTCTGTGGATTTTCCAGAAACAGTCAAATGATTTATCTGTTTTAAATGAAATGGGAGTTCATTACTGGAACGACTGGGACGTTGGAGATGGAACTATTTCATACAGATATGGTCATACTGTTGATAGATATGATATGTTTAGAAAACGTGTTTTGGATGATATTAAAAATGATCCATATGGAAGATATCATATTTGTAACTTATGGCAGGAGGAAGAGTTTAAAGACCGTCCAAAAGGATTGAAACCTTGTGCATACGAAACAATTTGGAGTGTCACTGGAAACAAGCTGAATATGTTTTTAAATCAGAGATCCGGAGATTTACTTGCTGCAAGTGGAGCAGGAGGAATTAATGAAGTTCAGTATGCGGCTTTACTTATGATGGTAGCAAGACATACTGGATATGAGCCTGGAATCTTTACTCATTTTGTTGCCAACGAACAAATTTATGATCGACACGTTGAACAGGCAAAAGAACTACTTTCAAGAGTAGAATCTGTAAAAGATGCGGGTATTATGCCACGACTAATTTTAAACCCAGATAAAAAGGATTTCTATAATATGGATATTGATGATTTTACTATTGTTGACTACAATCCGGTATCTCCACAAATATCACTTGAATTAGGGATTTAGGAGAAAGTATGGTAGCAGCAATAGTAGCGGTTGATATTAACTGGGGTATTGGATATAACAGAGATTTGCTAGTCGATATCCCAGAAGATAAGAAATTCTTTCGAGAAAAAACAAAAGATTCGATAGTTATAATGGGAAGAAAAACATGGGATAGCTTACCAATAAAGCCACTTCCAAATAGAACAAACTATATAATAAGTAGAAATTCTTTTTCGGTTGGTGAAAATTCTCATGTTATAACTTTAGAAGAAGCTATTCAGATTATTAAATCTACAACCAAAGAAGAAAAGGTATTTATTATTGGTGGCGGTGAAATATATAAATTACTGCTGCCGTATTGCGATACTGTATACGCAACAAAAATATATAGTAGATATACTGCTGATACATTTTTTACTAATCTGGATAAGCTCAGAAATGAATGGAAAATAACTGAAGTAATGGAAATGGACGATGAAACTTATTCATTATACGATTATCCAATATATCAGTTTGTTACATATAAAAGGAGAAACTAAATGTTAGTAATTGTAGGTGAAAGCGCAAGCGGAAAATCTACTACTGAGAAATGTTTATGTGCATTGTATGGCTATAAAAAAATAGTTTCATATACAACAAGGCTTCCTAGAGATGGAGAAGAGGATGGAGTAGATTATCACTTTATATCAATGAAAGATTTTGCAGAAAAACGTAAAATGGGATTTTTTGCAGAAATAGGGGAGTATAATGGTTGGTTTTATGGAACTGCCGTAGAAGATTGCACAAATGATAAGGTAGCAGTATTAACGCCTCATGGAATGCGGCAACTTAAAAATAAGCCGGGCATAGATGTATTTTGCGTATACATTAAAGTTCCAAGAAAAGAACGACTTATAAAGATATTGCAGCGAGGTGACAATATCGAAGAGGCAAAAAGAAGAGATGCAAGTGATGTTGGTCAATTTGACGGTATCGAAGATGAAGCAAATTATATCATTGAAAATTTCAGTTATACTTTTGACGCAGAAGCTATTGCTAAATATATAAATTATGCATATCAAAAGTATAGAGAAGAAAAAAGAAATAAACAAATGACAATATTATGTGACATTGATGAAGTGGCGAACAACTTAATACAAAAGATTCTGATTGAGTACAATAAAAAATACAATGATAATTTAACAATTGAAGATATTACAAGTTGGTATATACAGGATTTCTTAAAGCCAGAATGTAAAAATATCTTTGCAGAATTTTGTACTAATGAATTTCTTGCATCGTTAAACGCTCAACCAAAAGCAAAGGAAATAATTGAAAAACTGATGGAAACGTCAGATTTTTATTTTGTTACATCAACCTATCCAGACCATGTAAAAGCAAAAGATGAATGGTTGAAGTGTATCTTTCCTGGATATGACAGCAGTATGTTGATTACAAGCCGCGATAAACGTCTTATTCATGGTGATGTGCTTATTGACGATTGTTTGGATAATTTCGTTTTTGAACACTCTAAAAATGCACCAGTTAAATATAACATTATATTCGATAAACCTTGGAATAGAGATGTTCGAGAAGATGGCACAAAAACTTTCCGTGTTCATGGATGGGAAGAAATATACAAATTAATAAGTAAACTGGAGGAAGATTGATTGGTTTACAAGAGAGATGGTAGATCAGAGGTTTTTAAACCCGAAAAAATTCAGAATGCAGTATTAAAGGCATTCTATGAAGTAGATGGTGAGGAAACAGAACGTGCTAAAGAAATAGCAGAACGTATTTCCACAAGTATTAGTGAAATTCAGAGAGATCTTGGAGTGGAAGAAATTCAGGATCTTGTTGAAGAAAAAATCGCACAATTTGATATGGACGTTGCTAGAAAATATATCATTTATAGAAACGACAGATCAAGGATAAGGGAAATGAAAAGCCCTATTCGAATAAAAGCAAGAAATACTTTAAATTCGCAGAATGACGATAGACAGAATGCAAATGTTGATGGAAAGTCATTCGGTGGACGTGTGGGCGCAGTTAACAGTGAAGTGATGAAGCAAATTGCTTTAGATGAATATATGTCGGAAATGTCAAGGACAAATCATTTGAGCAATAGAATATATATCCACGACCTTGATAGTTACGCAGCAGGTATGCATAACTGTTTGAGCATACCATTCGACAAATTGCTTGCAAATGGATTTAATACAAGACAGACAGATGTTCGTCCTGCTCAGTCTGTAAATACTGCGGGACAATTAATCGCAGTAATATTCCAGCTACAATCTTTACAGCAGTTTGGTGGCGTTTCTGCAACGCATATTGACTGGACGTTAATGCCATATGTAAAAAAATCTTTCAGAAAACATTACATTGTAGCATATTTAAAAAACACAGCAGCATTTTCTCAAATAGACCTTATGGGGATGTTATTTGACAGTTATGAAGATGAAATTGGAATTGTACGAAACCGATTTGAAGATTGGATTGACACAAACAAAGAAAGATTTTATGAAGAAACTGGATTAAAAGAAGAAGATTTCTTTTTCGCAAATAAAGAAAAGCTTGATCCGTTACTTTATCAATCAGCAATGTATGATACAATCCTCGAAACAAAGCAAGCGGTTGAAGCTTTATATCACAATCTTAATACTTTGCAGTCAAGGTCTGGAAATCAGTTGCCATTTACTTCTATTAACTATGGTACATGTACAGAACCAGAAGGAAGAATGGTAATTAAAGCGTTATTAGACGTATCAATATCAGGAATTGGAAAATTACATAAAACAAGTATTTTCCCATGTGGAATTTTCCAGTTAATGAAAGGCGTAAACAGAAAACCAGGAGATCCTAATTATGATTTGTACAGATTGGCACTCAGGTCAACAGCTCAGAGGCTTTATCCTAATTATGCAAATTGTGATTGGTCTGGAAATGAAGGATATGATCCAAATAATCCAAAGACATATTTCTCAACGATGGGTTGCAGAACTGCAAATGGTTGGGATATTAACGGATTTGGTCAGACAAAAGATGGACGTGGAAATATTTGCCCGGTAACAATCATTATGCCAACTCTTGCAATGGAAACAAAAGAAAAATTAAAAAATAAAAAACTGTTTACTGGAAACAAAGATTTTGACGAAGGACTACTTGTGAGTTGCTTTATGGATTATCTTGATGAAAAGATTGGCGAAGCAAAAGAAATGCTGATTGAGAGATATTTATGGATATGTAAACAATCTCCAGATTCTGCAAAATTCATGTATGAAAATTATACTATGGAGGGCTACGATGGTAAAAACATCGAATCCGCCATGAAACATGGAACTCTTGCTATCGGGCAGCTTGGTCTTGCTGAGACTTTACAGATTCTTGTTGGCTGTAATCATACAACAGAAAAAGGTATGATGTTAGCAAAAGGAATTGAGCAGTTATTCAAAGACAGATGTACTGAGTATAAAAAAGAATATAGTTTAAACTTCGGGGTTTATTATACTCCGGCAGAAAACTTATGTTTTACTGCTATGACTAAATTCAAAGAAAAGTACGGAGAAATTCCAAATGTCTCTGATAAAAAATTCTTCACAAACTCAATGCATGTGCCAGTATGGGAAGAAATGAGTCCATTTGAAAAAATTGACATTGAATCGCAACTTACTGGATATAGTTCTGCTGGTTGTATTACATATGTAGAGCTTGCGTCAAGCATTAAAAACAATATTGATGCACTTGAAGAAATTGTCAACTATGCAATGGATAAAGATATTCCGTACTTCGCAGTAAATGTTCCGAATGATATGTGTACTAATTGTGGGTATACAGATGAAATCGGAGAAGCGTGTCCTATGTGCGGATGTAAAAAGATCAGAAGATTAAGACGTGTGACCGGATATCTTACCGGGGACTATACTGAAGCATTCAACGAGGGCAAACAGCAGGAAGTTGATTTCAGAGTGAAACACTTTAATAATAATCTGGAGGAAAAAGTTAAGAGGAATGAACCTCATTAACGGTGAACAAACCGACTTCAGATATGCCGGAATTGATAATTTTGACGTAAATAATGGTAATGGTGTAGGAGTAACTTTGTTTGTGCAAGGTTGCTCCCACCATTGCAAAGGATGCCACAATCAATCAACATGGAATAAATGTGGAGGATTCCCATTTACACAAGATACATTTGATTACTTATTTGGCATATTATCAAAACCATCAATTTCGAGGTTCACATTATCTGGTGGAGATCCACTTGATAACGTGGAGTTTACATATTATTTATGCAAAAAATTCAAATCTTTATATCCGGGCAAGCAACTTTGGATATATACAGGATATACATATGAAGCGATAATTCAAAATCCTACATATTTAAAGATATTAGAATTATGCAATGTCTTAGTTGATGGAGAATTTAAGATAGAAGAAAAAGATTTGAGATTGCAGTTTCGTGGAAGTAAAAACCAGCGAATTATAGATGTACAAAAAAGCATAAATGATAATAGAACAGTATTATGGAATAAGAAAGGATAAATACAAATGGCAAAAGTTGTAGCAAAATTTCACAAGGTTTCATACGAACAGTTTAAGAAAGATTTCTTTGATTGTTTTAATAAAAATGTAATAATTACAGATTTTGGAATTGTTTTAGATGAAAGCGGTTTTGAAACAGGCGTTCGCAAAATCTACGACTCAATTAAGTTGCCGAAACGTGGAACTATTGGTTCGGCAGGATATGATTTCTTTGCACCAGTTAAAATTAAAATTGCCCCTGGACAGACTGTAAAGATTCCTACTGGTATTCGTTGCCGTATTGACAATGATTGGGTATTAAAATGTTATCCGAGAAGTGGGCTGGGCTTTAAATATCGTATGCAGCTCAACAATACAGTAGGTATCATTGATAGTGATTATTTCGGTGCTGATAACGAAGGACATATTATGGCAAAGATTACAAATGACACTAACGAAGGAAAGACCATAGAAATCGAGAGTGGCAAAGGGTTCATGCAGGGAATTTTTGTAGAATACGGTATCACAGAAGATGATGATGCAGATGGTATCAGAACTGGCGGTTTCGGAAGCACAACAAAATAATATTAAATTTGGGTAACTGAAATAGTTACCCTTTTTTATAAAGGACATAAAATATGGAAAAAGAAATTGATAAAAAAGAATACAATAAAATATTCGCCGCATTGAAACTAATAGAAGCATTGTTTATTGATGGAAAAATAAAATATCATGTATTTAGGAATATCCTAGATGACTATAAAGATGTTGTTGATTTATCTGAGTTTAAATGCTATACTTGATACATCTATTAACAAACATCGTATTATTATGAGGAATAAAAATAAATGTATGATATTTACAATCAAAAACCAACCAGCCGAAAAGTTGTAA